GTGCGACCCAGCGGCTCTCGCTCTGGTACAACACCACGCCCGTCACCACGACCGGCCCGGTCACCGCGTCGTTCTCGGCAGCGGCGACCAACTGCTCCATCGCGGTGTCCCGCATCACCGGGGTGGATCCGACGACGCCGTTCGACAACCACGAGAACCTGCCCTCGCCTGCGTCGGGCACGACCTACGCCGACTCCATCGTGGGCACGGCACTGGGTCTGGCGTACCAGGCGGTCGCGGAGAGCCAGCGGTCGATGACCTTCGGGGACGGCTTCACAGAGCAGGCCGACACCGTGACGGGCGGCGGTGGCTCTGCGGCTGACCTTGCGGTCGGCACGCTGGCCCTGGCAGCCTCGGGGGCGCAGGCGTACTCGGGCACGCTGTCCGGCTCGTCGGCGTACGCCGTCATCGCGGCCACCCTCAAGCCCGCTCCTGCTGTCTCGCCGCAGGTCCGGGTGCGCTACCAGATCGGCGGCACCATCGGGGCGACCATGCTGACCCAGACGCTGACCTCTAGTGGAGATGCCGTCTACGAGGCGTCGATCTTTGCTGACCGCTCGTGGGTCTTCGCAGACATCGCCGCGATGACACTGCTGGTGGACCAGCCGGTGTGGAACGGCACCAACGCGCAGATCGACCGGGTGGGCATCAAGACCGTCGAGACGACGGGTGCAGACGTGGTGCGTGTCTGCGTGGCCCAGTTGGGTGGGGCGACCCCGTAATGCCTGCCACCCGCATCCGCTCTCACAACCCGGCTGTCACCGCCGCGCCTGTCGTCGTCACCCCTGGTGGCAACCCGGCAGGCTCCTCGCTGACGGTGGACTCCATCGGCTTCATCAAGATCATCGCTGCCGAGATCTCCCCGACGCCCACCGAGGCGCTGTCGCTGTCCTTCACCGCCCCAGACACCGTGAACACGCCGACCGAAGGGCTGTCGTTCAAGGTTGCGACACCCGACACCGTGAACACCCCGACCGAAGCCTTCTCGCTCAAGGTGACTGCTCCCGATACGAGCACGACGCCGACCGACGTGGCGACCTTCGCGTTGACCAACACGTCCTCGGACACCAGTACGACGCCGACCGAAGCCTTCTCGCTCAAGGCCACTGCTCCCGATACGAGCACGACGCCTGCCGAAGCCCAGACGATGCAGGTCCAATACATCGCCACCGGGACTTGGGTCTGCCCTGCTGGGGTCACTTCGGTCACCGTCGAGTGCTGGGGTGGCGGGCAGGGTGGTGCGGCAGGCACATCCACCAACGGCGGCACGGGTGGCATCGGTGGGTCGTACTCCCGCTCTGTGCTGGCCGTCGTCCCCGGAAACACGTACACCGTCACGGTCGGCGCTACCTCTGCTGTGGCCGGTGTCGGCAACGACTCATGGTTCAACACCGCGACCACCATCCGAGCCAAGGGCGGCAACAGCGCCAGCACCAACATCGGCACCACCTCATTCGTCGGAGGAACGGGTGCCGCAGGTGCTTTGCTGTCCAACGGCGGTGGCGGTGGTGGTGGTGCCGGTGACGCCAACAACGGTGGCAACGCTGGTGCGGCTCCCGCTGCCGGTGCCGGTGGTGTCGCCAACGGTGGTAACGGTGGCGCTGGCGCAACAGGTGCTGGTGTTGCTGGCTCGCCTCGTGGTGGTGGAGGTGGTGGTGGCGGTGGCTCTGTCACTGCTCCCGGTGCTGGCTCAACGGGTGGGCGCGGCGAGGTTCGGATCCGGTGGGCAGCATGACAACTAGGAGAGCAGCATGAGCGTCAACAGCAACGAGCAGGCCAACACGCCGACCGAGGGCGGGGCTGCCATCGTGCTGCCGCCGGACCCGGCTGGTCAGTCCATCGCCACGATCAAGCACAACGACGACGGCAGCGTCACGATCTTCTACACCGACAAGATCGAGCACACCGACGACGAGCACGCCTGGGTGTTGCTCGGCGCTGGCATCACCGAGGGCCAGCACCACCTGACCTTCCGCTGCGCGTGTGGTGCGCAGCAGGTCGAGAACGTGACCGCCGAGCAGTACGCCAACCCACCCCACCAGCACGTCTTCGTCTGCGAAGGCTGCGGAGCCAAGGAGACAGACCAGTGAAGACCCTCGACCTCGCTGGCCCGCTGGTGGGCCTGCACCGCTTCATCGCCTACGAGGGCGATGTCGAGTACGGCACCGACGAGCGCACCGGCCTGCTGGTGCCACTCAACCCGGTGCTGTTCGACAAGACCTTCAAGAACACCATCGTCACGTCGGGCAAGACGGCGTACTTGCAGCGCCTCGGTGGCACCAACGCGACTGCTGCGTTCACCTCACTGGGCGTCGGCACCGACTCCACGGCGGCTGCGGTCGGCCAGACCCAGTTGAACCCCACGGTCGCTGGCTCGGTGCTGTTGCAGGCTGCTGACGCGACGTACCCCTCGGTGGCGGGCACGGTGCTCACCATCCAGTCCACCTTCGCCACTGGCTCGGCCAACTTCCAGTGGAACGAGGCGGGCTACTTCAACGGCACGACCAACGGCACCTCGGTGATGTTCAACCGCGTGGTGATCGGCCCGTTCACCAAGACGGCTGCCGTCTCCATCGTGTACGTCTCGACCATCACCCAGTCCTAGTCCCGTGCTGACAGCCAGAGGAGGAGCGCGTGTCACTGCTCCTGTTCTGGCGGCAGGTCGCCCGGCACTACGCCCGCACCGCCAGCGACTCCCTCGTGCTGTCCGATGCGGCAACGCGCACGGTCGCTGCTGCCCGTACCGCCCTGAACTCGGTGGACACCACCGACACGATGAACCGGAGCACATCGACCGCTAGGAGCGCAGCAGATGGCACCTCGTTCGACGCCGTGGCGACCCGCGTACTCGCCCTTGTTCGCACCGCGTCGGCGCAAGATGCCGAGGTCGTTTCTGCCACGCGGTCGCTGTCGCTGGTAAGGGAGGCTGACGATGTGCTGGCGATGTCGGCCACAGCCGACCGCCGGACCACGGCCTCCCGGTCGGCCACGGTGGCAGCCGATGCACTGGAACAACAGGCCGAGCGTCGTGCGGACTACCTCCGCGATCTGGTCGAGTTGGGACGAGGAGGAGGAGCCACCGCCGACCGAGTAGCGGCGTACAGCCGAGAGGCTGACGAGGCCACCGCGCAGACCGACTCGGCTCGTACTGCGTCGATGTTCCTGCGGACGGCCTTCGACACTGCACCCGGCCAGGTCGTGTCTGCCACCACCACCTCGACCTTCTCGCGCACGGGCTCGGAGTCGCTGTCGGCATCGAGCCAGCGTGGTTTCCGGCAGGTGTCGTACGTCCGGTCGTTCAGCGAGTCTCTGACCGAGGCCGTGGCGGTGTCGTTCAACCACGTCTTCGGGCGCTCGACCTCGGAGAGCATGGCCGAAGATGCTTCCTCCGACGCCAGCCTGATGGTGTCTCGCACCATCTCCGAGCAGGTGCGCGAGACGATCACCGTCGCCACCAACACGACCTTCGTGCGGACCATCACGGGCATCGGTGGCTCGGCCCACCTGCGGCTCTACCCGGCCCGCCGGGTGGACTACAACCGGCCCGTCAGCGAGCAGGTAGTCCAGTCCGAGACGGTGACCCGCCTGCATACGCACACCAGGGCCGTCAGCGAGGCGCTCGGGGTGGACGAGTTCGTGGCCCGCCAACTCGATCTGGTCCGCTCGCCCACCGAGTTGGCCGTCGTGCTCGCCGTGGCCCAGCGCACCACCCAGGTCAGTCGGACCATCGTGCGGATAGAAGTATCAACGCAGCGAGCCATCCGACAGGTCACCCAGAGCCGGTCGGCAGCCGACGAGGTATCGGTTCTGACCGATAGCGCGTCCTTCGTCCGCGATCTCCGGCGGACTTCACTCGATCAGGTGACGACCACCGACGTTGCAAGTCGTCTTGCATCGGTAAGCCGACTCTCCAACGAGTCGGTGCTCGCAGTTGGAACTGTCCGTCGTACGACGACGGTCGCCCGGCTGGTCGAGGCGCTCGTGCAAGCCGATGCGACGGCGACCCAGACACGGATCTTCCTGCGGCGGGCGCAGGAGGCTGTCAGTCTGGTCGATGACGCCAGCAGGGTGGCGACGTACCCCCGGACGGTCAGCGCCCTGCTGGTGCCCACAGAGACGGCGCAGCGCACCATCTCTGCGAGTCGCCTGACCGTCGAGGCGCCCACGTTCGACCTGGCGCTCATCGCGCTCATCACGCTGCGTCGTACAGCGACCGACTCGCTGGCCGCGATGATCGACACCGCCGTCCGCGAGCGGATCTACCGGCTGCCCCGCAGCCCGTTCGAGCAGCCCTTCGACCTCGACATGGACGAGGCGCTCGCCTTCGCCCTCACGACCGCCCAGGGAGTCCCGATGGAGTTGGTGCTGTCCGTGTCCGGGCTCTACCTGTTGGAGGGCGAGCAGGACACGCCGTTCGAGATGGCGGGCGTTGTCCAGCCCAGCATCGAGCAGGACTTGCTGTCCGAGGGCGACTGACACCAGTGAAGGGGTGAAGGGAGGCCACCGTGGCTGATCGGACCGACTTCCTCGTGGGGGCGACCATCGTGCTGGTGGTCAACACCCTCGACCCGGCGACCCGAGCGCCCACGGATCCGGCGGGTGGCGTGGCCCTCGACGCGGTGATCCAGACCAACGTGACCCCGCACGTCCCGGCCACCCCGGTCGGTTCGCCGGTCTTCACCTCGGCGGGCGAGGGCAAGTGGATCTACCGGCTGGACACCACCGGCATGGCGCCGGGCGTCTACACGTGGCGAGCCAAGGCTCTGGATGCCACCCTCGGCACCGCTCTCCGCGAGGACACCTTCGTCTTGAGAGCCGTCACCTAGTCCTGTCTGGGGTGCTTCCAGCCCTGTGAAGGGGTGAGGGAGTCCTCACAGGAGGTGACCATGAAGCGGGCCGTCCACATCGGTTGCTTCGTGGCCGCGTCCGGCGCGTTCGTCGTCACGGCGTTCGATGCTGCGTGGTGGCTCCTGCTCGGTCGGAGGGGTCGCGACTTCTGCGCCGAGTTGGACTGGTACTTCGCGGATGAACACGCCCGACTCCTGGCCTTGCTGGCTGCGGAGCAGACCAAGAAGGAGCAGGTGGCATGACGGCCAGGGTGCTCGGCACGGAGCGATGAGCGATGTCGCCTCTGGCGCTGTTGCTGGCCGTCGAGCCAAGCCCAGCCCCTGCATCCGAGATCGTGAAGGGGACTTCCTTCACCGATCTGGTCCCGCTGGTCACAGGTGCCGGTGGGGCGCTCGTTGTCCTGCTGCTGGTGGCCTGGGCGTTCTACAGCGACCGGGTGACCACGACGAAGGCGGTAGCCCGCCTGCGCGAGGCGGACAACAACCGCTTCAACGACATGGTGGCCCAGCGCGACTCGCTGGTGAAGGCATTGGAGCAGGCCAACAACACGTCGGCGGCAGCGACCGAGAGCGCCAAGCAGAGTCTGGAACTGCTGCGCGAGGCCATGCCACCCAAGCGGGGCGGCGGTGGGCGATGAAGGGGCTGCGCTGGGCCAAGCGTAGGGCCGAGTTGCATGACGAGCACCGTGACCCGAACGAGGACGAGATGGCTGCTCGGGCATCGGAAGCACTCGCGGCCACCATCGCAGCATCAGCAGAGGCACAGCGTCACGCAGAGGAGGCCCAGCGCCTGTTCGGCACGATCCGCCGTGAGATCGCAGTCGCCCAAGCCAAGCCGAAGCCGAAGGGGCGACCATGAACTACATCCCGGCGATCATCTGGATCGCCATTCTCTCCTTCGTGCTGACCCGGCACATCAGGGTCTACCGGCAGTACGACCAGCAGTTGAAGATCGTCCGCGAGATGGAAGCGGCTGGCGGCATGGAGACGGGCTCGACCCTGGTCGCCATCAACCAGCGCGTTCGCTACACCGTCCGCATCGGGCTGGCCGTCACCGGCATCGTCATCGGCGTGCTCGCGCTCTACGGCGTCCACAAGCCGTCGTTCAGCCACAACATCATCTACGGCCTGTTCGTGCTCGGCTACTTCTACGCCAGCGAGATCGCGACGGGCTACCTGACGATCCGCGACGAGAGGGTGGTGAGTCGGATCTTGGAGATCGACCAGGGCGCCTCCGACGAGTCGATGAAGGCCAACACCGAGGCGATGAACCGCAACACCGCTGCGATGGATCGCCAGGAGCAGGGGCAGGCGTCTCGTGCGCTCGACGCCTCGATGGACAGCAACACCGTCGCTGTGGACGCCAACACCGATGCGGTGTTGCGCAACACGAAGGCTCGCGGCGATGGAGCGTAACGACCGCCGTCGCGGCGTCCCGAACCTCTACTACGACCACCCCGGCTACTGGAAGGTCGTGCTCTCGCTGCTCATCGCGCACGCCGCGCTGGGCATCGACGCGCTGACCCGCTGGGACAACGCCAAGACGACAGCCTTCGACGCCTTCCGCCACTTCATCGGCCCGCACCTGTGGACGCTCGGTGTCATCCACATCCTGATCGACGTGGCGATGGTCTACGGGCTCTATGCCCGAGGCCGCTTCGGCTTCGTGCGCTTCGGGTGCGCCATGTCGGTGGTCATCTTCAACATCTCGGCAGCCGCCTTCGCGGTCGCCGCCTTCCAGAACCACCTGTCGTACTACGCCGCCATCGCCTCGGTGGCCCTGTCGCTGTCGTCGGCAGCAGCCCTGTACGAGCCACCCGTCCAGGCAGCATGGAAGGACCGCAGTGCTTGAGGCGCTCGACCCCTTGTTCCCCGATAGCCCGAACGCCGTCGCGCTCGGGCAGACCGTCATGGGCGTCGTTGCTCTCTGGTCGTTCTGGTGGGCCTACCGCTACGCCAAGCCCAAGAAGAAGGAGCCCAAGCCGGAGCCGCAGCGGCGGGTGGACAAGGCCGAGGGCATCGCGGAGGTCAAGCGCCTGTGCAACCCAGGGCGCAGGTCCAGCGACCGCTGTGCGACCTGCCCCCGCGACGAGACGTGCCTCAAGCGGCTCCCACCGCCCACCGAGGTCGAGCAGGCCCGCGACCGGGCTGCGGCCCAGTTGGTCGAGGCTCGGGTGAACAGCGGCCACCCTCTCGGCTCGGTGCTGTTCGTGGACGACAACGAGGAACTGCGCAAGATGGCCGAGATGCTGCTGACCTTCGAGGGGATGCGCGTCCGAGTCGCTGCTGGGCTCTCCGACCTGTTGCCGATCCACCCCGACGAGGACGTGCTCGTCACCGACTGGCGCCTCGAAGATGGCACCGGGGCCGACGTGATCCGGGCCTACCGCGAGGTACGCCCGGACTGCACCGTCATCGTCTGCTCGGCTCTCGACAACACCCCGCGTGACCTCCCGGCCAACGTCGTCTACATCCGCAAGCCGTTCGACCCTGACGCCCTGTGCCGCCTGATCCACGAGGCGTTGGAGGGCTGATGGTCGAGGAGGTCGTCCACCCCGAGGAGGTCCGCCATCCGCCGCCGCCGAAGAAGGATCGGGCTGCTGCTTGGATCGCGTCGAAGTGCGCGACGGTCGAGTTCGGGCTCGTCAACGTGGTGCTGGTCGTGGGCTGGGCTCTGGCGGGAGTAGAGCCCTTCCCGTTCTCCTTCCTGACCCTGGTGCTGTCGGTCGAGGCCATCCTGCTGACGATCTTCGTGCTCGTGCAGCAGCGGTTGCAGACCGAGATGCAGCGCCGCGAGATCGACGCCGACCTCAAGAACGACGCCATCGCTGCCGAGTCCGGCCAGCGCATCGAGAAGCAGTTGACCCGGATCGAGAAGGCGCTCAAGAAGGCGTAGTTGCACTCCAAGGATGTTCGGTAGTACGCTCTGCGTGTCAGAGCACCACTACCAGCCCTTGAAGGAGCACGACATGGCCCGGTTCCTCGACTCCACCGCCACGGAGACGAAGCCCAACTTCGTCCCGCCGGTCCGCAAGAACAAGTACGCCGCCCCGTGTGTGGACTGCGGCGTCCGCGTCGAGGCCGAGGCCGGGACGCTCACCAAGAACGACGCGACCGGCAAGTGGGAGGTCAAGCACATCAAGCCCTGCCCCGAGGTCGCCCCGGTCGTCACCGAGACGGTCACCGTCATCACCACGGGCAGCGCGCCGAGCCCGGTCTTCGACGGCATCTACACGCTGGTCAAGGACGAGGGCCACCAGACCATCCGCATCCGCGTGCAGGACAAGGACGCCGCGTTCAAGCCGGGCGTTCAGATCGTCGGCTACCTCGTCGGCCCGGACAACGAGAAGGACTACCAGAGCGTCGGGGAGATCACGAAGGCGGGCTCGTTCAAGATCTGGGCCAGGCACGCCAGCAAGACCGACCTCGTGGCCGACGTGAACGCGATCCTCACCGACACCCAGGCCAAGATCGACCGCGAGGAGATCCTGCTCGCGGCCAAGTGCTTCCGCTGCCACCGCACCCTCACCGTGCCGACCTCCGTCCACGACGGCCTCGGCCCCGAGTGCGCCAAGAAGGGGTTCTGATGCTCCGCTCGAAGCGAGCCCGCCGCTCCTGCTCGTGGGGCTGCTGCGGGGAGCCCTGCAAGAGCCGCGTCTACCGCAGCCGCGAGAAGCGGGAGTGGCGCTCCCAGATCGACCGCTAGGCACCGAGAAGGCCCGGTCCCCACTACCACGGGGGTCCGGGCCTTCTGGTGTGTCAGCATCCTGGCATGGCCCACGAGATCACCCTCACCGAGTTGGCCGACGACCGCTACGAGGTCCACCGGGACCGCGTGCCGGTGCTCGGCGGCACCTGCGACCTCGACTACGCCAAGGACTACGTGCGCCGCACCCGGACGCCCGACGAGAAGGTCATCCTCGTGGAGCAGGACGGCTACCGCGTGGACATCACCCGCGACTTCGCCAGGGAGCCTCGACGGAGGCGCTGAACGCCCGTTACGATGGCATCTCCCAGCGGGCAGGTTTCGCCACTGCGTCCGCTGGATCCTGGGATGGTGACTCTGACAAGCCCGACCCAGGGCAGGCGGTGGCCCGGTCCTCCTCGCGGGGGAGCCGGGCCTTCGTCCTGTCTGGGACAGTGCGAGCCCTGTGAAGGGGTGAGACACCCGGAGGAGACTCATGCTGCGCAAGTTCGCCTCGTTCGAGGTGCTGGAAGCCACGCTGGCGCCGGTCAACGACCCGCTCGGCTTGCAGCGGTACGCGCACCGCCACAACTTCACCTACGAGCCGCGCCCTGGCTACCTGTACGTCCGCAGCCGGGCGATCTCCTCCCGGTGCAACGACAACTACGACGAGTTCCCGGCCAGCGAGATCAAGGAGGCGTACCGCTCCTTCGTCGGCAAGCCGGTCTTCGTCAACCACAACAACGACAACCACCGCCGTGCTCGCGGCGTCATCATCGACGCGGCCCTGCACGAGGACAAGAACCCGGACGGCACCCCCGACACCTGGGCCGAGGTGCTCATGGAGGTCGATGCCGTCCGCTTCCCGCGCCTGGCGAAGGCGATCCTGGCCGGGCACATCGACCGGACCTCGATGGGCACCGACGTGGCGTTCAGCGTCTGCTCGGTCTGCAACAACAAGGCCACCACGCCGCTCGAATACTGCGCCCACATCCCGAAGATGAAGGGCCAGCGGATCTACCGCACGACCGCCTCCGGGCGGCGCGAGGGCATCCTCGTGCGCGAGATCTGCCACGGCCTCAAGTTCTTCGAGAACAGCCTGCTGGTCGAGGAGCCCGCTGACCCGACCGCGTTCTTCCTCGGCGTGGACGACCACAGCGGTCTGGCCTCGACGGCAAGCAAGACCGCCAGCGAGAGTCACGAGTGGCAGGATGACTTCGACGGTCGGTATTGCCCCAAGTGCGATGCCCTGATGTCGCAGGGTGACGACGCTCGCGCCAACATGCCGTGCCCCGGTAAGCCGGATCACGATGAGATGAAGCCGCCGAAGTTCAAGCCCGGCGACCGGGTGATCGACCACCACGGTGAGGGCGCGACGATCCACTCCGTCCACCCGAGCGACACCCCCGGCAAGAGCCACCGCGTGATGGTCCGGTGGGACGACCCGGAGGCCAACCTGACCTGGGATGGCAAGGAGCCACCGAAGGGCGAGGTGGGCGACAAGCGGGCGTTCTACGAGCACGTCTTCGAGCCGCACCCGGACGCACAGGGATCGTTCGAGGACCATGTGAACTCGGCCATCCCGCACGACCACCTCGACCGGCAGATGCTTGAGCAGCAAGGTCGTGGTCCGTCCCGACTGTCGAGCCTCGCCTCGCTCAACCCCTACGTCGCGCACGGCGACCACACCGACTTGCAGTCCGATGACGAGGGGCCGCACTCGCACTCGAAGATCAAGTTGTCCCCGGAGACGGTCGAGGTGATGCAGTCCGCCTCGGACGCCGGTCGGATGCACGGCGAGATGCACGACCACAACGAGCGCCGGACGGTCAACCTGTCGGACCCCGACGACCTGATGGCGCACATGCTGCACCACGGGTACGAGACGACAGACGGCCACCTGTGGCGCAACTCCGAGGACGAGGACCACCCGGCGCTGGACGAGGCCGACGACCTCGACCGTCCGCTGCACCACCACGAGATCCGGCGGCTGCACGACTGGGAGCACGGCCACGGGATCACCAACGACCACCCGGACTACAACGGCGGCGAGCCCGGCCACTTCATGGACGACAGCCACTTCCACACCGCGAGCAAGTTGGCGTACGGCGAGACGATGGCCCCCGCCGACGTGGACACCCTGCGCGACGAGGAGTGCCCGGTCTGCGGCGAGGCCGATGCGTACGACGGCAACGAGTGCCAGGTCTGCGGCTTCGTCGCGCCGCCGAAGATGTTCCAAGACCCCGACCTCGACACGGCCAAGTCGATGGACCTGCGCAAGGACATCGCGGAGGGCCAGGAGACGGACCCGAACGAGGACGGGATGCCCGACGTGATCCCTGGCTCGGGCCAGCCGGGCACGGACGAGATCCCGATGAACGCCAACGAGGTCGCTGATCCTGACGATGCCGGTCAGGAGCAGGTGGACAAGATCACCGACGAGCAGCAGCCGTTGCAGCCCGGCGACATCGCGGACGACGGCCAGGTGGTGGACGACCAGCAGACCGACGACGACGGCAACATGCCCGACCTCATGTGCCCGAACTGCGGGTTCGAGACGCAAGCCTCGCCGCCCCAGAGCACGCCGACCGACGCGGACGCGCCGGTCGCTGACGGCGCTGTCGAAGGCGACGTGTGCCCCAACTGCGCAGAGGGTCTGTTGACCACTGCCCAGGACGCGGCACAGCAAGAGCCCCAGCAGGGAGAGGCCGTTCCTGTCGGACGCGCCGCATCTGCTGTGAAGGGTTGGAACGACTCTCGCGTCAACCGGCGCGAGGGCAGCACGCAGAAGGAGCAGAGTATGCGCCCCGCCCTCGCGGCAGTTGCCGCCCAGCAGCGCACCATCGACGCCCAGGCCGCACGCATCGCGACCCTCGAAGCGCAGGTGGAGTTCATCGCCCGCCTCGCCGGAGTGACGCAGCACGTCGCGGCCCTCAAGGTCGAGGCAGACATCAACAACCCGGCCCAGCCGATCCCGGACCCGCCCTCCGAGGCGGCGTTCGAGACGACCGAGCAGGCCGCGACCCCGAGCGCGATGGACTCGCCGCTCAACCCCGGCATGACGCCGGGCTCGGTGAACAACCTCGCCGCCGACACGACGACCACGCCGTTGGTGCCGGGCGAGGCTCTGCCGACCGCCCCGTTCAACGTCTTGGAGAACGTGCAGGCGCCCGTCGCGGGCACCGAGACGCAGCGCCCGCTGGACGAGACGAAGATCGAGACGGACGTGCGCGTCGGTGACCCGATGAACCCGCAGGTCGCGTTCCCGTGGACTCTCTCGTCCCTGTCGGGCGAGGAGCGCGCCGAGCGCACAATGGCCTCGCTGCGGCTGGCCCGTCTGCGTCGTCAGGCCGGGCTCTCCAACGAGGACGAGTTGGGCCTCGCGGAGAAGATCGCGTCGGACGAGACGATGATCCCGGCGGTCATCGAGAACGAGATCGCCACGCTGTCCGTCGTCACCAAGAACGCGGCACAGCAGCAGGCCCGTCCTGCGGGCCGTCCCGGTGGCCTCGTGCCCCGTGCGGCCAGCCAGGGCGTCCAGCGCACGGTTCCCTCCCTGTCCGCCGAGGCCGGGCTCGCAGCCCAGGCCGGAGGCGGCTCGGTCGCTGACGACACGACAGACAGCGACCTGTTCGACTAGTCCCGCCAGGGGGTGCTTCGGAGCCCGTCACCGTGACCCGGTGGCGGGCTTCGTCGTGTCCGGGATCGGTAGTCACTACGGACTTCCTTGGCACCGAGTCTCCTGTCCAAGTCGAGACATCTCCTGTGAAGGGGTGAGAGCCAGACCCACCGACATGGAGGTAGCCAGATGCTCCGCACGCGGCTCAACAAGGCGTACATCAAGCGGACCATCCGCCCCCTGTACGGCTGGTCCCAGACCACCCCGAAGTCCGTCTTCCTCGACCCGGCGTGGGACCGCAGCGTTGCTGTGTTCCCCGGCATGGTCTTCATGAAGACGGCGGGCGAGAACGTCACGCTCATCAACGGCACGGGTGTCCCGTACGGCCTCGGCGCGCTCTACGTCGGCGGCGACGGGATTGACGAGGTGCTCGACGCTGGCATCAACGCCTTCGCGGTGTGGGTGCTCGCTGACGACGCCGAGTTCGAGATCCTCGCCCCCGCCTTCGACCCGGCTGCCACGTGGGCCGAGGCCGGAGACGGCACCGAGACGCTCGTCTACGCCGGAACGACCGGCGCCACTCGCGGGATGCTCGTCCCCGCTGGCGCCTCGGGTGCATCGGCCAAGCCGGTCGCCCGACTGCTCAAGGTCAACAGCCCGACCAAGATCACCATTGGCGGCTTGACCCCGCGTCCGTAGTCCCCCACCCACCCCATCAGTTCGAGAGCCAAGAAGGAGAACGACATGTCGCAGTTGGCGCTCGCGGGCAGTGGCCTGCGGGGACGTATTGCCAAGAAGTCCGACGACTACGTGCAGCAGATCGTGGATCGTCGCGAGAAGGGTCAGCGCCTCACCCACGAGGCGAAGGTCCGCAAGATGGCCCTCATCCTCACGGACGAGGTGAACGGCATCAAGCGCCTCGGCGTCGGCATGGTCGGCCCGATCCAGTTGAAGTTGCGCTACCAGGGCATCGTGCGCAACGTGCTGGTCGAAGACCCGGTGACGCCGGGTACGCCGGTCGAGTACGACGTGTGGGACGACCTCGGCCAGGCGTACATCATGTCGGGCACCGAGGGCGAGGTCCGCGTGACCCCGTTCGAGGGCAAGCGCGTTCCGGTGCGGTTCTTCCGCATCGCCTCGCGTCCGGCCATCCGCAAGGAGGACTTGTTCTACCTCCGCATCAACGCGGTCGAGCAGGCGCAGGACGAGACGAAGCAGGCCATCCTCAAGCAGGAGGACTCGCGTCTCCTCGTGCTGTTGCAGGCTGCCGTCACGGACTACGCCACGCGCCCGGACCACACGGTCACGCCGAACCACAACATCACCGAGGCCAGCGGCTACTTCACGCCGGGCAGCCTCTACAGCGCGGTCGCCATGACGGACCTGCACGAGATCCAGAGCGCCCGGATCCTCGTCAACCCGTTCGACTTCCGCGACTTCTACCGCTGGGACATCAACCAGACGGGCTGGGCCTTCAAGGACCGCGTGGTCGCTGGCGAGACGATCACGTCCTTCGGGGAGTTCCAGATCCAGCGGTCGATCATCGTGCCGCAGGGCAAGATCTTCCTCACGCCGGAGCCCAACTTCCTCGGCGTCTTCCCGGTGCTCTACTCCCTCGACGTGGAGGAGAACCACCTCGTGGAGGCGTTCTGGAAGGGCTGGGTCTTCGATGAGATGGTCAACATGACCATCCTCAACCCGCGTGGCATCGCCACCATCACGAAGGTCTAACCGACCCGCCCCACACGTTCTGAACCGGAGGCCCGGCCCACTCGGGTCGGGCCTCCGGTCGTTCTACCCACAACCCCAACGCAGTTCCCCAGACAAGGAGCAAGAACATGCCGGTCGAGACTCGGGCGCCGATGATGGTGCGCAACACGGAGAAGGGTCCAACGATCCTGTCGCTGGACGCGAAGGGAACGTCCTTCGTGGAGTGGCAGGGTGCTGGCGACATGAACGGCGCGGATGTGCAGATCGTGCCGGACGAGTACCGCCAGAACGTCGCCTTCCTGCGCGCTGTCCAGCGGGGCATCCTCGTCATCGAGAACGCTGACGACAACCCCGACGTGCTCGACGCGATCACCAAGCAGAACGCCGCTTGGGATGCTCGTCGTCAGCGCGCTGCTTCCGAGGCAGAGGCATCCATCGACCAGCAAGCGAACAACGACATCGTGACGCTCGCGTGCGTCGGCCCGAACGCCAGGGGCCAGGGCTCGTGCGGCGTGGACGTTCCTGTCCGGGACATCCAGAAGGACCAGAAGCCGCCGCTGTGCAGCAACCACAGCGACCTCGCGCCGCAGTTCATCCCCGAGGAGTCGATGGTGAACGGCAAGAGCACCCGCATCTGGACCCGCATGACGATGGGCCACCGGGAGAGCCAGCAGCAGTAGGGCGCAGCCCAACTGGGTACGCCTACCCTGCACGACCCGACCCCGATCCCGAGAAGGAGCACCAGATGAGCGAGCAGACCGTGGACACGCAGGCAGCGCCGTACACCGAGGACAACCCGGACCACGTGCCGGACCCGACCGCCGTGTACGGCACCCTCGACACGTCCGCGACCGCAGGTGGCGAGCACGAGCGGCTCGAAGGCATCACGCCGGTCTTCGACGCGGCGAAGGCGCAGGACTTGCAGTACGCCGCCGACGCGCTGGACCCGAACAACAAGGACAACACCGACACGGCCTCGGTCGTCCTCCCGGACGACCACATCTCCAACGACGAGGCCAAGGACAACGTGCAGGCAGCCGCTGACGCCGCTGCTGGCGTCAAGGTGCAGGATCCCTCCCTCACCGAAGCCGAGAAGGACAACGAGGCCAAGGAGAAGGGCGACCTGACGCCCAACGATGTGGCCGCACAGCAGGCCGCTGCCAGCCCGGCTGGTGGCACCGCCGAGACGACCGGGGCAACCCAGGGCTCGGCGGCGGACAAGAGCGGCGACAAGGGCAGCACCCCGCCCGCCAAGGCGACCCCGGCCAAGGCGACGGGCAACAAGTAGTTCCGGCGCCGTAGGGCTGGGTGCTGACCCCGGCCTGGCCCTACGGCTCCGTCCACCACGACCCGAGAGGCACCTCCCATGACCAGTCCGGCAACGAACGTCCCCACCTCCGGTGGTCAGGGAGGCACGGGTGGCGGCAACCAGCCCCCGGCGTCCAACAAGGACACCGAGGCAGCGCAGGGTGGTGTCGAGGCGGCGTCGTCTGTCAACGTCCCCGGCCCTCCGGCCACCCAGCCCGACACGACTCGTGGCGGTGCTCTCGGCGGCGTCGGCCAGACCGGCGACACCGACAGCCACAGCCGCGACCCGCGCACCACGCCGCCGGACACCACGCAGGGTGGCGGCGGCATCGGCGGCACGGCCAGCCCGGCGTACCGCGCCCCGAGCGACAACCCGGCGGCGACCATCCGCGACACGTCGTACCAGGGTGCGGACGTGCGCGTGAACGCGGGCTCGCCTGACGCCGTGAAGGTCGGCGGCGGCACCACGCCCAACCCGGCTGCTGTGGAGCCCGGCCAGTACGGCTCTGGTGCCACGCAGCCCGGCACGCTGGACACCCGTGGCTACGGCTCGCCGCCCATCACCACGGTCCCGGCTGCGGGCAGCCCCACGGCGCCGACCGGCGTCACGGCGACCCTCGTGCCCAACCGCGTGGCCGTCACGGTCGCGTGGACGCCTCCGGGCAACGCGGTGGCCGCTGGCGTCCTCGGCTACGTCGTGGAGAGCAACACGACCGGCACGTCCCAGGTCGGCAAGAACGCGACCTCGGTGGAGTTCGAGCAGGGTCTGGTCCCCGGCCAGTCCTACACCTTCACGGTGTACGCCCGGACCGCCAACGGCAACGGCCCGCGCTCTGCGGCGTCGGCGCCCGTCACGATCCCGAGCCTGCGCAACTTGCAGGCCGACGTGACCCGCGACGAGGGGCTCTAGCCCCTCTGGAAGATCAGGCACCTACGGGAGGGAGCAGCATGACCGACTCGCAACTCATGTCTCGGAGGCTCCCGATGTAGGGGGTGGTCTGCATCTCCCAGCGCCAGGGTCACGGCGCACACGTACGGCGAAGGCCCGTCCCTTCCTAACCCGCGCTACCGGGTGAGGATGGGGCGGGCCTTCGTCCTGTGGTGGCGGTCACATCACCTGTGAAGGGGTGAAGGGAGGTGCCGCCGTGGCGCTCACCAAGGACAAGATCTCCAAGTCGGCACCGGACTCTCTCGTGTGCCGGACGGCCTGCGTCATCTACATGGCCGAGCACGCCGGACAGCCCCACGTGGTGGCCTTCGAGGCGCTCCACCCGTCCCAGCACGCCAAGTACGAGCGGATGGCAGCAGCGGCCCTCACCGAGGCGTACAGAGAGCCCGTGCCCGAGCCGCTGTCCGCCTAAAGCGGTCGGCCTCCTGTCGAACCCCGCCTCGCTCCTGTGAAGGGGTGAGAGCCTCGGGAGGAGATCGACATGGGTACGCCCACTGCGCACTACGGCATCATCAAGCCTGCGGGGTCGGACCCGTTCCGGGCTGCTGACTTCGCCACTGCGTACGACCTGATCGACCAGAAGATCTACGAGGCCGCGCAGGCGGCTGCTGGCGGCGGCGGTGGAGGCGGTGGCGGCACTGTCGGTGACGCCTCGACCTTGCAGGGCCACCCGGCTGCCTACTTCGCCACGGCTGACCACACCCACGCGGGTGGTGGCGGCGGCTCTGACGCCGCGACGTTGCAGGGTCACCCGGCGGCGTACTTCTACTCGCCCGGCAACCCGCCGCCCGCGTCCGGCGGCTCCGGCGGCACGGTCACCCAGGGCAACACCAGCGGCCTGTCCGGTCGCTTCGCGTCCTTCACGCCGGACGGCTCGGGCTTCCACGACCTGACCCACGGCTTCGGCTTCACGCCCGGCGTCGTCACGGCCAGCGGCCTCGGCCCGACCGGCGGTGGCGGCATCCCGGCGACGATCCTGCCGCACAACTTCACGTCCACGACGCTGCGCGTGCGCATCCTCGACCAGAATGGCTCTCCCGTCACGTCCGCCGTGACGATCATGCTCATCGGCGTCATCTAGGCCACGAGGTCGTGACGGACTTCCGGGAGCGCCAGTACGTCAGCCAGTACGCGGCAGACGTGCTGGGCCTGGCTGTCCACAAGCAGGGCGTGCCCGCCGACGTAGACGGCAACGTCGTCATGGTCACGCTGGTGCAGGACGCCATCGAGTCCAACTCGGCGGTCATCCCGGACACGCCGCCGGTCAACATCTTCACCCGCCCGGCGACCCACGTGGCGACGGGGCTCTACGAGTTGGCCCTCGACTCGAACGACACCTCGGACCCCGGCGACTACACGGTGCTGTGGGACTACGCCATCGACGCGGTGACCGAGCAGTACCGCTCGTTCATCCAGATCGGCGCGAGCAACCCGGCGTACGACAACCTGCCCGCCGAGATGAAGACCGTCGTGGACGACGTGTGGTTCCGCTTCGCGGACCTGTTCGACTCGCCGCTCGGCGGGCCGAACTTGCAGACGTACTTCCAGAGCCACTTCTCTCGTGGCCGGGTGGCCCAACTGCTCAAGGTCGCGGTCGGCCTGCTCAACACCACGGCCCAGCCCTTCCAGACCTACAGCATCGACATGCCCGGCCAGTTCCCGGTGCAGCAGTGGGGACCGCTGTTGGAGCAGGCGCTCTACGTCGAGGTGCTCAAGCACCTCGTGCGCTCCTACGTCGAGCAGCCGATGTTCATGGGCGGCAACGTCACCCGCCTCGACCGCCGCGACTACATGCAGCGGTGGCAGGCGGTGCTGGACGACGAGCGCGCCACCCTCAAGGGCCAACTCGACATCTTCAAGATCAGCAACATGGGGCTCGGCAAGCCGCGTGTGCTCGTCAGCGGCGGCGTCTACGGTCGCTACGGCCCGACGCGCTTCGCTGGCTCGGTGGCCGCTCGGCCTCGCTACTGGTCAAGGTTCTACTGATGCCCTCGGGTGGGGCGTGGTGGGGTCCGGCGATGACCCGGCACGTCTGTCAGAACCGCGAGTGCCGTCGAGCCTGCGCCCGGAAGAACAAGAAGCGCCATGCCTCATGAGGTCCAGCCTTACTACCTGCGGCAGCGCCAGGAGTGGGCTGTCCAGCAGGAGCACCTCCGTCACAACGAGGCCATCTACCACGTAGGCGAGTGGACGATGTTCGTCCTCATGTGGCACTTGGAGGACTTCGAGGCTGGCCGAGTCCAGCGATGCACGGCCTGCTACACGTCGTACGGGCGCATCGCGGAGGCGTACCAGCAGCCCGCCAAGAACAAGTGCCCCGACTGCTTCGGCACGACGTTCGAGGGCGGCTACCGCGCCCGCATCGTGCGGCCCTCGATCTTCACCGACACCGACGAGGACGAGAAGTTGGACCGGCGCGGCATCGTGTCGCCCGACGACGTGCAGATCGAGACGACCAGCGACTTCCGCATCCGCTCGGGCGACTACGCCTTCCGGGGCAACGGCACCCGTTGGCAGTTGCGCGTGCCCGAGCGCATCACCCTGCGCACCGGCTTCGGGATGCCGACCCAGGGCATGGATGCCATCGGCTACAACTCGGCCCGCGCCCAGCAGGAGAACGAGACGAGCGTGGCCTTCCTGATCCCGCCGACCCCTGCCGAGGTCGCGGCCATCCTCAACGTCCAGTCGTTCTTCCCGAAGGACTTCTCGACGTACGAGGACATCCGTGGCGCCCTCATCCCGCCCGCCACGCCGATCTCGTTTCAGGAGTAGCCGTGGCTGCCCCCGAAGTCCCCGAGATCATCATGAGCGACCGGCCCGACCGGATGGTCATGACGATCCCAGGGCTGCGTCGAGCCAAGGCCAAGGCGATGGCCGAGTACGCCACCCAGCAGGCCAAGTTGCTGATGCCGAAGATGTCCGGCGGCGCTGCCTCGCGCATGACGCCGCTCTACGGCGACGGCTTCTTCGGCGTGGCGTTCCAAGACTCCTACGTGTGGTTTCAGGAGAACGGCATCCGACCGTTCACCATGAACAACTTGCAGGGCAAGGTCATCCCGATGTGGATTGACGACCCCACGGGTGTCGAGCGCCAGAAGAACCCCAAGGCCAAGACGCGCCAGACCCTCTCGGGCAAGACGCAGGTGCTGATCTTCCGCAAGGCAGCCGTCAAGGGCACCACCGTCACCAAGCGGACGAAGGACAAGGCGACCGGCCAGATGGTCACCACGGTGCGGCCCGCGTCCTACCCCGGCGCCCCTGGCCGGATCGGCGTGCGTGAGGCGGCTGGCTCGATGACCACGATGGGTCGCACGGGCGGGCGCATCGCCAAGGGCAACATCGGCGTGAAGTGGCGCCACCCCGGCCTCAAGCCCCGGCTGTTCCTGAACAACGCCATGAGCCTCGCGTCCCAGAAGGGCGGCTACCTGCCCGTCCGCATCTACGTGGCTGACGCCCGCTCCAACATCGAGGTGCGCTGATGTACCTCACCCGGCTCAAGGCGCTCATCGTGGAGGCCGTCAAGGAGCAGTTCGATCAGGACTACCCCGAGGCCGACTTCCGGGGCATTCGCACGTCCATCGAGTACCCGGTGGCCGAGCAGGAGGTGCCCGCCATCTGGGTGGACTACGACGACACCTCGCCGTTGCAGATCGCTGGCGTCCACCACCGCGAGTTCACCCAGCCCGGCCCGAACGGAGCCCGGCGCCGCTACACCCGCTGGAAGTTCGCCGGGACCGTCTCGCTCACCGTCGTGGCGATGTCGTCGTTGGAGCGTGACCGGCTCTACGACGAGTTGATCCGCGTGGTCGCCTTCGACTCCACCACCGATCAGGTGGGCGAGTTCCGGGCCTACATCGAGAACAACGACCTCATCGGCTGCAACATCAACTTCGACACCATCGCGGTGCGCGGCAACGCTGCGGCGCCCGGCACGCCCTGGGGCACCGACGAGATGATGTACGAGCGGTCGATCCAGTTGGACATCATCGGGGAGTTCGTCTCCGAGGGCGCCGGTCAGGCGCTCGTGCCGCTGCGCGAGATCCGCGTCTTCGACCGCATCGCGGACATCACCGACGACCACCCGGACGATCCCGGCGCTACGGGGACGTTCGCCTGGCAGTGAGCCGCAGGTGGGCTGGCCGGACACACAGCGGCTGCCCACAGGCGTGCTCGGTGGTCCTGCCGCCGAGTGAGCCCATGAGGTACTCGTAGGCCACCCGGTGGGCCTTGCGGCCCCGCCAGTAGCCGTGGCCCTCCCGGACGGCTCCGATCCACAGCCAGCAGCCGTCGTGGCCGATCTTGGAGACACGGAGCCAGAACCGCTGCTCGGGCGTGAGTCTCCGGGTGGTCCCGGTGCGGCGCTGGCGGAAGTAGTGCATCGGACAGAGCCCCTTGGCGAGCACGTCGCCGTAGCAGCCGAGGGCCGAGCACTCGTTTAGCAGAACCACGGAGCCATCGTCGCAGGCTCCTGTCCAACCCGGCCCCGCTCCTGTGAAGGGGTGAGAGCACGACCGTTGAGGAGGACCAGGGTGAGCATCGACTTCTCGAACTACGTGCCGCCGAGCGTGCTGGTGCAGGACAACACCCAGCCACTGCTGACGGTCACGGGGGTCGAGCCTTCCGTCGTCTGCCTGGTCGGACCGGCGCTCGGCTACAAGACGGCCACCCAGAACGTGGTCATCTCCCCGTCGAACCAGGCGCTGACCAACCACGGCGTGCTGTCTGGCGGCAGCAACGCCCCGGTCGTCAAGGACGCCAACGGCAACACGCTGACGGTCAACACCGACTACGTGCTGACCACCGACAACACCGGCTCGGACGGGGCTGTCGTCAGCATCAAGTTGCCGACCACGCCCGGCGCGGTCGCCAGCGGCGACACGGTGACGGTGGCCTACCGCTACAAGCCGGTCGGCTACTCCAACCCGGTGCTCCACACCGAGTTCGACTCGGTAGTGGACCTCTACGGCAACCCGCTGGTGAGCACCTCGGTCTTCACCGGCAGCCAGATCGTCAGCCCGCTGTCGCTCGCGGCCCAGGAGGCGTTCACCAACGGCGCCACCCGCCTCATCACCATCGCCACCGACGCTGCGGACGGCACGCTGGCCGAGCAGTTGGTGACGGCGTACGCCAAGGTGGACACGGACTACCGGGTCGGCATCGTCGTCCCGATCCTCGACGCCTCGGTCACGACGGTCAGCGCCATCGAGGGCATCGCCGCCGACCTGCGCAACCACTGCGTGGCGGCTGCTGCTGACGGCCTGCCGCGCATCGGCATCCTCGGCACCCCGAAGGACTTCGACGGCGGCGACTCGGGCTTCACGGCCATCGCCAACGCGGTCCACCAGAAGCGCGTCATCCTGGCGTACCCGAGTTCGCTGAACTTCTACAGCGGCTACTCCAACACGACCATCGAGGTGGACGGCTACTACCTGGCCGCTGCCTTCGCTGGGCGCCTGTCAGCGATCCCGGTCCAGAAGCCGCTGACCAAGGAGGTCATCGTCGGCTTCGCGGGGATCCCGGCCCGCATCCAGGCCACGCAGACCAAGGCCAACAAGAACGCCGTGGCGAGCCAGGGCGTCTGCATGGTCGAGGTGGACCGCAACGGCAACCTCGTCGTACGGCACGGCCTCACGACCGACTACGCGGGTGGCCTGACCAACCGCGAGATCTCGGTCGTGCGCGCCCGTGACACCCTGTTCACGGCCATCCAGTACGGCCTCGACCAGTCCGGGCTCATCGGGTCGCCCATCGACTTCGAGACGCCGCAGCGCGTCAAGGCTGCCGTCAGCGGGATCTTGGAGAACGCGGTCCAGCGCGGCGTCGTGCTCGGCTACGTGGACCTCAAGGCCCGCCAGTTGAGCAGCGACCCCAGCGTCATCGAGGTCAAGTTCGCCTACCGCCCGGCGCTCCCGCTCAACTACATCGTCGTGTCCTTCTCGATCAACGTGGACACGGGTTCTGTCGATCTCGCCCAGGCTGCATAGGAGTCCGCGATGCCCAACACCCAGGTCCGCGTCGTTGGCTCCGGCTTCACGACGTTCGACTACAACGGCCAGCCCATCGCCTTCCTTGAGCAGATCGAGGACAGCGGCCAGCGGGCCTTCTCCGACCTCGGAGCGGGCTACCAGTTCATCCACCCGCTGGGCTACCGCCACCCGGTCGAGATCGCCACGAGCCGCGTGCTCTCCGGTGGCACCCTCATGCTCACGATCCGCGAGTTGTGGAACGCGCCGGTCTGGCAGCAGTTGAAGGGGCTGTCCAGCAGCCAGAACATCGTGGACATCTTCGAGGTGCTGGCCGAGAACCCGCAGTACGTCACGTGCCGCACGACGATCATCCCGCCGCCCGGCACGGGCCTGCCGGTGCGAGGCAAGATCTACCAGAACTGCACCGTCGTGGACATCAACGACGGCGACACGATCACGGTCGGCGCGCTGTCGGTGACCAAGGGCATCACGGTCGCCTACACCCACACGACCCCGCTGTCCGGCGTCAACAAGCCGAACAAGTTCACGCACCAGTCGGCCAACACCGTGCCGAACGGTGGCCTCCCGAGCGGCGCCACTGTCGGGCGCTAGTCCACCCACTCCCAGGAGGAACCAACATGCCGTTGCCGGAGGAGTCGGAGCAGAACAACGCCCCCGACTTCGTGACCGCTGATGCCCCAACTACAGAGCCGCCCGTCGAGACGCAGTACCTCTCCGGGATGTCGGACTCACAACCGGGCACGGGCGAGGAAGCGAACGAAGCCGAGGACGAGCAAGACGAAGATCTCCCAGAGTTCGACCCCCAGTGGCAAGAGGACTTCAACGGCCTGCTGTTCCTGGGATCGCTCTCGAAGACCTTCGACTACATGGGACACCGCTTCACCATCAGGACGCTCAACGGCGGCGAGATCCTCGCAGTCGCGCAGGTGACCGCCCCGTACGCCGGGACGATTGCCGAGAACCGGGCCTACACGATGGCGACAGTGGCAGCCACAGTGGTCGCAGTCGATGGGCAGCCACTGCCCCTCCCCTTCGAGAAGATCACTCCCACCGCCGCCTTGCAGCAGCGGTTCGAGAGGGTCAAGGACTGGTTCCCGCCCACCATCGACTACGTGTTCGGTGAGTACCTCGCACTGAACGGCAAGGTCGAGGAAGTGCTGGCGAAGATGGGGGAAGCGTTCGGCTAGACGGGCTTGCACCGTGGATGGAGAACCCCCTCCGTCTAGCCGAACGACAGGGACTTCTTCGAGGTCACCTTTCTCCCGTACAGCAAGAGGGACTCCGACTCCTCATCTACGCGGACAACAGACAACGCATCCGAGATGAGGACGAGGCTATGAAGTTGGCAGTGCTGGCAGCCGGAACGCGAACGCCACAGCAGTTGTGGCCGGAGCGGTTCGATGGCGTGCCCGCGCAGCCAGCGACGGTCGTGGTGGACGAGTCCTCCGAGACGTTCATGGAGGAGATCCCGGACGGCGCTGACTACTCCGGCGTCCAGTGGCTGACCCCTGCGGACGGTGAGTCGTTCGAGGAGGCCGTGCGGATGGCCTCGGTGCTGGCCGACACAGCCGTGACGGTCCGCGAGCCCCTCGACCCGAGGGTGGGTGACTGGCAGTGACGATCCCCAGTGGAGACGCCGCCCGCCACCAGCGGGCGCGAGGCGAACTCGAAACCGATGCTGCTGGCTCCACCGTCCCGGCAGGGGCGGGCGCCGGGCACGACCCGATGTCGGTGCTGATCCAAGGCATCGAGCAGTTGGTGCAGATCCAGAAGGAAACCCAGCAGATGACGATGACCTCGTTGTCGATGGAGGGCACCCTTCGAGGCGACCGTGGCTCCCAGGCCGCTGCCCACCTGCTCGCCAACGTCCCGCAGCCTGGCGCCGGTCACGGGCCTGCTCCGGGCTTCCTGGCGGGCATGACGCGCATGGGCCACGTGGACCCGGTGCTGATGCGCTCGAACATGGCCTACGTCAAGCGGGCGACCGCCCAGCGTCTTGGTGAGGCCATCGCCAGCCGGGCTGGTGGCGTGGACTACTGGGATCCCGAGTCGGGCACCGAGGTCAACTCGGCCACCTACCGGCAGTTCGGCAACCCGCCTGCTGGCCTGGGCATGGGTGCAGCCTCGATGACCGACATGTCCCCCGAGGACACGATGCCGCTCCCTGCCGGAGCGGGCGGTGCTGGCACCCCTGGCGGCTCTGGTGGCGTCGGGACGGGCGGGCCTCCCCCTGGCACGCCTGCGGGCGCTGGTGGCGTCCCTGGCGGTCCTGGGGGCGGTCCTGGCGGTGGTGGCGGTGGGCGTGGCAGCCGGATGCTCGGCAACATGGCCCGCAACCAGGCGCTCAAGCACGTCGGCGGCGCCATCGCCAAGTCGGGCGGCACCCGAGCCGGGCTGATGATGGGCCTGCGCGAGGTGCCCGTCCTGGGCGAGGTCATCATGGCTGGCGAGGTGCTCAACAAGGGCTACAACGAGTTCCTGGGCCAGTTGGACCAGAACCGTGAGTACCAGCGGATCACCGGCAGCAGCGCGGCCTCTGCGACCAAGGACCGCTTCCACGAGTGGACGTGGAGCCACTTGCAGACGCCGTTCGAGTCGTCCAAGGAGGCGCAGGAGCAGTTCTACGCCGCGACCGAGTTGGGCTACCGGGGCGACAAGCGCGGCGCGGCCACGCAGTGGATGTACCACGAGACGAAGAACCGTGGCATGGACGTGGAGCAGGAGGCCCAGACGCTGGCCGCTGCGACCCGCAACGGCGTCACCTCGTTCGCCCAGTTGAGCCACGCGATCTTCGATGTCTCCAAGGCCGCGAACCAGGCCGGGGTCAACGCCGAGATGGCTCGCGACAAGTTCATCAAGATGTTCGACCAGACGACCGCGATGGGCATGGGCGCTGCGGCCTCCACCCAGGCTGACGTGCTCACCAGCACCGTCACGTCGTACGGGCGCACCTTCAACAACGTGGACTACTCGGGCCTCAACAGCCGCCAGATGCAGTACCGGCTCGCGGCCCAGAGCGGCATGTCGCCCGGCCAGTTCCAGGGCATGGCGATCCGCAACCCGACCGGCTACTTCAACGCCGTCCAGAAGAACATCAACCAAGTCATCCAGAACTCGATCCCGGACTCGGTGCTGCGTCAGGTCGCCGCGACCGTGGACAAGTACGGCGGACCGCAGGCGCTGCGAGGCAACCCCGAACTCGTGAACACCGTGGCCGAGGACGTGCAGAGCCAGGGGCTCATGGACCTCGGGATGCTCGTGGACCTGTTGCAGCAGACCGGCGCCACCGGCATCACGCAGGCCAACGCCTGGGCCTACGTCATCCAGAACATGACCGGCAACGGTGTCGCCGCGCAGGCTGCCGACAAGATCGCCCAGAGCGGCATCGTGGACGCGAAGACCGGCAACTACGTCGGTGGCCCGATGGATGGGAAGCACGCCCGCAACATCATGTCCACCAAGCAGTTGATGGACCTCGGGATGCAGTCGGGCGACATGCGCCAGTACCTGTCCTCGGTGGGTCGCACCGGCAAGCGCGACACCGTGATCGAGGGCATCTACAAGTCGCTCGGGGACAACGCCGACAAGGCTCGCGTGGTCGTGCAGACCAAGGACGGCAACAAGGTCGTCTCGATGGAGCAGGCCCAGCGCGACTACCGCAAGGAGTTGGACAGCGGCAAGGTCCGCTTCGCCGTGGGCACCAAGAACAGCGACGGCACCGACATCAGCGGGCAGACGGTGCAGCAGGTCACCGGGCTCGGGATGCAGGGGATCGACTTCTCGGACGAGGTGAGCGCGAGCAAGTCCGGCGAGAAGGAGTCGGACTACAACAAGCACCACAAGAAGAAGGGCGACCACCCGGTGTCCGGCACGATCATCGTGGCGCCGCCCTTCGACCAGATGTTCAAGGTCATGATGGGCACCGGCTCTGCGGGCACTGGTACTGGTCTGCCGCCGACCAGCCCGACCATCAACAACCCGAGCGCCCGGCCCGGCACCTCCGACTACGCGACCTCGCCATGAGCACGGCACTCGCGACCATCGGTCGGGCGGACGGCAAGCAGACCGTCACGTTCCGCATCAACCCGAACTCGGTGGACTGGAACTTCCAGATCAACCACACCGTCATCGACACCCTCGGCGGTCGTGTGGTGCAGGTGCTCGGCGCCACCCTGTCCGACATGCAGATCCGGGGCTCGTACGGCGAGGACCGGGCCAAGCCGGGTGTCGCCAAGGGGACTGACGACGGCCCTGGTCGCTCGTGGCGGTTGGCCGAGGCGTTCGTGAAGCAGATCGAGTCGCTCGCGGAGTACCAGGCGAACAACCCGGTGCCGATGACGAGCAGGCCCGTGGATCCCGGCAAGGTCAACCCGTTCCTGCGCTTCACCTTCCCGATGTATGGCTGGGACTTCCTCTGCTACGTCAAGGACATCGCGGACCCGGATGGTGGCTCGATCACCCACAAGACCGGGAAGTTCTCCTACGAGTACGTGCTGACGCTGTTCCTCGTGCAGGACAACTCGTCGCTGAACATCTTGCAGGGCAAGGCGGCGCAGGCAGCCGACGACTACATCGCTCGCATCAGCCAGGGCATCTCGTGGGACCGCGCCACGGTGGGCAAGTATTCCGGCGGCTCGGTTGCCAGCGCGATGCTCGGCTCGGCTGTGCCGCCCGACCCCGGCACCAACCCCGGCAGCACCGATGGCAGCCCGAGCACGCCCACTCCGGCCACCCCGCAACTAGCACCCATCCTGGCTGGCAGCACGACGCCGACGCCGACCAACCACAACCCGCTGGCCGCGCCATGACCATGCCGCAGCCAGAGCGCCCCACCTGGGCCTCCGACGTGCCCATCTCGCTGCCCATGCCGCCGCCCGAGGGTGACGACATTCAGGTGCCGATGTTCGGCTTCGTCTTCACCAACAACGGGCTGTTCCACGACATCACCGATGCCGGTGTCGAGGAGATGCAGCGCGTCATGTTCTCCCCCGAGCGGCCCGCCTGATGAGCACCATGAAGCAGCGTCCGCTGTCCCAGCGGCAAGGGCTCAACTGCACCCTGTCGTACCACCACGGCATCCGGTACTCCTACGCCTGCCGGGTCGAGGGCATCACCTGGGGCGTGCGCCCGGTGATGGACGAGGCTGCCGGTCGCGACCGTCGTACGGCCTACCCGCACCGGGTGGCACCGCTGCCGTTCCAGATCGTCGTGATCCTCAACGGCTACTTCGAGTTCACCGACTTCCGCGACTTCATGATGGCGTACGCGGGCTTCACCTACGACTCGCAGTTGTCCGACCACGGCACCGACCGAGCGATGACGGTGACGATCCCGAAGCGCCGCTTCATGCGCAAGGGGATCCTGCTGACCGGCATCTCCTTCGGTGACCACGTGGGCTCGATGGTCTGGAAGATCCCGTACGTCTTCGAGCCGACCAGCAACCCGTTGGAGAAGAACTCGGCAGCACGGCTCTCGACGTACTCGTTCGGCACGGCTGCCGGGCTCGCTCCCGAGACTTCCTACTTCTATCCGTTCGGCAAGCAGTTGCAGGGCGAGCAGATGGGCAGCGACTACGCCGAGCCCACTGCTCCCGAGCCCGACCCCCAGGTCGATCCCCCTTCGGCGCCAGCAGAACTGCCGCCCATCGTGCCGCCGACACCCCCACCCGCCTCTGGGGCGCAGGGCGACACCAACAACGTGCCCCGCAACACCCCGGCGGGTCCGAGCGAGAAGACCATCCCGGAGCAGGTCTTCGTCCACATCGACGGCGCGGGTGGCGGGGTGTCCTTCGAGAGCACGCTCTACTCGATGGACCCGCCGCAGCCCATCAAGCAGAACGGCAACATCGTCGGCTACTCCTACCGCTCCGGGAAGCACGACAAGACCCCGACGTACGACGTGTTCACCTCGGGCAACGTGGCCGATCACGCCAGCGGGCAGCGCGTAGGGAACTTGGTCTGATGCCCACCCTCATCTACACACCCGGCGTGCAGGTCATCATCGAGTCCACCAAGGCTGTGGACCCGGTGACGAAGCGCCGCGCCACCGAAGCCAAGCCCGTGCTGCTCGACGTGTCTGCGGACCTCGTGGAGGGCACGATGGTGCGCCGCTCGGACGCGCCCTCGACCTTCGACTTCTCCTTGCAGAACCAGGGCCGCAAGTACGACAACCTGTTCAGCCCGAATGACCGGCTCTACGTGATGATGAAGCGCGTCACGTGGATGCGCGTCTACACCGGCTACGTCAACTCCTCGCCGTTCTTCACTGCGTGGCCGAGGGTCGTGCCGATCAGCAGTTCGTGCTCGCTCAAGCGGCTCCAATACTTCTACTGGGACTCGACGCTCTCGACCTCTCGGCAGTTGATCGTGGACCACATGTTCGGTGGCGCGCAGAAGTACGCGCCGGACGGTGGCATCAAGAACGCGGCCAAGGCGCTGTTGGAGACGGTCGTCGGCTGGCCCGCCTCGAAGGTCCACATCGCCCAGGTGCCTCGCGACTGGCTGAACTTCGCCGTCGAGATCGCCAAGGAGGTCGTGGACGACGCCAACGCGGCCAACGCCGAGGTCCAGAAGATCGCCCAGGCGCTCGGCATCGGACCGTCCGTCGCTGGTGCCACCGATGGCGCCTCTGCGTACGGCCAGGCGCCCCCGGACAACATCGACCCGACCACGGGCAAGCCCATCCCCGGCACCGGGGCTCTCCCGGCCACCTCGGGCCGCGCCACCTTCTTCACCGGGCGCATGAACGGCCTCACCGACACCAGTGCGGTCGGCCACTTCGCTCTGACCGGCGAGAGCGCCCTGTCGGCGGTGAACATCCCCGGCACCAACTTCTACTGCGCCATGCGGTGGCCGTATGCCGACAAGGACGCTGACGGCGGCAGTGGTGCCAAGAACGCCCCTGGGGTCAGCAAGAAGGACCGCCAGAAGGCGATGAACTGGTGGAAGAACAAGCGGATCATCGTCTCCAACCCGCTCGCCCAGACCGCTGTCGTCGTACGCGCCGTGGACTACGGCCCGAACACGAACAACAAGGACGCAGCGGTCATCGACCTGTCCCCGGCAGCCCTCACCGCGCTGTTGCCGCAGGGCTCGAAGGACACCTCGCTCGCCAACGTCAACATCGCCTTCGCAGACCAGTCGATGCCGCTCGGTCCCGTCTCGGTCGCCGCGCTCGGTGCAGTCGGCGCCAACGACTCGGGCAACTTCAACGGGCAGTTGAGCGGCCAGGTCGGACCGCAGGGCACTGGTGTCGCGACGGCGTACGACTTCGTGCGCAAGGGACTCGCGCTCATCACCAACGCCAAGGTGAGGTACAGCCAGGGGGGTAACAGGAAGGTTGACATCACCAGCGACATCCCGAGCACCCTTGACTGCTCGGAGTTCGTCTTCTGGTGCTACTGGCACGCCACCGGACGCCTCCCACCGCCGTACGGCAGCAACACCGACGCCATCGCGCATCTGTGCCGCCAGAACGCCAACGGCAGCGCAGAGATCTCCGTAGGGACCGCCTTGCGGACTCGTGGTGCGCTGCTGTTCGCAGACCACGGTCACGTCGAGGTCAGCCTGGGCGACGGCAGCACCAGCATCGGTGCCTTCCACACCGGCACGCACGCGGGCTTCCACTACGGCAACAAGGTCAGCGGCTGGGACCGGGGCTTCCTGCTCCCGTTCATCGACTACACAGGCGCTGGGCTCACCGGAGAGACGCCTGTCGGCACGGCGCCCAACCGGACCGGCTACGACCCGAACTCCAACGACCCGCACCGCAACGGCGACCTGCCGCCCCGCCCCGGTCAGTTGCAGGCCGAGGCTGCCGCTCGCGCTACCCAGGACTTCTCGACCGCGCCCGGCACGTTGACCGACGTGGATCCGGCATCGGGCTCACCCATCGACTCGATCTTCAACAACACGTCGTGGCAGCCCATCCAAGATGCGGGCGCCAACGCGATGTCCGAGACGCTCAACGGCGCCCGTGCGCTGCTGAACGACGAGCCGATCTTCCCGTACATCAAGGCGCTGATGAACTCGTCGCTGCGGTCGTTCTGCTCGGCCCCCAACGGCGACTTCATGGCGTGGTTCCCGGACTACTACGGCCTGTGGGGCACCGCCGCCATCATGAGCATCGAGCCCATCGAGTTGGTGGACTTCACGGTCATGTGGTCGGACGACTACTTCGTCACCCACCAGTTCGTGACGCAGGCGTACCAGTCCAACTTCGACACCGGGACTGGTGACCTCTCGGGGGTCATCCACAGCCCCGAGGTCACCACGGTCGGCATCGCCAGCATCGACATCAAGGCGATCATGCGGGCGCTGTTCGGCCTTGAGTTCACCGACGACATGTACGACTCGTTCGTCAACACCGTCTACAAGCGGTTCGGGCCTCGCCCGGACTACCAGCCGCTCAACGGGATCTTCGGTCCCAAGGGCGAGTTCTTCATGGCGCTGTTCTTGTTCATGCGCCAGTGGGCCTACCAATACAACGCCAACGTCGATCTCACCTTCATGCCCGAGTTGTATCCAGGGATGCTCATGCGCATCCCGGCGTACAACTTCCAGGCATACGTCGTGGCGGTCACTCACTCCTTCCGGTTCGGAGAGGGCGGCGGCTTCACGACCCAGGTCAACATCGCCTCGCCTGCACGACTGGGCGCTGGCCGTGACCTGATGGCCGGACTGCCGCTGGCGGGCAACTTCAAGCAGGCCATCCGCACCGCTGACCCGTACTACGACCCGACGCTCGGGGTGCCCCACGGCGCGATCATGCCCGAGGACCGCCAGCGTGAGCGGAACGGTGTCTGATGAAGACCGGCCAGGGCATCGTCAGTCGAGGCTTCGAGCACAAGCGCGTCCGCATCGAGACGGTGGACTCCCGCAAGTCCATCGCGATCTGCCGTGACGACTTCGGTCGCATCGTGGAGGTGCGCACCGATGTGCTGCGGGCCAAGGGCGAGGTGCCCAAGGTCGGTGAGTTCTGGTACGTGGACCGCCAGTACGGCGGGTGGACCTTCGCTCTCGTCGTCGGCAACTTCAAGCCGGGCGACGGCGGTGGGTTGCAGGGCCGACAGACGACCTCGTACATCACGCAGGACATGACGGCGGGCTCGGTCGAGAAGGGCCACATCACTCTCGCCAAGGGCTTCCGCATCCTGCACATCGAGTCCACGAGCCCTTGCAGGACAAGGCTCTACGGCACTGATGCCGAGCGCGACAGCGACGTTGCGCGTGCCATCTCGACCCCGCCGGGGCCGGGCATGGGCATCATCCTCGACTACCTGACAGCGCCCATCTTGCTGTCCGGTCCGCTCGCTCCAATCCCGGAGGGAGCAAGCCAGGAGAGCACCCCAAGTGCCTCCATCCCGATCTCCGTGACAGCCGTCAACGGGGGCGTCATCACCGTTACCCTCACCTGGGTTCGGACGGAATAGGAGAACGAGAATGGCCGGTAACAAGAGCGCGTACTTCGAGCGAGCGATGCTCGATCTGGCGTTGTCCGCGATCACCTTCACACCACCGGCAACGCTGTACCTGGCGCTGTCCACCTCATCGTTCTCGACCTCGGCCACTGGCTCTGTCATGAACGAGGTGTCGGTCACCGGCACGGCGTACGCACGTGTCGCCATCACCGCGAACCTCACCAACTTCCCAGCAGCATCGGGCAGCAACCCGGCGACCAAGAGCAACGGCACGGTCTTCACGTTTCCGACCGCGACCGCTGCCTGGGGAACGATCCTCTCGGCGTACCTCGTGGACGCCAGCACGGGCGGCTCGATCCTCTACGGCGCCGACCTCACGGCCTCCAAGGTCATCCAGACCGGCGACACCGCGACGTACGCCGTGGGCGCCCTCACCATCACGGAGTTGTAGATGGCAGACACCGACGCGACGACCCAGGCTGTCATCGACGCCATCAAGGCGGAAGCCCCTGCTGATGCAGAGGTCACCGGCTCGTACGACGCCGAGGTCAACGCTTGGACCTGGCTGCTCACGGTTCCTGACCCGACCGAGGAGAACCCGGAGAACGCTCACAGCATCAGTCGTCAGTTCGTCCCGACCGACGAGATGCCAATGCCCAGCGAGACGTACGTCGCCGGTCTGGTCACCGAGATGGTGACGACCGCAGCACTGTCCATCACACCGCCAGCAGACCCCGCAGCAGCACCCACAGGAGGAAACGCATGACCGCCGTTGACACCCTCAAGACCCTCGGCTTCAAGGAGCAGAAGACCACCGAGTTCCAGACGCTCTCTGACGACCTCGGTCTGTCCGAGAACTACCCGCACAAGGTGCTCGCTGTGCTGACCAAGGACGGCGTGACCGCGCTGATCGAGCAGAACGTCTCCGAGGACGAGGCCGGTGGTGTCGTCAGCATCACCAAGCACCCCGCCGTCCTCATCATGGAGTCGTCCAAGGGCCGGGTCTGCATCCCGAACCACGACGACGCCGACAACGCCGCCCTCATCACCGAGGTTGCCGGGGATCTGGCCTAGTCCATGACCACCGTCGCGCAGTCGATCAACCTGAACATCACATCCACGGCGGCTCTCCGTGCGTGGGTTGCAGCCATGTCTGCTGCCTTCTCCTCTATCGGGTTGGTGAAGACCGGAGACACAGGTCAGATCGACGCGACGACGATTTCGTACACCGGGGGTAGCAACTCCAACAACGGCTACGAGATCTGGCGGATGAACGACTCGTTGCAGGCAACGAAGCCGGTCTTCATCAAGGTGGAGTACGGCTCGGGCTCGTCGTACATCGGCGCGAACTGTCCGATCATGTGGTTCACCGCAGGCACCGCCACAGACGGCGCGGGGAACATCACCGGGCTGCTCACGACGCGCCGAGCCCTGTACGCGGGCTTCATCACCTCCACTGTGCAGCCCTCGATCTGGGCAGGCGATGGCACCTACGCGATGATGCTGCTCGGCTACGCCAACGGTGGGTCCGGTAGCAACAGCGCACCACAGATCTTCTTTGTGATCGACCGCACTCGCAACGCTGACGGCACCATCAACGGGGATGGCCTCGTGATGTGGCGCACGTCGTACGGAGGCGATGTCGGATACACCCAGGGCTATTTCAACGCATCGCGTGCGGACGCGCAGTTCGGCAGCACCAGCAGTCAGCCCACCACGGTCTGGTGCGAGAACTACCTCATCTTCGACCGGCAGGTGGCCTATGAGCGCACCCGCTACTCGGTAGCCCTCGCACCTGGGCACGACTGGGGAAACGCAGTCGATGGCGCGGACATCACGGTCTTCCCCATGCTGGTGCAGGCAGGGAAGCAGACCTTCGTTCACGCGATGCTCGTCGGTTTCAATGCTGACTTCACCCAGGCAGTTCCGATAAGCACCACCGTGCTGGGGTCAGCGCACACGTACATCCCGATCAAGTTCACGCCCACCGGGCTGACGAACCACTGTGCCCTGTTGAGGTGGGAGTAGATGACCGCCATCGCTACGACAATCCGGTTGAGCAACGCGAGCAACGCGCTCATCAAGGCGTGGGGCTCTGCGATCTCCCAGGCGCTGTCGAGCATCGGCCTTGTTCAGACCGCAGACACCGGCCAGATCAACTGGACGACCACGACGGTCACGGCGACTTCGAGTGCCCAGACCTTCGGCTACGAGATCTGGCGCTTCAACGACACCCTGCAAGCCACCCGGCCCATCTTCATCAAGGTCATCTACGGCACCACGAACAACGGGACGACCTATCCTCGCTTCGCTCTGTTCGTCGGCACCGGCACGGACGGCGCTGGAAACCTCACTGGGTTGCAGTTGACTGCCCGTTCAGACATGGCTTCGCTGTCGTCGGCACTGGGCAACCCCAACAACTCCCCCTACGCCCAGCCTGCTTACTTCTTTGGTGACGGGTCGAGCATCGCCATCGCGCTGCCGCCCTACACGAACATCAACCCCAACGCCAACCCCGGCGTGTTGTTCTGGTTTGTCGAGCGGACTCGCAACGCAGACAACACGCCTAACGGGGACGGTGTGGTCTTCGGGATGCACCTGGCGAGCCGCCAGGATGGCGTCTATTTCAGCACCTACAACTACATCTCGTTCATCAACAACGCGGTGGTAGGCAACAACTTCTACTGGCCCATCGCGTACCCCTCGAACGACTACAACGCACCCAGCGTCGATGGCACGACCATCGTTGCTTATCCGTTCCTCGTCGCCATGCCCAAGCCCGAAGCCCAGGCTTGCACCGTGCTGGGCTGGCAGGGCGGGATCAACAACTACCAGACCGTCTCCCTTGTCGTGAACGGCGCTGCTCGCACCTACCTCGCCCTCCCTGGTGTGTGTGGCTCGATGCCAGGAACCTCCACCGAGAACAACTCTGGTGCTCGTAACTGGTGCAGTCTGCTGATGAGGTTCGAGTGATGGCGTACAACACCCAGCAGACGCCGCTTGCTACCCGGACGCGCACGGTCACGTTGTCGCCCACGCCGCTCACCAGCAAGAGCCGCACAGTCACGTCGCCGCGTCCGAACCTGGCTGCTGTGAACCCAGGTGACCTGCCGATCTACGTCGGCAGCAAGACCATCGCTGGGACCATCTATGGCATCGCAGGCGTCGTCGTGCCGAACTCCATCGTGAAGTTGGTGCGCCAGTACGACGACAAGGTGGTGGCCCAGACCACCGCCGACATCAACGGCCACTACATCTTCCCGCGAGACTCTCTCGACTCGCTGGCCTACTACATCATCTCGTACACCACAGCGACCAACCCCCAGATCCACGGGGTCAGTGACCGAGGACTGGTGCCTTCATGACCACATCTGCATCCGTCGTCTCGTGGGATGTCACCACTGACGCGGCCTACCGCGCCTGGGGCGCAAGCATCGCAGCGGGCTTGCAGGCCGTTGGTCTGGTCCAGACCGCCGACACGGGTCAGATCAACTGGGCCACGCTCGCACTGACCTCGTTCCCTACCGTCTCGACCCCCAGCATCGGCTACGAGATCTATCGCTTCTCGGATGCCTTGCAGGCCAGTCGCCCGGTCTTCATCAAGGTCGAGTACGGCTACATGGTGGGTGGCCTCGGCACCCGCGCTGGCGTGTGGGGCCAGACCATGTGGATCACGGTCGGCACTGGCACCAACGGTGCTGGAACGCTGACCGGGCTCGTCGGCACCCGTCGCTCGATGCTTGCCATCTCCGCAACCGGCAGCGGCATTACCGACAGCGGTGTCTCTCGCACCGACACGCACTCCTACTTCTGCGGTGACGGGTCGAGCATCAACGCCGCCCTCGGCATTGACGTAGCCATCGCCACCAGCAACCTCTCCGGCAGCGCGACACGCATCCCCGTGCCTGCCGTCTTCTCCATCGAGCGCACCCGCAACTTGGACGGCACCTACAACGGCGACGGGGTGGTCTTCGCCTTCGGCAGTTGGTACGGCATCTACGCCTCGTCGCAGGGTCAGCAGTCGGGCTTCCAGATCCTGTCGTTCACCACCAGTCAGGTCCACAACGCTGACGGCTTCATCCCTGGCGCTTACCCCGGATCCATGTCGGGCTCGGGTGTCGTCGGAGCCAACGTCATCACCTACCAGATCCCAGTGCAGACCGGCGCGGGGGTCGAAGGTCCGATGCTCGGACTGCTGGCCTGCTGGAACGGTGACTTCACTGCTGGGCAGACGATCTCGGTTCCGATGTACGGCGCACAGCACACCTACCTGTCGTGCTGCCAGGTCGGTGGAGCACCCAACACCTCGTACTTCACGACGAACAACGGCTCGACCACTGGTGGTCTGCTGATGAGGTACGAGTAATGGCTGCCCTCGTCCTCGCTGCCTCGCAGGTTCTGGCTTCTCGTCAGGTCAGGAACCAGGCCGTCACCGTTCTCGGCGGCGACTACGGGACGACCATTAGCGGAGCGACCAAGGCGATCTCCGGGCACGTCTACGACACCAACGGAGCGCCCGTCGTGGGAGCCACCGTGGACCTCTATCGGCAGGTAGATGCTCGCAAGGTCGCCACCACGACGAGTGCTGTCGGCGGGACCTACTCCTTCATCCGAGACGCCACCGACCCCTACCTCTACTTCACCGTGGCGTACTCCCTCGCCGGAGGTTCGACGCAGGTCCACGGCACCAGCAACCGAGGGATGGTGCCTGCCTGATGGCGAACGAACTGCGGGTCCGTCAGAACTTCATCGGTGGGTTGGTCGAAGACAACCCGCTCACGGCAACGGCCACCACCTTCCAGTCCAACGCGCTGGTCGCGGTGGTGGGCATCGGAAGCACTCAGCACTTCCCGATCACCTTCGACCCGGATGGCCTTTACGGTGAGCCGGAGATCGCGTACATCACCGCCCACACGCCTGGTGCTGTCACGGCGACGATCCTTCGGGAGCAAGAGGGGACGACGAAGCGCCAGCACAACCAGGACGTGCCCTGGGTGCATGGCCCGACCACCCTTGACCTGCTGCCGGTAGCGCAGACCACGTACTTCGAGGCCACCGGGGTTGGCACTGTCGGTGTGACTGGACAGGCGTTCAACACCGTGATCTGCGACAACGAGGTCACTGATCCGAGCAACGCTTACAACCCGACGACGGGCATTTACACTGTCCCGCAGACCGGCCTCTACGAGTTCGAGGGGTCGTGGCGTCCGAACGCGGACAACACGATCACGAGCGTCAACATCGGCGTAGGTATCGACTCGGCCAACGTAGACAGCGCCAACTTCCACTGGCGCACCATCGCCTCAGGTGCATCGACCAACCGAGCCACGCTGACCTTTCGCCGGATGGGCAAGTGTGTTGCAGGGGACCAGATGCGCTTCTTCACCTACGTTGACACCAGCAGCGGCGTCACCATCGGCGCTCGGCGCTTCGCTGGCCGACTGGTAGGTGTCTGATGGGCTACCCCCGGCACATGCGCTCGCGCAACTTCAAGTTCGCTACCCGATCCTCGGGCAACTTCTCGTTGTCCAACACTTCCTATGCCGCTCTCGATACCTCGCTCGATCTGACCTTGGAAGCCCAGGCGGGAGATGTCATCCAAGTGGGCATCAACGCCGTGTGGCATAGCGATGCAGCCGTCTCGGGAAACCTCGACGCCGCCACGCTCGTCTCGGCTGCGGCAGTGACATGGTTCAGCAGCAAGACGGCGGTGCAGAAGCCGAACGGCGTTGGTGGCTGGTATGGCGAAGCCTCCCGGCTTGCAGCCATTGGTGCAGCGCCGATGCTCACTCTGGTCGCTGGCGACATCACAGCGGGCCTGGTGACTGTTCGACTGTTCAACAAGGTTGGTGCAGCAGGCACGAGATCTCTATTCGCATCGGACCCGATCTTCGAGGTCTGGGCCAAGAACCTCGGTCCACCGGACCCGCACTAGCCATGTCTAACTTCGCGTCCACTGCTCAGGTCGCTGGGCTCTGGAAGCAGTTCGTGCGGGGAGGGGTGTCGTACTGATGACCACCACCTTCCTCGGCAACCCACAGACCGACGCTGCTGGCTGGTCTGTCTTCGGCAACGCTGTCTTCGAGGCAGCAGCCGTTCGACTGACCAGCGCCCTTGCCAGTCAGTCCGGGGCGGCCTTCTACACGGCTAGGTCGCTCATCCTCGACGGCCTGACCATCAACTTCACGACCACGTACGACGGTTCGGCTGACGGCGGCACGCTGTTCCTCTGGGACCCGGCTTCCGGGGTTCCCAGCAGCGGCATGTCGCTGACTGGCGGTGGGTCCCTGGCTGCCGATGGCATCTACGGCTCTGCGTTCCGCATGGCTACCTACGACCCTGGCAGCCCCGGCTTCTACTGGACCTCGCACCCCTACCCCAGCGGCCAGACGACGCAGAAGTCTGAGTACCACCCGAACTCGTATGTCACGGGCGCACACGCCTTCTCGCTGACGTTCACCAAGACCGCGCCGAACACCTACACCGTCAAGCGCATCCGCGACGGCGTGGACCTGGGCGACTGGACTGGATGCACCGCACCCGACATCGTGTACGTCGGGTTCACCGCTGCCACTGGTGGCGCGAGTGGAAACCACCGCGTCTCCGGTGTCAGCGCCACGGGTCCTGATGTGACGACGGTGGTGTCTGGTGGATACGGCACCAGGGCGTACGGCGCTGTTGGCTATGGCGATAGCGACCGGACGAATACCGACCCGCCTCCGTTGCGGACCCTCGCCTCCACAGCGGCAGGCAAGAGCACCGTCACCTTCGGCATGTCGGTACTCAGCCGCCAGGGCGACATCGTGGTGGTCCCCAGTGCCCCGCAGCCACAGGACATCACCCTCACCACCCCGCAGGGTCCGAACTCGCTTGCCAGCACGCCTGCCGGAGCCGCCTCCGTCTCCATGACGATGGGCAACCGCTACACCGTTCAGACCCGGCCTGTCGGTGTCGCCTCTCCGATCTTGTCGTTGGGCGTCACCATCAAGCCTCGCAACCAGATCTCTGCTGGTGCGGCTGGCTGCTCGAAGAACTTCCTGACCGTCATCCTGCGGGCCAACAGCCTGGTCATCTACCCGTCGAAGCCGCCGTACCAGAGCAACGACGTGTGGCTGGCTACCAAGGAGGGGCCGGGTGCGGAGCAGGGGCTGACTCTCGGTGCGGTCGGTGCATCGACGGTCACGATGAGCCCTGGCTCTACAACCCACATGGCTGCTCGCAGCGATGGTGTCGCAGCCGACACCTTCCGCCAGACCGAGACGTATGCCGTCAGCAGCACCGCTGCCGGTCGCGCCACGATGGTGGACTACCTCGGCACGCCGATCCGCTTCACGATGACCTCCAACGGCATCGCCGCCTACAGCCGAAACTACATGGCGACTCCGGTGAGGCTGGTCATCAACCCGGCTGGCGTGGCGGGCTTCAACCGCAACTACCTGGGCTCGCCCTGGCACGTCACCAGCACCTCGGCAGGACGCGCTGGTGGCCTGGCCTACCTCTCGACCCCGCAGCGCATCTCGTTTACCTCTGCGGGCCGTGCAGCCTGCACCAAGAACTACCTGTCCTCGCCCTTCCGAGTCGCTTCGATCTCGGCTGGCCGAGCCACGGTGGCGGCGTACCTCGGGGCGCCCTTCCACGTCACCTCGACGGCGTACGCACAGGCGCACGTCAACGTCTACCTGTCGAGTCGGATCTACTTCGCTGGCACCAGCCCAGGACGCGCTGGCGGCTCCATCTACATGGGCTCCCCGTGGCACGTCATCAGCACCAGCGCGGGACGGGGTGGCGGCTACTCCTACCTGTCCGGCACCTTCCTGATGCCGAACATCACCATGCGCGGTGTCGCGCACTGGTCCCTCGGCCCGGCGCTGATGTTCGCCGTCCCGATGGCTGGCGTCGGTCACGTCAACGACATCCGCACGACCGGCACTCTGCGCATCGCTGCGACCAGCAACGGCGTCGGTTCGATGCGCGACAACGCCAAGTTGCTGGCGCTGGTCAGCAACGGCTCGGCTCGCGGCACCGAGATGGACAAGCCGCCCTTCGCCTTCGTCGTACGGGCCGGTTCGATCTGGCGGTTCCAGTCCTACTACCACCAGTACGACCCACGGCTGAACCCGTACCGCAAGGACAACGAGATGACCGGCGTGGTCATCTACCTCTCATCGCGGGTGGGCTTCGCCAACAACCATCCGACCGAGAGCCACCGCGACGGCTTCCCGCCCTACTCGGGTGGCCCCTCAACGATGGCTGGCCGTTCGACCTTCACCTTTCCGTACGAGATGGTCGCCATCGCCAACGCGGGCTGCCGGGCCTTCCCTGGCTACCTCGCTGATGGCGACCCTGCCCTCGGGTTCCCCAGTCGCCCGACCGGGCCGCAGGGTGTGTTCGCTCGCCAGTTCTCGCCCGACTACATGTACGCCCGGACCAACTCGTTCAACAACGGGCGCTTCACAGCGGGAGCCCAGTGCTACGGCTACCTGTCGAGCAAGGTCTATCTCGCGGCGCTGGCTGCTGGTCGCTCGACGGTGGTCTTCCTCAAGTTCGGGGAGTTCGAGGCTGACGGCATCGGGGGCTTCTCTCCGACGCTGGGTGCGCCCCAGCGGATCTCTGGCGTCTCACACGGCGTGGGTGGCTGGCCGACCAACTACCTGCCCGACCGCCGAGACATGGAGATCCGTCCGCACGGCGTCGGTCACATGCTCGGCTACCAGCACGGCCCGGTCCACTTCGAGGCTGGGCTCATCACCTCGCATGGCATTGGTGGCTTCTCCATCGACCCCGGTCTGCTCTACGCGACCAGCCACGGCGTCGGCCACATGAAGGACATCGACCGGCCCAGCGGCGTCTACATGAAGTGGGGCTCGGGCCAGTTCTTCTACGAGCAGCACTTCCCGTTGATCGCGCCGCTGCTGATCCCCAACGGGTCCAACGGCATGTCCAACGTCCGGGTCGAGATCGACCACGTGCCGATCATGCACCACCACTCCAACGGCGTCGGCCACGGCTCGCTGGTCCCGAACGGGATCGAGCGGCGGGCCTCTATGCGGGCCGACGCAGGCTCGTACAAGCACTACCTGCCGACCGGGCACTTCACGGACCTGTTCGGGCGCTTCGACTATGGCGTCACGATCACCGCCCAGCCGGTCGAGGTCGTCTGGTCCCCGGCTGGCGTCGGTCACATGACGGCCCACATGCAGGTCGCCTACATCCTGCGCTGGATGACCCGAGGCCAGCGGTTCACCGGGGACGGACGGGACACGGGAGGCACCTCGGGCGGTGTCGGCACCTTCGATCTGGCCGGGCCGAAGGCGCTGGTGTCGATCTCCCGAGGCCGCTCCACGGAGCGCATCGTGATGAACGCGAGCGCCCGGTTTGCGGCGAACCTGCTCCCGCACGGCCTGGCGACCATGATCGCGTTCACCGGGATCCCAGACGACCGGATCGGCAACCTGCTCCGGTTCTTCTTCCAGCCCATGCCCACCGGGGAGGGGCAGTTCTGGCCCCGACGCACCCCGCAGCCTGTCTGACCGCTTGGAACGCCTGTGAAGGGGTGAGGAGGAACGATGAAGCAGTTGGCGCTCGCAGACGGTGACCTCGTGGTTACGCCTGCGGGGCACAAGACGATCTCTGGGGCGGCTCGCATCACCCAGGATCTTCGGTGTGCTCTGATCGAGCCGCTCGGCAACGACCGCTTCCACCGGGACTGGGGCTCGATCATCCGGTCCTACATCGGCCAGACCCTGACCGAGGAGGTGGCGCTGCTGGTGGAGAGCGAGGCCAACCGGGTCTTGCAGAACTACGTCCTCGTCCAGCGCGCCCAGGTGCTTGGTGACTTCACCGCCCAGCGGGCCTCCCGGTACGACACCAGCGACGTGGTGCGGGCCATTCAGGACATCCGGGTCCAGATCAACTTCGACACGGTGACCGTGTTCGTCGTCCTCGTCACGCAGGCCAACCAGCGCGTGACGATCCCTCTGACGGTAGGTGCCTGATGCCCGACTTGAACAGCGTCGTCTCCCAGATGCGGCAGACGCTCGCCGTCACCGACCCTGACCTCGACACCTCCACTGGCACGACCACCCGCAAGATCCTCGACGTGGTGGGCGAGTCTGCCGCCGAGGCGTACATCGACCGGCACCTCATCACCTACCAGTACGACATCGACACCAAGTCCGAGGCGGACCTCGATGAGTTCGTGGCCCTGTTCGGCATGGTGCGCTACGGCGCCCGGCGGGCCAGCGGCGCGGTGATCTTCTCGCGGGGCGAAGGCGACCTGACGATCCCGCTCATCATCCCGACCAACACCCAGGTCAGCACCGGCACGGTCACCGTCGTCACGGTCGTCCCGGCGTTCATGGACAACGGCGTGCGGTCCATCTCGGTGCCGGTCATGGCGGTCCTGGGCGGCGTCTCCGGCAACATCGGAGCGGGCCTGCTGACCAACCTCCTGACGCCCGTGCAGGGCATCACCGACGTGACCAACATCCAGCCGATCACGGGCGGCACCCCGCAGGAGTCCGACACCGCCCTGCGCGCCCGCTGGCGTCGTACGGCGTTCCGCAACCTGGCTGGTGTCGAGCAGATGTACCTCGGCATCGCCAACGACGACGACAACGTGTTCAACGCCAACGTCATCGGCTCCTCCAAGCGCCACCGCGAGCAGGTGCAGGTGGTCGGAGGCTCGGCAGTCAGCACCCTGGCCGGGGCGGCGTTCATCTACCCCGAGGGCGCCGTCTTCGGTCCGAACATCGACGCGGGTGACGTGCTGCTGTCCGGCCACGACTACAAGTTCGACGCCGGAGCCAACCCGCCGTTCGTGCAGGCGCTCAACACCTCGTACCCGAGCGCGGACGGCGAGATCCACCCCTTCGAGGGCGCCATCATGGACCTCGACTTCGAGTATCAGCCCAAGGCCAGCCGCAACGACCCGAGCCAGAACATCTTCAACCGCATCGACGTGTACGTGGCCGGGCAGCGCGCCCGCGAGGCCGTGCAGTCGGTGATCTTCTCGCAGAACAAGCGGTTCAGCCCGGCGTACGGCGACCTCTACTCGTCACTGCGCTTCGTCCGTGAGGACGACACCGCCCCTGCGGTCAACAACGTCTTCATCCCGCTGGCGTACGGCCCGATCCTGTCCGTGCCGCCCACCCTCTCGGTCGAGGGGCAGCCGACCTACCACCTCGGCACCGACTACTGGGTCGTTCACGAGGACTCGTCCTTCGGCTACACCCCCACCTCGCTGTTCGGCTTGGAGTGGAAGGCGACCAACCTGCCGCCCAGCGGAGCGATCTTCGTCATCGGGGACAGCGGCGACTACACCTACAACGACGTGGTGCTCTCGGTGCAGAGCAACATCGAGGCAGCCCGTCTGATGGGCACCGACACCAAGGTCCACCAGGCCAAGCAGATCGGCCTGCGCTTCAACCTCGCTGTCGTCTACTCGCCGGGCTACAGCCAGAACGCGGTGAACGAGCAGATCCGCGAGGCCATCGCCGCCCTGCTCGTCAACTTCGTCTTCGGCACCGTCTTGCAGGTCAGCGACGTGTTGCAGTTCGTCCACAACGTGCAGGGCGTAGACAACGTGCGCTTCCTGCACCAGACCGACGACTCGGCCAACTACGCGATCCAGCGGGTCGTCAAGGGCGTGGTGACGCACACCTACGCCAACAGCGAGGGCCGCGCCATCGACATCCCGTTCGCGGACAACGAGATCCCCGTCTTCGACTCGGTGGGCGGCGGCGCCACGGTGAACACCCCGCGCATCAAGGCGCAGAACTCCTTCGGGGTCGCCGGATGAGCACCCAGACGTTCAGCCAGGCCACCTCGATCTACGACCCGGCATCGGGCTACGCCCAGTCCTCGATCTTCTCGGCCCAGATCACCGTCTCGGCACCCAACCCGGACGGCCTGCTGACCGGCACCAACCTGCTCGTCCCGGACCGCCAGGTTGCCCGGCGCCTCGACCACTTCTTCGAGGAGTTGTACGACCTGCGCCCGCAGAGCCACCTGACGCGCTTCCTCAAGGCGTTGCTCGGGGACTCCGGCATGGGCCAGTTGCGCAAGCGGACCCTGCTCTACCGCTTGCAGTCGGCCATGACGAGCACGCACTTCTACGACCTCGACTCCTTCTACGGCGCGCTGTTCTCGGCGCACCGCAACCCGGAGGAGGGGCTCGAAGCCAACCCGCTCACCTCGAACCTCACCAGCGACGAGTGGGACACCCAGCACGCCGCTGACACCCGCTACCGCGAGCGGGTCATGCACCTGGCTCGGGCCATCCCGCTGGGCGCGACGGTGGCCGGGATCAAGACGGCAGCCGAGGCGATCTTCGGGTGCGAGTGCGACGTGTACGAGATCTGGCGGCTGCTCGACGGCCAGGGCAACTTCATCCCGCCGATCTTCGGTGGCCGGTCGTACGACGACCTCACCCACGACTACGGCGTGTGGGGCGCGATGGAGTTGATCCCCTACGACACCCTGTCGGCTCGGCCTGGCGCGACCCCGGCTGGCTCGACGCGCACGTGGACCCAGGTCGAGGCGCTCTACCCGCACTGGTCCAACTTGGAGGGCCACGCCTGGTCCGACATCGCGGCGGCTCCGACCGACAGCGACGGGCGCGTCATCCGCGACTGGACCCGCGTCCACGATGACTTCCCGACCTTCGCGGACGCCGAGCACCACTCGTGGTTCCAGATCATGTACCCGGACGAGTCGCAGGCGTTCATCGGGCGCACCGGCTCGCGGGCAGAGTTCATCGTCAAGCCCTACAAGCAGGCCGAGATCAGCACTCGTCAGCGGGCTGCCGAGGAGTGGTCGGCCATCCGGGTCTTGCAGGTGCTCAAGCCTGCCGGGACGCTCGCGACCATCGACCTGTCCGGCGTCGAGATCAACAACCCGATTCCGTTCGCGGCGGTCGCCGCCGACAGCACCTTCTGGGATGTCGAGGCCAAGGTCACCCCGAAGGTGTCCATCTCCTCCAACGTCTACCCGACCAGCCCACTGGACCCCACACCGCCGACGCAGCCCCATGTCGTGCCCCGTCCGGTCTTCTCCGAGAGCCAGGGCGCCACGGTGTCCTACAGCCCCGAGATCGTGGCTGTGAAGACGTACGCCGAGGGACCGGATGAGGCTGTGCTGCTCGGCCAGGACTACGAGGTCGTCACGTACTACGACGGCCAGCAGGTCGCCTACTCGGGCGAGCGGGCGCTGCTGACTCCGCGCCAGGTGCTCGCCTCCCGCTTCGCCAACGACGGGGTGCTGCTCGTGTCGCCGTACGGCCAGAACCGTGTTGTCTCGGTGAGCCACTCATGACCCAGCCGACCTTCACCACCTTCGGGACGCCGACCGCGAGCCCGGCACCGCTGTACGTCGATGGAGCCCCGCTCGACGCCCTGCTGGAAGCCCTCGATCACGCCGTCCTGGCCGGGCACCGGCACTCCTCCGGCGACCGCTTCTGGTCCACGCCGCCCCGCGCCATCGGTGACCTCGTGCGCGATGTCATCGAGATCGACTTCAACACCGTCCGCCGGATGAACTGGCTGACCTTCGACCTCGCCCACTTCCCGCAGCGCACCGAGGTCCAGTTCCTCTCGCCCAAGACGGGCGGCTGGTCCCCGGTCCTGAACGAGGCCGGGCGTCCGGTCGTGGTGACCTTCACCGACTCGAACCCCTCACGGCTGCTGCCGGTTGTGGACGCCACCAACCACGTCCACCCGCAGCACCAGGGCGACAGCCACTGGGTCACCCAGGAGATCAAGGCGCGGCCCTTCTTCACCAACCGCATCCGCTTCGTGCTGACCCGTCCGTTCGGCACCGCGCCCATCAACATCGCGGGCCAGCAGGTGCCGTTCTCGCTCGGCGTGCGGGCCTTCGACGCGGCCTACAAGGTGCAGGCGCTGGCCGACGTGCCGCAGACCGTCCCGGACCTGTACGCGGCCAACAAGGAGTCGCCGTTCCTCGCGGCCACCGACCTGCTGGGCTCGTCCATCGAGTACGCCCTGCGGGAGAACCCGGCCAGCGGGCTGCTGCACGACGGCATCTGGCGCTGCGAGCCCCAGCCGAGCCCCTTCGCGGTGGTCAACCTGTACGTGGACGTGCGGGACATCTACGGCAACGCACGGGTCATCGACCGGCTGTTCATGGACCCGCTCTACTCCGGCGCCCACGTGACGCTGTACGCCACCGAGCAGGAGCCGACCGGCGAGTTCGTCGCCTCGGACACCCCGCTGGCCTACCCCGCGTCCTACATCGAGGGCGTGCCGCCCGAGCGGCGGACCAACGGCTTCGTCTTCGGCACGCAGGCCAGCCGGATCGTGCTGGACAACCAGGCGGTCCAGTTCCGGGCCAACAAGCCGTGGTGGCTCGGCATCAGCCTCACGGTCAACGCCACCGGAGCCCACCGGGTCTTCACCTGCGCCGCGTTCCACCTCGACTACGACGGCACCCAGTTCACGTTGACCAGCGGTGGCGTCACGGTGGCCGTCTCTCCTGGCGCGACCAACGGTGGGCTCTACGGGCTGGTGGCCTCGTACGACGGCTCGGCGCTGTCGCTCAAGGTCAGCCGCCCGGATTCCACGACCACCGTGGCCCTCGCCACCGCGCCTACTTCTATCAACACGCCGCTGAACCGGCTGGTCGTCGGCACCGAGGAGGGCGGTTCCCAGGCGCCCGAGTTCACCCTGCACACCCTGGTGCTCAAGCAGGCCGTCCTCGACACCAACGAGGACGCCGCCTTCTTCGAGGCTCCCTCGTCCTTCGCCCTCAAGCCCGAGTACGCCCGCGACGACGACGGGCGCACGAACAACGCCGTCGTCCGGTACGACAAGGCGCTCACGCAGCCACTGACGAGCCCGGAGCGGCCCGCGAACATCACTGGCTTCCTGGGAGGCCCAGGGGACCGCTACGAGAGCCTCACGTGGACGCCCATCAACCGCGACTTCGTGCTGCGCCGGGGCAACTACGACTTCGACCCGACACGGGCGCGCTACATCAAGTGCGAGTTCACCAACTTGACCGTGCAGCCGTTCGAGGTCTTCACCCCGATCACCCGGAAGATGAAGGTCTTCCCAGCGGACGTGCTCGCTCGCTTCGAGGCCGACCAGGCTGTCCGACAGACCTCGGTCCGGCTCGGCGGCGGGGCGATGACCCAGAACGTGCTGCTCGGCCAGTCGATCAAGCCGATCACGGTGGATCCCGCCAAGGGCTACACCCCGACCTCGGCCAAGTACGTCTCCGACCCCAACGCCGCCCAGCGGCTGTCCACGCTGTCCTACCTGTACCGCTTCACCGCCTGGCAGACCGGCGCCACCGCACCGCGATTCACCCACCAGCAGGTCCACCACTACGAGACGCTCGAAGTCCTGCACGAGCAGAAGATCGCGTTCTTCGTCGGCCTCAAGGGCATCCGCGCCTACCGCAAGTCGTACACCGCGAACGACGACGCGGGCATGTACCTCGACCTGTTCCACGACGACTGGCACATCTCGCAGAGCACGTGGACCCTCGACGGCTACGGCCTGGCAGCACCCGGTCTGCTCGGGGACCGCACCGAGCACCAAGCCACCTCGAAGGCGTTCAAGAGCGTCCGGCGGGTGCGCGGCATCCAGTTCGCCACGACGCAGAGCCCGCCCATCGAGTTGCTCCCGGACCCGGACTTCAACGACACCGAGTTGACCGACTGGACCCTCGCGGGCGATGCGTTCAACCCCGGTGACGCAGGCAGCAACAAGCCGCAGGTCAGCAACGACTACAACACCGACATCGGCACGACCGTCAAGGTCACCCGCGACACGACCTCGAACCCGCGCACCTGGGATCAGGTCAACGCCGAGTTCCACACGTACTCCGGGCTCGAAGGCAAGCACTACGTCGATGTCGAGTCCCAGGTCGTCGGGATCGGCTTCGGTGGTCTGCGGTCCAAGTCGTTCGTCGTCCCGTCGCTGGCGGGGCGCCTCTACGCTGCCGCCCGCGTGGTCAGCCCCACCCCGTTGGACCAGCCGTTGGTCGTCCAGATCGTGGCGAGCGACGGCACCGTGCTGGCCGAGGAGGAGCGGCTGATCGCCCCCAACGAGGTCAACGAGTGGTACGCCGCCTACACCATCGGTGAGGGCGGTGCGGCCACTCCCAACACGTACGACGACGTGTCAGCGGCGCACCCGACATGGGCGCAGGCCGAGGGACGCACCTGGGACCAGTTGGGCTTCGACACCGAGCGGCTCAACCTGCCGGTGACTGCCCGGCTCATCCAGCGCGGAGCGGCCCACAACTCGTGGTACACCGACAACCTCGCGCTGTTCGATGACTCCATCGTCTGGGAGTTCAGCAACGACGGCGGCAAGCGGTTCTTCCCGGTGTACGACATCCGCAACAACCCGCGTGGCGTCTTCATCTTCCCGGATGGCCCGGAGACGGCCTTCGTGCCCGGCGACAGCAGTGGAGCCCCGGTTGGCGACACCGGAGGAGCCCCTGCACCGGATGGTCCGCGCACGTACCAGCAGATCGAGGACTTGGACCCGAGCCCGTTCCTGCCAACGTACGGCGACCTGTCGGTGCAGACCTACGCCGAGTTGGGCAACGTGAGCGCCAGCGAGAGCGAGGGTGGCTCTGGCCCGGTGCAGGCTGGCACCAACCCGGCCTACAACCCGCCGCACCCGGACCCGACCGTGGGCTACGACCTCGTGTGGCGGGTCACCGGCTACCGGGCTGGCTTGCACGTCAACTCGCTGGCGATCCGGCCTTGGTACGACGATCTCGTGTCGCACCAGCCCGCCCCGGAGATGCCGCAGATCAGCGGCCCGAACATCGCGCCGTACGACCACTACCCGCGCATCGAGGACGACCCGCACTGGAAGTTGTGGCACAAGCCGATCCCGGAGGAGTGGTTCTTCTTCCAGCGCCAGTGGCTGCTGCTGCGCACCGAGGTCGCCACGACCGTCACCTCGGTCGGTGTCCCGACCGGCTACCTCAACGACACGCTGCTGCTGTCCGCAGGAGCGCCGGTCATCGACAACCGCCCCGCCGAGTTGCTGTCTGACGGACTCGTCTACGACCCACCGCCAGGCTCACTGCTCGGTGACGCCTTCATCATCCCAGGGAGCACTCCATGACCGACCGCGCACACCTTCTGCGTCCGGTCCTCGACGTACAGGGCAACGTGCTTACCGGCTGCTCGGTGGCCCTGTACGAGCCTGGGACAACGACCCCGATCACCGATCAGGTCTTCCTGACGAACACGACGACGACCGTCACCCCGATGCCGCACGTCTTCGCCAACGGCGTCATCAGCATCTACCTCGACACGCCCCGGCGAGTCACCATCGGCGTGACCCACGGCAGCAACCCGGAGTTCTTCTTCGAGGACATCGACGTGGGCGCGGTCGGCGGCGCGGGCTTCCGGGCTGGCACCGGGACGGACACCGTGATCGGTGGTGACATCAACCCCGCTCGCCCAGTCGATGCCGCTGGCGACGAGGCGCTGGTCATCGGAAACAGCGGCATCGGCAACGGTGGCAACAACACCGCACTCGGCACTGCGGCTGATGCGAGCGGCTTCGGTACGACCGCTGTCGGACATACCGCCCGAGCGCAGGCCATCGGCGCAACGGCACTCGGTGAACAGGCGCTCGCTACCGGCCCCTACTCCGTGGTGCTCACCCGAGGTGGTCAGGCCAACGGCAAGTACGACATCGCCATCGGCTACAACACCCGCACGGGGGTGCCTGCCCCCTCCGACATCAACACCATCCGCAACAACATCGTCATCGGTGCGCAGGCCACCGCTCGCAAGAGTGACTTCACGCCGACCTCGCGCTCCATCGTCATCGGTGGCGGGGCACACACCGACGAGGACGACCACGGCGTCATCAAGGTCGATCAGTTGGAGGTCGTGCCGTCCAGCACGTCTGGTGCTCCGACGACCTTGGCTCTGCACGACACTGTGGACGGCACCAAGCGCGTCATCGGGGTGACAGCCACCGGCCTGACCTTCGACGGTCAGCCCTACCCGGCTGCTGGCGGTGGCGGTGGGGGAGGCGGCGCTGGTGTCGCAGGCGCTGCGGGCTATCTCGCGTGCAGCGGTGGCCCCGTGCCCGCAGATCAGAGTCCGTACCCGGCTGTCAGCAACCCGAACGACTTCTACTCCGTGGGCGAGGTGCCGCACAGCGTCCGCAACTCGACCATCGCTCTCGGTGCGGGGACGTGGCTGGTCACCGTCTCGGGGTCGTGGGACAACTTCCCTTGGCCCGCAGGGAACAACGGCTACGCCCAGGCGTACGTCGCCGGGGTGGGTGTCCTCATCAAGTTCGACTCCGACCGGGACGCCCACCTGACCTCCCTGTCGTTCACCGGCACTGCGATCTTGTCTGTGGATGAGACGGGCTACGACCTGCTCGCGGGGTCGAGCAACTTCTCGGGTGGGACGCTCACCAACCTCAACATGACCTTTGCCTACCTGACCACGGGCAACGCGACGGCCTACACCCTCGAAGGCATCGCTGCTGGTGACATCTCGACCAGCCCGAGCCTCATCAAGCCGGGGCTGCGAGTGCCCCGCAACTCCAACGCCATCAACATCGTCGGCAGGCTCGACACCCCGCCTGTCGGTGCCGACATGATCGTCACCGTCGAGCGGTGGAACAACGGTGCCTACGCCAACGATGTCGGCACCATCACGATCCCCGATGGCGTCAGCCTGGGGGTGCTCGACCCGATCTCTGTGGCCTGCACCAAGGGCGACATCCTCAAGTTCAACTGCTCCCAGGTCGGCTCGACAACCCCCGGCTCCGACCTGCTCATGAGCGTGGACTTCGCGTGACGTACGTCGTCTGTGTTCCCGTCGTTCCTGCCGGGGTGCCGAACGTGGCCCCAGGCATCATCCGCAACCTCGACGCAAGCCAGACGTTGGACAGCAACGACGCAGCGCGACGGGTCTGGGGATGGGATCCGCCGTATGGCCCGCCGGTCATCTCCTACACCAGCAGCGTCTACAACGCGAGCGCGGGCCACTTCCCGTTCAGCGATCCAGACAACTGGACCAAAGGTTCGCTGGTCGCCACCCGCACGGGACCGGCCACTGACTTCCCTCAACTGACACCCGCTTCACGGCCACAGGACCAGCACACCGGCTACGGCACCTTGATGGACACCCACACCGACACCGGGGCGGATGCGCCGTACAGCGTCTTCATCATCGAGGTCTACGCCACCACCGCTTTCGGCCAAGGTCCAGTTGCACGGGCGGTCACTGCGGCGTGGCGGTCCTTCTAGCCGCCCTGTCTAACCACCCCCGAGCCCTGTGAAGGGGTGAGAGAGCACCGAGAGGACCACGATGACCCGCGCACACCTGTACCGCCCCGTGGTGGACAACCAGGGCAACGTGCTGCCGAACGCCATCGTCCGGGTCTTGCAGCCGGGGACCACGACGCCGATCAGCGACACGATGTACGTGGACGACACCAGCGGCGTCACCCGATCCAATCCGCACACCTACGCGGACGGCGTGATCGACTTCTACGTTGAGGACGCCCAGCGGGTCCGCCTCGGCATCAAGATCGGCTCGGGCACCGAGGTCTTCTACGAGGACGTGGACATCCTTGAGCCCGCGACTGGTGGCGGTGGTGGAGACATCCTGCGGGTCGTCCCAGCCTCTGGTGCGGCACAGACCATCCCCGAGCCGACCATCGCCAACATCAACAAGATCCTGATGACCGACGACTGCACCTTCACCTTCCCGCCCGGAGAGGTGGGCAAGGAGTTCATCCTGGCCTTGGAGCAGGACGGTCCCTTCCCGAAGGCGCCCACCGGGGTCCACTCGCTCCCTCTCGATGACGGCGGCAGCATCGACTGGTCCACGTACGGATACGTGACCTACTACGTCACCACGGTGGATAGCGGCGGCTTCGAGTCGCCCATCACCGAGAACGACGAGGGCTACGTTTCTGGCACCTATGGTGTCACGACCGGATCGGTCTACACATCTTGGGACTACAACCAGTTCGCGGACCACTACAAGGTCTACCGGAACGACCCGAGCACTCCGGGTGCATACCTCTACCTCGCTGACGTGATGGGTGGCTCCACCGAGTTCACCGACGACGGCACTCTCCCCGGAACGCCGGTTGCCAACTTGGCGACCAGAGTGGGGCGTCACGCCACCTGGCCCAGCGAGGTCATCAACCCACCCGATCTGGTGATCGCCAGTGGCGCCGTGGACTGGCTGCGCTTCATCTGCTTCGACGGCACCAACTGGGTCAGCATCGGCGCTCGCGTGGCTGGTCTGCAAGACCCCAACGGCAACATCGTGATCGGCAAGGACGCCCTCGCCATCGGCCAGTCCGGCTCCTCCATCGTCTTTGGCAAGGAGGCCGAGGTTTCCTCGAATGGACCCGCTGTGGCGATGGGTCGCCGTGCAAAGGTCAGAGGGAACGGTGCCTGGGCCATCGGGGACACCGCCATGTCTGACGAATGCAACGCTGGCGTGCTTGCTGCTGATGCTGTCGAGATCGTCCCCTTCGGGAACTACCACTCGACGCTTGTCCTTCACGATGACTACGGGGACCGCTGGGATGTCTACGTGGACACGATGGGTCACCTTCGTGTCGGGCCGCACCGCGAGTCGAGCGCGTGCAACCCCATCATCGGTTGACGAGGGAGAAGTAGATGTACGAGCGGAATCACGCGCATCTTGAGGAGATCTCGCAGCACCTCCTCGGGATCACCCGCGCCACCATCGGCACAGACATCCCGTCGTTCGACTGCCGTACCCCCGGCGACATCCACTACGACCAGCCGACCGGACGCACGCTGGTGCTCAAGGGCGCCCTCGGCACGTCGTTCCGAGACAACTTCAATCAGAAGGATGGACCAAAGGACTACTACTCCGGTGGGCAGCCGCACAACTTCCTGTCGGAGTCTCTCTATCCCGGTGGTGGCGCCATCACCGTTGACGAGCGCGAGTTGGCGTTCGGTGTCAACGGTGGTGGCTACGTCGTACAGGTCGGCAGCGGTGCGCAGATCATCGCCGCCACCTTCCCTGGCGGGATCTACGGTGGCTTCGAGCAGGAAGATCTGCTGTTGCGCAGCAACAGCAACGGCTCTGGCTACATCATCCAGATCCGCCAGAACGGCGTGCGCCTTGCTGTAGGTGATGCCGCCAGCAACGTCTTGCTGCATACCTTCTCGACCGGCAACCCTGGGTATGACCGCTTCGCTGCCCAGGTGGATACCAGCAACACAGCGCCCACCATCAGCGTCTGGCGCAACGACATCCTGCTCGGCACCTACACCGATGAGAGCGGCAGCCCCGCGCTCGGCTCGTACGTCGGTGTGGCAGGCAAGGACACGCGGGTCGGACTGGTGGACGGTGCTGCCCTGGGCAGTCTGCGGTGGGTCTACAACGAGCCGCTCTACCTGTCCTGCGTCGTCGCGGGCGAGGTCGCCGTCGCCACTCACATCTTCAAGCCGGGCCTGCGCATCCCGACCGGCCCGACCACGGTGCGCCGAATGATCGTCCGGGTGGACATCGCACCCGGCGGCTCGGGCGGTGGCTTCACGGTCGTCGGCCACCGCTACAACAACGGCGTGGACACCGGGGACAGCATCTCGGTCACGGTGAACGCCGGAGACAACGTGGCGGTCACAAACGCGACGGTGGACACCGCCCAGGGCGACATGTGGAAGTTCGACGTGACCAGCGTCAACGGCACCCCGGCCTCCGACATGCTCATCAACCTCGACTGCTTCTGATGGGCGCCGTCTGCACACTCGGTCCGGTGGCTTCGCCATCTCCACCGCCCCGCTCCCTGGGGGCGTGGACCTGGCAGAACACCGGCACGACCAGTGACTACAAGGCGTACGGGGTCAGCGAGGGCTTCTCGCTCGATGACTTCACTGTGGTGAACGCCCCAGCCGCAGGAGACAGCGGCCCCGTGCTGGTCACCATCACAGGCGAGAACGTCGGCAACTCGGTCGGCAACCCCGGCTACAACCGGCTGCGCTTCCAAGTCAAGTTGGGCCAGAACGCAGTAGGGGGCACCCCGGTTGGGTCTGTGGAGCAAGATCCGGCCACCGGCCCCGCCAGCGTCAGCGCCACGGTGAACAAGTTGGCTGCCGAGAACACGATCATCGTGCTGGACCTCCTCGGCAACAACCTGGCGATCTTCACGCTCGCCCCGTGAGCCTGTCCAACCCCTCTTGAGCCCTGTGAAGGGGTGAGGGACGAGAGAGGACCACGATGGCGCGGGCTCACCTGCTCAAGACGATCACCGACAACGCGGGCAACACGCTCGCTGGCGCCTCGATCCGTGTCCTGCGTCCTGGGACGAACACCCCACTGGCCGACCCGTTCTACGGGTCTAGCGCGGGTGGCACGCCGCTCTCGAACCCGTTCACGAGTCTGACGGGCGTCGTCTCGATCTACACCGACACCCCGCAGCGCGTCACGCTGGGCGTCACGCTGGGCAGCAACGCCGAGGTCGTGTTCGAGGACGTGGATGTCCTTGAGCCCGCCGAGGGCGACTTCCAGACCGCCGCGCAGACGCCCTACACGTCACCGAGCGTGTCGATCACCGCACAGAACGTGCAGGACGCCCTCGACCAGATCATCGCGTCCACCGGAGCCGGTGGTGCCGACTCGACCCATGCCGGAGACGGCTTCGAGTCCACCCAGGTCGGTCCCGGTGCCATCGCAGAGAGCGACCAGAGCACTGCGCTGGGTCACAACGCTGACGCCTCGACCTTCCAAGCCACGGCTCTGGGTGAGTCCGCTTCGGCGGGTGGCACCGGCTCCACAGCGGTCGGCCAGGCTGCTGCGGCCAGCGCCAACCAAGCCAGCGCGGTCGGCTCGGACTCGGTAGCCAGCGGGCTCCGAGCCACGGCGCTCGGTGCCCAGACCCAGGCCAGTGCCAACGACACCACGGCGGTCGGTGAGGTCGCTCTGGCGACCGCTCTGCGCGCCACCGCCCTCGGTGCCGGAGCGCACGCGGCTTCGGCAGACGCCACAGCGGTCGGCTTCGCGGCCCAGGCCACGGCTGCTCGGGCCATCGCTCTCGGTGCAGGGGCGGTTGCGGCCACCGCTGATGAGACGGTCGTCAAGACCGACACGGTGGAGGTCGTGCCGTCCAGCCCGACCGGCCATGCCACCCGTGTGCGGCTGTACGCCGCCGACGACGGCGCCCACACGGTCGGGGTGGATCAGGATGGCCTGCTGTTCGATGGCGCCGCCCTGGTGGCTGCCTCGATCTCCTTCGCGCCTGTGGGGACCATCGCGGCCACTGACGTGCAAGCAGCCGTCGTGGAAGTCGAGAGCGATGTCCAGGCGGTCGCCACGGCGCTGTCAGACCACCTCGCGGACACCACCGACGCTCATGACGCCTCGGCCATCTCCTACACACCAGCAGGGTCGGTCGCCGCCACCGATGTGCAGGCTGCGATCACCGAGTTGGCGACCGAGAAGTACGGGCCGGAAGTGTCCCAGCCGTTCTCCACCAAGACGGCTGATTACACGCTGACCAACGCCGACTCGGTGGTCTTCTTCTCCGGTGTCACCCTGACCGCCACTCTCCCCACGCCGGTTGGACGCACGGGTCGGATGTTCACCATCAAGAACCTCGACTCGACCGCTCTGACGGTGACCCCACTGGTCGGAACCATTGACGGAGACGCCTCCCGCACCTTGGCCCAGTATGCGGTTCTACGGGTGGTTGCTGATGGCGCCAACTGGGGCGTCGTCTAGTTCGCTTCTCCACACCCTGTGGAAGATGCCTGTGGACTGGACGTGCTCACTCTGGGTACAGTCCCACTAGCAAGCATCTTGGGAGTGGACGGGGGTGACCAGCATGGTGCTCGACTTCGCAGTGGCTTCGGCGGTCTACCGTGCCCGCCAGATCGAGCGTGCCCTCCACGACTCCGGTCCGTGGACGATGACCTGGGGGCCGCACGAGGTGCCTGCCTGTCGCCTGGTGGGCGAGTCCTCGATCAAGTTCCTCGGGCACTTCCCGGAGCACTGCTTCCTCGTCGCTCCTGACCCCGCTCTGACCCTCAAGTGCCGGGGCGAGGTCGTCGGCACCCGCGCCATCGAGTTCCCTGGCGACGGTGAGTTCGGCGTCGAGTGGGAGTTGGCGCTGGCGGCTCCCGCCACGGTGTGACACAGACAGTCGAGGCGCCCTCCGAGCCCCAGTGGCCGGAGGGCGCTCTCTACTTCTCCCCCTGGGGTCTGTTCGAGTTCCAGATGGAGGGCATCTCCGTCTCGCTGGTGCTCACCGAGATGCACAACCACAACGGCGGCGCCGGGATCATCTGGGACACCGGCCTGGGCAAGTCGCACCTGGCGATGGTGGTCGCAACCTTCCTCATGGGCGAGGGGCTGATCGACCACACCATCGTCGTGTGCGAGCGGGTCAAGATGGGCGAGTGGGTGGACGACTTCCACCAGTTCACCGCCTTGCAGGCCATGAAGCACCACGGGCCGGGCCGGGAGAAGCGGCTCAAGGAGTCCAACCACGCCGTCACCGTCACGACGTACGAGACGGGTCGCACCGACTTCGGCAAGTTGATCCAAGAGCCCAACAAGCGCGGCAAGACGATGGTGGACGGCTGGATGCTGGACCACTTCCGTGGGGCTCGGGTGCTCATCGTCTTCGATGAGGCCACCAAGTTGAAGAACCGCTCCTCGCAGACCCACCGGGTGTGGGCGCACGCGACCAAGCAGATGCGCAAGGCAGCCGGGGTGCGGACCATCGCGCTGTCGGCCACGCCGTTCGAGACAGGCCCGGACGACGTGTTCAACGTCCGCCGGATCTGCCAGCCGGTGGGGCTGCCGACCATCGCGGAGTACGAGAAGACCTTCCTGCGTGGCCGCGACCCGTTCGGGCGCCCGCAGTACCACAAGGGCTTGCTCCCGCTGTTCCATCAGGAGTACGTCCGACCGTGGATCCACCGCAAGCGCAAGACCGACGAGGACGTGATCGCCCAGTTCCCCAAGATGACCGAGCAGAGCCTCAAGTTCGACCTGCCACCGGACACCCTCAAGTTCTACGAGGCTGTCGAGGCGCTCGGCTGGGACGACGAGACGGGCGAGCCGGTGGACGTGCCGGGGCTCTACACCGTGCTCCGGCAGATCGCTGGCTACCCCGAGGCCATCACCCGCAGCCCTGGCGCGCTGGCGACGATGCTCACCGAGGAGTTCGGGCGGGACTACATCTGCGCGCTGCCCTCGGTGAAGGCCGAGGCGCTCGTGGAGCACGCCGGGGTCATCACCGAGCAGGGCGCCAAGTTGGTCGTCTTCTCCTTCTTCGGCCAGTCCATCGTGCCGCTGCTGACCCGCGACTTGGAGAAGCACAAGATCAAGGTCTTCACCAACCACGGCGGGCTTACCGAGGCCGTCGCTGACGCTGCCAGGAAGGCGTTCCGGGCCTGGGAGGGTCCGGCGGTGCTGGTGTCCTCGGATGCGGGCTCCAAGGGCTTGAACCTGCCCGAGGCGACGTACGTGACCAACTACGAGTTGCCGACCCTGCACACGTCCTACATCCAGCGGATCAACCGCTGCTCGCGCATCGTCGGCGGCAAGGACAAGATCCTCACCGTCCAGTCCTACATCGCCCTGGGCACGGTCGAGGAGAGCCGGGCCGAGACGATGATGACCCGCAACGAGGACGCCGACATCGTGCTCGGGGACGACACGTACGACGACGAGAGGTTCGTCAGCGCAGCCGACCGGCGCGCTGCCCTGGGCATCGCCCGCAACCGAAAGAGGACCAAGCGCAGATGAGCGAGCGGATCACCGAGCAGGTAGCGGCCATCGTGGAAGACGTGATCGACCGTGCGGCCCCAGGACAGGGCATCGCCTACGAGGTGGCCCTGGTGCTCATGCCGGGGCCGGAGGGGCGCCCACAGCCGCTCCTGGCGGTCGTCCTGACCATCCCGAGCCCGGTGCTGGGCCAGGGTCTGGCGAACACCATGCTGATCCCGTCGCTGGCGCCGGAGGCCGAGCAGTTGGAGGGCGCACTGCGCAACGCCATCGAAGGCTTGCAGCAGCAGCGCAGCGTCATGCTGGCGGGCTCCAACGGCCACGGTGGTGCTCCTGGCCCCATGACGAGCCCGTCCGGCCTGATCCTTCCCGGACAGGGCTGACACCACCTCAAACGGTCTGCTACGGTCCCCGACGCGGTGAGGCCCACCGTGGGGCAGACGACGAGCCGACAGGGCATACGGGATGCGACATCCCCGGCGCTCGGAGGCAGAGGCGTCTCCTACCTAGAAGCCAGTGCAGAGTCTGGTGGGGTAGGGGGCAGCCTCTGAACCTCTGGGCGCCGGGATGGGGTGGTGGACCCGTACAACCCTTCTACTGGGACGGTGATCTTGAGCCAGCCAGCCACGGAGGGTGACGACCGGGCCTTCTACGTGAGTGAGGGTGGGCAGGTGGTCTACTCCTCCCCGAGCGAGGTCTGCGGCTACAAGAGGAACCCGAGGTCGGGTCGCCTGCCGTGCAACAAGCGGGCTGGACACGGTGGGACGCACTCCTACACCCCGAAGTCCCGATAGACCGTACTACCGGACATCTTTGGAGTGTGGTATTCTTCTTGGGTCAGAGTCATCACGACCCACAGGAGGCACCTCCGTGTCCACCCTCTCCGCTGATCTCGAACAGGCCGTCCGTGCCATCGTTCGCGACGAGATCGCCAAGGCTGGTGGCAGCACCAAGCCAGCCACCCCGCCGCCCGGCGGCTCCGGCGTCACCCCGTCCAGCACCCGCTGCGGGTTCAAGTCCAACGCCGGGGTCTGCACCCGCGAGCAGGGCCACCTCGGTCAGCGCCACCGCTACGAGAAGAACCCGGCGCCCGAGCACATCCCGCCCGCCCGCAACTGGAAGCGCGCTCGCGGCTTCTACAAGAAGTCCGGCACCAAGAACTTCCTCATCGAGGTCGGCCACCCCTGCCGGGTCGAGGGCGAGCGCGGCATGTGGAAGGTCGTCGGCGTCGAGTTCGGCACCGGCCCCAACGAGGGCAAGATCAACGTCGAGGTGAAGACCGACCGTACCGGCCACAGCCGCACCTTCTCGTCCGACCGCATCATCTACAAGCGCCCGAAGAAGGTGTCCTGATGGGCGTCTTCACCAACCATGCCGAGGTCGCCAAGCACGAGTGCCCCAAGTGCGGCGCGCAGCCCGGCGAGTGGGAGTGCCGTGGCATCTTCGGTGTCCACGACGAGCGGTGGGAGTTGGTCTTCCCCAGGCACGACATGACCATCGAGCATCGGCCCGCCGTCGAGGGTGCAGAGATGCCGTTGAGCCACGACTCGTGGCGCTGGGTCTGCAAGTGCGGCACGACCGGCGGCTGGCGCAACCGCAAGGACCACGCCGAGCGCGGCCACACCCTGCACGTCACCAAGGCCACTGGCCGTCCGCCCCTGACCTTCACGAGGAACGTCTGATGTCCCGCATCAAGTACGCCAACATCAAGATCGGCGCCGAGCGGCTCGCGGTCGTGGACCAGGCCACCGAGATCTGCGAGGAGTACGCCCAGCAGGGGCTCTCGCTGACCCTGCGGCAGGTCTACTACCAGTTCGTCGCCCGTGGGCTGATGGACAACAAGCAGCAGAACTACAAGCGGCTCGGAGACATCCTCAACGACGCCCGCATGGCCGGGCTGTTCGACTGGGACTACATGATCGACCGCACCCGCAACCTCGTCAGCCAGCCGCACTGGGAGTCGCCGCGCACCCTCATCAACGCGGTGTCCGAGCAGTACCGCACCGACCTGTGGAAGACGCAGAAGCAGCGGGTCGAGGTGTGGATCGAGAAGGACGCTGGCATCGGCGTCATCGAGGCCGTCTGCGAGGGCAACAACGTCCCGTACTTCGCCTGCCGTGGCTACACCAGTGCCAGCGAGATGTGGGCTGCGAGCCAGCGCGTCGGTGACTACTTGCGCCGTGGCGACCGGGTGACCATCCTGCACATCGGTGACCACGACCCGTCCGGGCTGGACATGACCCGCGACATGCAGAAGCGCCTGGCGACCTTCGTGCTCAACGACTGGAAGCGCGAGTTCATGGCCGGGATGACCGGCATCACCAGCGCCGACATCTACGACCACATGCGCCGCAACATGACCATCGTCGGTGGCAACGTCGGCCCGACGCAGGCGCCGTTCCGGCTCAAGCGGATCGCGCTGTCCTACGCGCAGGTGCAGCAGTACGCCCCGCCTCCGAACCCGGCCAAGACAACCGACTCGCGCTTCGAGGCGTACATGGCCGAGACTGGGCTGGACGAGTCGTGGGAGTTGGATGCGCTCGACCCCCGCGTCCTGCAAGACCTGATCCAGGCCGAGATCGACCTCGTGAAGAACGAGGACACCTGGGATGAGGCGTACGAGCGGCAGGAGCGCGAGCGCGCCCTGCTCCGGCTCGTCTCCCAGAACTGGACCGAAGTGACCGACAACTACCGCGACCAGATCCCCGGTGCGGACGACGACGAGGACGACGACCGTGGCTGACAAGATGCTCGACCGCATCTCCAAGGTGCTGCACCAGGCCGAGAACGCCAGCACCCCGGAGGAGGCTGCGGCCTTCATGCAGAAGGCCCAGGAGTTGGCCTCGGCCAACGCCATCGACCTCGCCATCGCTCGGGCGCACCAGGCCGACAAGTCCAAGCGGCAGACCCCCGAGAAGCGGACCATCCGCATCGAGGAGCGGTCGTGGCGGTTGAGCCCCACGACGAAGTGGAAGTGCCAGTTGTTCCTCGCCATCGCGGCGGTCAACGACCTTGAGTGCCTGATCGCCAGCAACAACACCGTGGTGTGGCCGTTCGGCTTCCCCGGCGATCAGGACGTGGCCGAGGCGCTCTACAACTCGCTCGTCATCCAGATGGTCGCTGCTGCCGACGACGGCCTCAAGCGCGGCCTCAACAAGGAGAAGAAGCGGGTCTACAAGCGGGTCCGCGAGGAGATCCCCAACGATGAGCGCGCCTGGGGTGAGCCGGTCGATGAGGAGTCGTGGAACACCCACCGCTACTACGCGGACAGCCAGAGCGTCCACGACGAGATGGTGGAGCAACTCGGCCAGGAGTACGCCGACAAGCACTACCCGCTGCCGCCGAAGTTCCGCAAGGTCCGGGTCAAGGACGAGAACGGCGAGTGGGTGATTGAGGAGTCGATGCGCACCGCCGTGGATGGCCGCATCTGGCGGCAGAACTTCTACGACGGCTTCATCGCCCGGATCTCCGGTCGGCTGTGGGCTGCCAAGGCCGAGGCCCGCAAGCAGTACGACGACCAGCACGCCTCCTCGTCCGACGAGACGGGGCTCGTGCTCCGGTCCAAGGCGCTCGAAGTCAGTGAGGCGTTCAAGGCCGACGTGGGTGACCGCAAGTTGGGCGTCCACAAGGAGCCCGAGATCCAGTGGGACTGGCGCGGGCGAGAGGCTGGTCAGCAGGCCGGTGCTGTCGCGAGCCTGGGGACGGAGGTGACCTTGGGGGCCAGCAACAAGAAGGCGCTCGGCTGACCAATACCAATCATTCTCGTAGTACCTTCCACGCACCACCCCGACTACAGGGAGCCACTACATGGCGAGCACCACCCGCAAGAAGCCAGGACTCAAGGCGTCCGCCGAGGTCGCCAAGAAGGTCAAGGGTCTGACCGACCAGTTCCTCGACTGCCGTGACCCCGGTCTGCGACACGCCTGGGTCCGCGAGAACGACTTCCACGTCATCAAGATGGCGACGACCGGACGACGCAAGATCGAGGCGCTCGGACGCACCGAGGTCTGCGGACGCTGCGGCACCGTCAAGAACGAGCGGTTCATCAACGGCACGGGCGGCATCGAGAAGGTCGGGCAGTCCTACGACTACCCGCAGGGCTACCTCATGCCGGGCATCCCCCGTGGCGTCACCCCGAGCACCATCGTCTATCAGGAGCAGTACCGCCGGACGATGGAGCGCGTGGCCGGTGCGGCTCGCGGTCAGCGGGAGCACGCCAGCCGGTGACCGAAACTGTCGTGACCCCGCCGTACGCTGCGCCCTGCTCCTGTGAGGGCTCTGACGGTGACGACTACGGCTTCACTCTCGACATCAGAACGGGCGTGTGGGTCCACGCCCGGTGTCGGCTCCCCAAGCCCCTCCTGGGGCAGCACCAAGGGGTACTTGTCACTCCAAGCATCTCTGTAGTACCTTCGCAGGAGCACAACGACCAGCCCATGACGACCGAGGAGCCAGACATGACCGCCACGACCGAAGCCCCCGCCCTCATCAAGCCCAAGACGTGGGCCGACGCGCAGGCCAACCTGGCGGCGATGCTCCCCGGTTACGAGCAGCGCAAGGAGCAGAACGCGCTCGCGGAGGCCGTCGAGAAGGCGCTCAAGGACCGCCGCCACCTGCTGGCCGAGGCGGGCTGCGGCACCGGCAAGTCCCTTGCCACGATGATCCCGGCGATCCTCTCGGGCAAGAAGGTCGTCGTCTCCACCGCGACCATCGCCCTGATGGAGCAGTACGCCAACAAGGACGTGCCGTTCTTGCAGGCCAACCTCGGCAAGCCGTTCTCGTTCGCGCTGCTCAAGGGCCGCTCCAACTACGCCTGCGTCAACAAGATGCAGAACACCACCACCGACCAGGCGCCGTTCCTCGCGGACGTGCTGACCGAGTTGGCCGAAGACCCCAACCACGACGGCGACAAGCAGCACTTCTCCACCCCGATGACCGACATGGACTGGCGCTCCATCGCCAGCACGAGCGACGAGTGCCCCGGCAAGCGCGAGTGCCCCTTCGGCTCGGTCTGCTTCGCGGAGGCTGCCAAGGCCCGCGCCAAGGCTGCCGACGTGGTGGTCACCAACCACGCGCTGCTGTTCACCGACCTCAAGGTCCGCGAGATGACGGACGGCCACGCGCAGATGCTGGGCGAGTACGAGGCCGTCGTGCTGGACGAGGCCCACGAGATCGAGGACTACGCCACCAACGCGCTGGGCGACTCGATCCGCGAGTCCGGCGTCCGTCGCCTCATCACCGAGGTCCGCAACTTCGCCGGGGAGCAGGGCAGCGAGGACCGCGACCTGCACGGCTTCGAGGTCACCAACGCCCTCACCGCCGTCTGGTCGCTGCTGCCGGAGAAGTTCGGCCCGGAGTCCGTCATGACGCTGCGGTACTTCGCGGAGAACTTCGAGACGTTCGCCCAGTTGATCGACGCCCTGCGCGAGATGGCCGAGAAGATCAGCGCCGTCAGCGCCCGCGACGAGAAGGCCGAGGGTCGCCGCACCATCCTGGCCCAGCGCGCCAACGGCTACGCCGAGCGCATCGCCCAGGTCATCACCGCCGAGGACGACTCGCTCGTCCGCTGGATGGAGGACGACGGCAAGGGCAACCGCATCTTCAAGAACGCGCCGCTCAACGTCGGTGACTGGCTGAACGCCTGGCTGTGGAGCCGGGTGCCCTCGATCCTCGTGTCGGCCACCCTCTCGGTCGGCGGCGACTTCACCTACATCCAGAGCCGGATCGGCCTGCCGGACCCGCTGACGCTGAACGTCGGCTCGCCGTTCGACTTCGACAACCAGGCGCTGCTCTACCTGCCGGGCCGCAACGTCCCGAGCCCGAAGCAGACCCAGGCGTGGCGTCAGGTCGCCGCCGTGACCACCCTCGAACTGGTCGAGGCTGCTGGTGGTGGCGCCCTGCTGCTGTTCACCTCGCGGGCCTCGATGCAGTCCACCTACGCGGCGCTCAAGCCGACGCTGGCGCGCAAGGGCTTCAACACCTTCATGCAGGGCCAGGACGGCAACAACAAGGAGATCGCCGCCGCCTTCCAGGCCGACGAGCACTCGGTCCTGTTCGCCCTCAAGTCCTTCTTCACGGGCGTGGACTTCGCTGGCGAGACGTGCCGCCTCGTGGTCATCGACAAGATGCCCTTCGCCGTCCCCACCGACGTGATGTTCAACGCCCGCTGCGCCGCCTACGACCGCGCTGCCGGTCGCTCGGCGTCCTTCGGTGGCATGAGCATCCCGGCCATGACACTGACCCTCTTGCAGGGCTTCGGGCGCCTCATCCGGTCCAAGACGGACCGTGGTGTCGTCGCCATCCTCGACAGCCGCCTCGTCACCGAGGGCTACGGTCGCAAGATCGTCGGCAACCTGCCGGACTGCCCGGTCACGATGGACCTGGCGGACGTGCGCAACTTCTACGCGAAGGACTGATCCGTGCTCTGCTTCTGGCTGTTCGTCATCTGCATCGTGGTGGCCCTGGTGCTGTTCGCAGCGTCACGGCTCGCGGAGCCCGGCAGCGAGGCCCGAGAGGGTCTGCCGTGGGGCACGGGCGTTCTCGGCCTGCTGGCCCTGTTGTTCGGCGTCATCTCGATGCTCGCTCCGGTCGGCACCAAGAACGTCGCTGTGCTCACCACCTTCGGCAAGCCGGACGGAGCCCTCGGCAACGGCTTCCACCTCAAGGCTCCGTGGCAGGTCAAGCACGAACTCTCCGACGCCATCCAGACCGACACCTACGCCAGCGACAAGGGCGAGGGCACCCAGAGCCACGCCGAGGGCTCGTGCATCAACGTCCGCATCGCCCGCCAGGCCACGGCCTGCGTCAACATCTCGCTGCGCTGGCAGATCCGCGAGGACGGTGTGGACTACCTGTTCCGCAACTACAAGGACAACGACGCCATCACGAAGAACCTTCTGCTGCGTGACTTGCAGACGGCGGTCAACGGTGCGTTCGCTGGCTATGACCCGCTGGGGCTGGACGAGAACGGCAACAGCAACCAGCCGAGTGCCGTCGCCCTTGCCGCCAAGGTGCAGGAGCAGATGCGCACCGACATCGGCAAGTGGATCGACGTGAACTCCGTGCTCATCCCCATCTTCAACTTCGACAAGGGCACCCAGGACAAGTTGAACCAGTTGCAGCAGCAGTACGCCGCGACCCGCGTGGCGAAGCAGCAGTTGCTCACCAACGAGGCGCAGGCTGCTGCCAACCGGGCGCTCGCTGCGTCGGTCACCAACAGTCCCGGCATCCTCGTGTCGAAGTGCCTCGACATCGTGAAGGAGTCGGTGGACAACAGCCGCCCGCTCCCGGCGGGCTTCTCCTGCTTCGGCGGCTCGGCCACCGGCCTGGCGGTCGCCACCAAGTAGGGCACCACCTCAAGCGGTTCCTGTCTTCCCGGCTCGATCTCCTGTGAAGGGGTGAGAGCCGGGAGGCACAGTGACGACGTTCGCGGACATCAAGCGCGTATGCGACAGCGTGAACAACAAGGTCGAGCGCGGCGGTCCAGACGGCAAGAGCGGCAACATCATCTTCGTCTGGGATGAGTTGCAGCCCAACTTCAACGGCCAGCCGTACTGCGCTGGCGGCGTCTCCTGGGTGTGGAAGCACGCCGGGCACCCGTTCCCGGCCATCGACCACCCGTGGGGCTTCTCGTACACCCCGGATGGCGTGTCGTGGGCCAAGAGCCACAAGTTGTGGCTGCCCAACCGTCCCGGCGTCCGCTTCTCCCCCGGCGACACCATCCTGTTCGACTGGCCGAAGAACGGCCACGCCGACCACACCGGCATCGTCATTCAGGACATGGGCGAGTGGATCCTCACGTTCGAGTTCAACACCAGCCCCGGCAACGCCGGGAGCCAGCGCAACGGCGGCGGGTGCTACTACCGCAAGCGCCACAAGGACGCGACCGTGATGGGCGTCTTGCAGTCGTCCAAGTGGCTCGTGCAGCCGGGTGCAGCCAAGCCTGCTGCCGCAGCCCCGAAGCCCGCCGCGAAGACGCTCAAGGCCAACCCGTACAAGACCCCGGTGCTCTCCAAGGCCCGCCCGGTCCTGCGGCTCGGCGGCAACATGACCAGCGCCGAGGTCAAGTTCGTCCAGTGGGCCTGCGGTGCCGTCAAGCAGGACGGCGTGTGGGGTCCGAAGACGGACGGCATCGTCAAGACCTTCCAGAAGTACCACGGCCTCGCGCCGGACGGTGAGGTCGGCCCGCAGACCCTGACGGCCATGCAGCGGGTCACCCGCTAGTGCCCGAGACGACGGGCAAGCAGAAGGCGGGGATCGCCGGGATCACCGCAGCGATGGTCGCTGCCGGTGGCCTCTACACGGCTGTCCACGGGTCGCACTCGGAGACGAAGGCGATCAGCCGCAACGACACCCCGGTGGTCATCAACCGGCCCCACGACGCCAACGGCTCGCCGCTGCCGGTCACGGTCATCACCCCTGGCCCCAACGGCGGTCCGCCCATCGTCATCGTGGGGGCCGAGCCGCCCCGGTGCTTCTACGGCGGCACCGAGGCCAAGCCGCTGCCTGACCCGCACTGCACTCCTGGCGCCACGCGGCTCGTGTCGGTCAGTGAGGTCTGCACGCCAGGGACGGCGGCTGATGCCCGGCACGTCACGGCGGCGCAGAAGAAGCGCGTGGTCGAGGCGTACGGAGCCAGTCCGTTCAAGGGCGAGATCGACCACCTGATCTCGCTCCAACTCGGTGGCTCGAACGACATCAAGAACCTCTGGCCCGAGGCGGGCAAGGTGCCCAACGGCAAGGACGCGGTGGAGAACCGCCTGCACGCCTGGGTCTGCAAGAAGCCCACCCTCGCTCGACTGCACGCCGCCCAGAAGGCCATCAGGACCAACTGGACTACCGCCGAGAGGATCATCACGCCATGACCGTCGCCACCGTCGCTGTCGTCAGCGGCTCCAAGCCCGAGGCCATCAAGGCGCTCCGGCAGACCTGGCGGCGCAGCGCCGACCACTTCCGCGAGCAGATCGTCCGCTTCCTGCGCCTGTCCGTCGCCGCCGCGATGCCGACGCTCCTGCCGTTCCTCATGGGCGGGCACTTCGACAAGAAGACGCTGCTGGCGTTCCTTGTGCCGGTCCTTGAGTGCGCCTACCGGCAGATCTTCCCCAGCCTCGGCGCAGCAGCGGCTGACAACGCCCCTGGCATGACCATCGTCCCGGATCAGGTCGGACTGCCCGCCGACCCGGCGCCGGTCCCTGACGAGGCACCTGTGGCCGAGGATGCCCCTGTCGAGGGCGACCCCGATCTCGACACGGCACCGACCGGCGACTTCTCGGCAGACGGCACCCCGGCGCCGCCCGACTACGTGCCCGAGGGTGACGCTGCTCCGTAGGGGTAGATCAAGGACACCACGTCCCTACCCAAGGAGTACCCCATGAACGTGTTCAGCCTGATCTTGTTCATCATCGCGGCGGTGATCTTCTTCTTGCTCACCGACGACTTCGCAGGCCGCTACCGACGCACTTCGGTCGCTCTCGGCCTCGGCGTCCTGACCGTGGGCTTCATCGTCCAGTTCTGCACCGTCAACCACCCGATCCACTTCTAGGAGCGCGGCATGGTCATCCTCGGACTCATCCTGCTGCTCATCGGCTTGCTGGCGAGCATCCACATCCTGTTCGTCATCGGACTGGTGCTGCTCATCGTCGGGCTGGTGCTGAACTTCGTGCCCCTCGGAGGGACGCGCCGCCGGTACTACTGACGCCTGAACGCCCGTTAGACCACTCCAAGCATCCTTGGTTGCCTATTACCGAGGATGCTTGTAGTGTTTCTCCCATCGTGCCGTAGGCGGCACACCAACGATGGGACGTTCATGAGCGAGAGCACGAGCACCGAGGTCCAGCCGTACATCGAGCGCGGGAAGATCGCGCTCCGCAAGGCCGACGCGACGATGAAGGATCTCGTCCTTGCGGTCACCGACGAGTTGCCCATCAGCAACTACGTCTTCGACATCCCCTTCCCGGCGGTGGCGCCGGTCCGCACGATCACCGAGGCCCAGACCGAGGCGCTCAAGGTGCTGCCCGAGGTCTTCGGCAAGGTCCAGCCCGGCACGCGCCGCACCCTCAAGCCGGAGGAGATCACCACGCTGTTCAAGGAGCGCGAGGTGCTCAAGACCATCGGTGACCTGCTCGACGGTCGCGAGGAGGACATCAAGACCATCGTCCGCCACCACATGGACGTGGACGCCGAGGAGCGCGGCGTAGCCGTGCCGAAGTCCCAGGTGGACCCGGCGACCGGCCAGGTCATCGTGCAGGCCACCGAGCGCGACCAGAACGGCCACTACGTGCTGTGTGCCCCGAAGAAGCCAGAGCGCCTCAACGTCCCCGGCACCGACCAGGCGTGGTCCCGCGAGTACCGCACAGGCGGCGTCAACGACGACCAGGGTGAGCGCCTGCTGGCCCTCTACGAGGCCGGGGACATCACCCGCGAGGACTACCTGGCCTTCACCCGCGAGGTCCGTGTCTACGACCCGGCCAAGGCGATGGAGTCGATCAAGAAGAACCCGGAGCGCCTCGCCCTCCTGCGCAAGATCAGCCAGCGCACGGGCGTCTCCACCGCCCTGTTCGTCCGCAAGCAGTCCTAGTCCGCCGAGCCGCCCCGGTTCTCCACGCCGGGGCGGCTCGGTCTTCCCCACCCCTACCAAGGAGTCGCACGTGACCGAGCCCGTCATGGAGGCGCCGGTTCTGACCGAGCCCCAAGTGCTCGTGTTGGCCCAGGCCGACATCGCGTTGCCCGAGGGTCGTCGCTTCTGGACCGAGCCGGAGATGTTCCCGGTCACGACCAAGATCAACAAGTTCGGCGCCGAGGAGGAGGTGCTCCCCGAGCCATCGTTCACCGTGCAGGAGGTCGCCAAGGTCTTCTTCGGCAAGGGGCCGGACTGGCTGCGCTGGCGAGCCCGCCCGAACAAGACGACGCACCCCAAGGGCTACTTCGTCCTCGACGGCAAGGTGCTCGAACCGAGCCGCACCCAGGCAGGCTTCCGCTACTACACGCTGGCTGACGTGGAGCGCATGGCGCACGCACTCGCCCAGACCGGCGCCATCGACGGACAGGCTCTGGTCCACGCCGTCGTCATGGTCAAGCACTGCGCGATCATCAACGGCATCGACTTCGGGCTGGGCGAAGATGCCTGACTTCCCGCTGCGCCCCGAGCACCCCGACTTCTGGGCCATGAGCGAGATCGTCCTCGACTTCGACCACAAGGCCGCTGCTGACCCAGAGGGCGCCTTCGAGCAGGTGATGTCCGAGGCCGGGATCGACATGGGCTCGGTCATCTACATGGGGATGCAGCGAGCCATGCGTGTCCTAGGTGTGGACACCCAAGCGAAGATCATCGAACAGCACGAACTTCTCATGAAGATGACCACCTTGTACGCCGAAGCCCTCGTGGTAGGAACCCACATCAAGGAGCGGAGAAACGCACGTGACGTATGACGAGGCACTCAACTGGGCCATCGAGCACAACGCCATCACGCGGTTCTATGACGACAGCGGCAAGAAGATGCTGCGCCTGACTGTCGAGGCTCCCAACGGCGAAGACCGGATCACCTACCGAGAGCCGGTGGGCGACGACGCGAAGGGAACCTACGCACAGATGATCTCCGACATGCACGACGACTTCGTGGCGCTGGAAAGGCGCAGCAGGCTGGTCGCCGTATGACCGATCTGGCGTTCCGATCAGACCCATCCGTGGACCTCGTAGACAAGATGGGGTCCGACGCATCTGTGGTGGCCGCAGCCCGCGTATCCGTCGTGGGCGCCGAGGCCCGCTGGGTCGAGGGAGCCGAGGCCAGCGAGCACGCCGGGCTCATCAACTACCTCATGCAGCACCGGCACGGCACGCCCTTCGAGCACGCGACGATGAAGTTCCGTGTCGAGGCGCCGATCTTCGTCTACCGCGAGTGGCACCGGCACCGCGTCCCGTGGTCGTACAACGAGCAGAGCGGTCGCTACAGCCAGTTGGAGCCGGTCTTCCACATCCCGGCCATCGACCGCCCGCTGGTCAACGTCGGCACCAGTGCTCGGCCTGTGATGGCTCCCGGTTCGCCCGAGCAGTACGTCGCGCTCCGCACTCGGATGACCGTCCAGTACGGGATGGCCTATGCCGCCTACGAGCAGAGCCTGGCCGAGGGCATCGCCAAGGAGGTCGCCCGCGAGGTGCTGCCGGTCGGCATCTACTCGACCATGTACGCCACCAGCAACATCCGGGGCGTCATGGCGTTCCTGTCGCTGCGCACCCACGACGAGTCGGCCACCTTCGTGTCCTACCCGCAGTACGAGATCGAGCAGGCAGCCCGCATGGTCGAGGCGCTGTTCGCAGAGCACTTCCCGCTGACCCACGAGGCATGGATCAAGAACGGACGAGTGGCACCGTGACGCTGACCCCCGAGGGTGCGACCTTCACCGCGATCAACCACGGGTGCGACCCGTGCCGGTCTGGTCTGCACCAGCAGTGCAAGAAGGCCGTGGACATCTTCGATCAGGAGCACCAGCCCGGCGGTGGCGACGAGGGTTACCTGCCGTCGCCCAGGTGCGTCTGCTACGACCAGAACCGCGACGAGCACGCCGCTCTGGTCAACCGGGCGCAGGGCGAGGAGATCGTGCCGACCAAGCAGCGCCCTGGTGACCAGCGGCTGCCGCTCATCAGCGACGAGGAGGACATCCAGAGCCGTGTCATCCGCGACATCGAGAAGCGCCGTCAGGTCGGCATCGAGCGGTACGGAACTGCGTTGCAGCCCTTCAACGGTCGGAGCACACTGCTCGACGCCTACGAGGAGTCGCTGGACAAGACCGTGTACCTCAAGAGCCTGCTCGTGATGCGGGACGCGATGCGCGGCGACCTGATCGACGCTGCCACTCGGGCCATCACCAAGCAGTGGTACGAGAACGCCGAGCAGAAGATCGAGGACTCCCCCGAGGGGTTCTCCGCACAGTTGGCCGAGATCGCCGTGGACGCGATCCTCGATGCCTTCGCAGAGAACAGCCCTGTCGTCCGACAGGGCTGACCGACAGCACAGAAAGCAGGATCGCCACATGGCGAAGGAGAAGATCGTCACCGAGCGGTTCACGTCGGACATCTCTGGTGAGGAGGCAACCCAGACGATCCAGTACGCCGTCAACGGGATGCGCTACGAGATCGACGTGGCCGAGGTCGAGGCCAAGGAGTTCCACGAGGCTCTCGCGCCGTACATCAGCGTCAGCCGGGTCCGAGGGCAGCGCAGTGGCGGCAACGGCGCCGAAAGGAAGGCGCGTACCGAGGAGACGCAGCGGATCCGGGCTTGGGCTGCGGAGCAGGGCATCGTCCTGACGACGACTGGTCGGATCCCCAACGAGGTGCGCGAGCAGTACGCCGCCTCGCAGCGGGCGAACGCCAAGCCCGCCAGGAAGCGCCCGGCTCGCCGGGCCGAGAAGAAGACCAAGTAGTCATGACGGCGCTCATCGTGGACGGCAACAACCTCCTGATGCGCGCTGTCCGAGCGATGGAGCGGCCCGGCCAACCGGCGCTGTCTGCGGACGGTGTTGCGACCGGGCCGCTCCTCGTGTTCATCAACTGCCTGTCTCGGCACATCAAGGAGGAGCAGCCGGACAAGGTGGTCGTCTGCTGGGACGGCGGACGCTCGACGTTCCGGGTGGCCCTGCACGACGGCTACAAGGCGCACCGGGTGCAGGCCACCTCCGACTTCGAGGACGGCGCCTTCGCGCTGACCAAGGAGTTCCTCGCGCTGTCGAACATCCGGCAGATCGAGCGGCCCGGCGTCGAGGCTGACGACCTGATCGCCTGGTACTGGCGCAACCATCGCCCGCTGGACGACAAGTTGGTGATCTTGTCGAACGACAAGGACTTCCTCCAACTGCTCGTGCAGGGGCAGGTCGAGATCGTCCGGGTATCCAGTGGTGGTGCTGACACCGACCGCTGGACACACGAGCGGTTCGTGGCCGAGCGCGGCTACCAACCGGCGAACGAGGCGATGGTCATGGCGTTGATGGGTGACGCCGGAGACGGGGTGCCGGGTATCCCCGGCATCGGCCCCAAGCGGGCAGCCAAGATCGTGCTGGACAACAAGTGCCAGTGGGACCGCATCGTGAACGACGAGCGGGTGTACGAGCACCGGGCGCAGGTAGGGATGGCGCTGCGCCTGGTCAACCTTCGAGACACGGAGCAGCGCCTTGAACTGACGCCGCTCCCGCCGTTCCAACCCACCGACCCGAGCAGCGTGCTCTACGCACCGCTGCTCGACTTCCTCGGTCGGTATCAGTTGAGGTCGGTCAAGGACCGGCTTTCCGAGCAGACCCTGTGGGGACAACCATGAGCACGTTCCGTGGCTACCGATGTGACAAGTGCGGCAAGGTCGTAGACAAGGCCGACGTGACCACGCGGATCACCCGTGTGGACGGCCCGGTCGTAAGCGGTGAGTACGACGAAGACCTGTGTCGCGACTGCATCGTGGTGCCCGAGGGTGCAACAATGCGTCCGCTGCGTCGGCGGCACCCGCGAGGCGGGGCGCCCGAGCCGGACGCACAGCCCATCCCCGCCCCCGAGGGAGTCACCGCCTGACTCCCAGTTGGGAGTCACCTGTGAAGCACCGCCTGCTGGCCGCAGGAGCCGCCGTCATCGCTCTGACCGGCTCCGCGTACGCCATGAGCCATTCCAACCCCGCTCCGACCCGCACAGAGCCCGCTGCGACCATCACGGCCAGCGGGCTCTCTGCTGTCGAGAGCCCAGACCGTGAACTTGCGCTGCTTCGGGCGAGTCGTCGGCGTGTCGTTGCACCCCCTGTGACGAAGCCCTCACGGGCTGGTGTACGGTCGGCCCCGCTCTACCCGAAGCATCACGTTCGTCCAGCGGTCCAGACACGTGCCGCCACCCCCTCCACGGGTGGCATCGCCCCCGTCTGGATCGCCTTGGTCAACTGCGAGGCATCGGGGCACTGGGACTACGGCAAGCCCGGTCACTACAAGGACCGGGGATACGACTTCGAGGGTGGACCGAACTTCGTCCACTCGACATGGCTCGCGCACGGCGGCGGGCGGTTCGCTTACCACGCCTACGACGCAACACCTTGGCAGCAGATCGTCGTTGCGAAGGAGACGTTGCGGACGGAGGGCGTACACGCATGGCCCAACTGTGGGCCGCGTGTCGGCTTGACACGAGCCGATGCGTACAGGTAGAGGGCTGTTACCAAAGAAGATTGGTAGTCCACAGGTTGTCCACACACGCCGACCTATCTTGCGCGACATGACCCTGCAACCGTCCTAACGGATAGTTGCGCGACCCCTAACAAGAGGTCTACGGTCAGCGTCCCAAGTGATCCGCACCACATGGTGCGGTGATCTAAACCTCCGATCTACCTCGTCCGCCAGCGAGGTGCGCCGCCCTAACCCGCGACGTTGCCCCACCCGTCCTCGCTCCTGGCATGAGGGCGGGTGGGGCGCCCTCCTGGCGTTCGAGGTCTTGAGCAGAACAGGACCAATCCGTGGGACGAGCAGCGCAAGCCCGAGCGGGCAGCGCCATGTCGTCCAAGCAGATCGCTTACGCAGCGGTCCACGGCAGGAAGGTCACGTTCAAGTTCCTGGCGCCCGACCACGAGATCGTCGGCTACGTCTGCGGCCAGGACGACTACCACTGGCTCGTCGCCACCACCACGTGGGAAGGCATCGGGTCAGATCCTTCTATCAACACCCTGCTCGTCCACAAGAGCAGCGCCGACATCATCACGTTGAGCCCCGACTCCACTCTCGAAGACGAGGTGCCCGCAGTGCGGGTCGCCATCGAGAACGTGGGTCGGGGCTTCTGGTCTTTCTGCGAGCGCACGTACCTCGGCGGCAAGGGGTCTGACGACCCCGATGCCGCCGTTGCCGCATCCATCAGTCCCGCCACCAGCACGCCATCCGAGGAGCAAGCGTCATGACCCTGATCGACTTCGACACCGACCTGTCCGGCTCGACCCGTGTGGTCGTCACCAAGGAGGTCGTGCCGACCGTCACCGAGACGCTCACCACCACGCTGGCGCCGAGCGCCAAGAGCACGCACGTGCTCAAGGGGGAGTCGGAGTGGGGCTGGGAGGAGTTGCGCGACTACGTGGTCAGCAGCATCGAGAAGCGTCACGGCGCGTTTCCCCGCAACTACAAGACCGAGGCGTCGATCTTCAAGGCGTTCATCAGCCGCTGGGGCTCGCAGGCTCCGGCCATCGCCCGCTTCGCCTTCGAGTTCTCGGACGGCATGTGGCACAACGCGCCCATCTCGGTGAACCGCTTCTGCAAGGCGTCCGACGCCTACTTCGCGGTCCCGATCAGCCAGCGCCTGTCCTAGCGCCATCCACCGCGTAGTCCGTCCGCCAGCGGGCTGCACCTAGTCGATCCGGGGATCACCATGCCGTTGCTCGTACAGGACAACCCCCTCACCATCCGGTCGTTGCGGGATGACGAGGTAGCCCGGCTGCGGGCCATCTACCCCGACCTCCCGATCAGCCCCAAGCACTGCCCGACCTGCAAGGGCGTCGGCTCCTTCCGGTGGAGGGACAGCGACGGCCAGCCCGCCGACTGGGAGTGCAACTGCCGAGCCCAGTGGGCTCTGCACCGCTTCTTCCTCAACAGCGGCATCGGTCTGCGCTACCAGCGGCTGTCGTGGGACGACACGCTGTCCGTCGCCGCCCCGGCCAAGAAGGCGGTCATCGAGTACGGCGCCGAGGCCGACGCGCTGGTCCAGATCGGCCAGGGTCTGATCCTGCACGGCAAGGCGATGGGCACCGGCAAGACGCTGCTCGCCAGCCTGCTGCTCAAGAACCTGCTGGCGTCCGGCTACGACGGCTACTTCGTCCAGTTCAACGAGATGCTCGACGCCTTCACTGGTGGCTGGCGCAACGAGGAGGAGCGCCGCTGGTTCAACCGCCGGGTGCGCAACGCCGGAGTGCTCGTGGTGGACGACGTGGGCCGCGAGCACAAGGGTCGGCTCGAAGTGGCCGAGTCGATGTTCGACACCGTGATCCGTGCCCGTCACGACGACGCCCGTCCGACGATCATCACCACCAACCTCTCGCTGGACGACCTGCGCAGCGGCTACTCCTCCAACGTCATGTCGCTGCTGTCCGGCGTCTGCTACGACCACGAGGTCACCGGGCTGGACTACCGCCCCACCGCCCGCACCGAGCAGGCGCAGGAGGTCCGTGACGGCCTCACGCGCCCGCTGGTGATCGGATGAGCAACCACGCAGAGGACGTGCTCTACGCCAACCTCTCGGACGTAGACGCCCTTGAGGTGCTCGCTCGCGAGGGGCTGGACGAGCGGTGCATCCCGACCGAGGAGATGCGCCCGGTCGTGGCCTGGTGCGTCGATTACTTCTTCAAGTCGGGTCGGCTGCTGGCTCCGAGCCAGGACGCGATCATGGACATGTGGAAGGACGTGATCGAGGACGCCGAGGTCAGCCTCGGTGACGGCACCGAGACGGACTCCATCGAGTACGCCATCGACTCGCTCAAGAGCACCTACATCCACCTGCGCTACAACACCTTCCAGCGCGAAGCCGCTGCCGACATGGCGAAGGCCGACCCCGCCAGCCGGGTCGAGACGCTCGCCAAGACCGCCGACACGCTGTTCTCGCTCTCGCTGGACATGCAGAGCACGGCGTCCCGTACGACGGGCGCCCAGGGCATCGTGGAGTCGCTCTCGCGCTACGAGATCCGTGCAGCCACCGGCCACGTCACCCAGGGGCTGACCTTCGGCATCGGCTTCGAGCCGGTGGACCAGCACATGTACGGCGTCCACCCCGGCGAGTTGTGTGTCGTCGCTGCTGGCCCGAAGACCGGCAAGTCCTACCTGCTCGACCTGTGCGCCCTGCGTGAGTGGGACCGCGACCGTGAGGCCGTGTTGTTCACCTTGGAGAACAGCGTCGAGATGACGATGGACCGCATCGCCTGCCTGGCCGTGCAGGTCAACGCCCGTCGCTACCAGCGCGGCCTCTGCACCGAGTCCGAGGTCTTCCGGGTCAAGGAGTTCATCAACGAGCGCATCCCGCAGATGAAGGGCAAGTTGCACGTGCTCAAGCCCGAGCCGGGCCGTCGCACGATGCCCGCCCTGGTGCGGCAGGCCCAGATGCTCGGTGCCGAGTCGCTGCTCATCGACCAGTTGACCTTCGTGGAGCCCGCCGACGAGCGGGCCAGCCGTCCCGAGCAGATGCGCCAGATGAGCCACGACCTCAAGACGATGATCTCCACGGGTCGCCAGCACATGTCGTGCCTGCTGGCCCACCAGATCAACCGCGAGGGCGTCAAGGCTGCCGAGAAGGCCGGGCGCTTGGAGATGTACCACATGGCCGAGGGCTCCGAGGTCGAGCGCACCGCTGACTGGGTGCTCGGGCTCTACCAGTCCTCCGAGCAGCGACACCAGAACCAGGCGCAGTTGCAGATCCTTGCGGCTCGCCGTGAAGAAACGAAGGCGTGGCTCATCTACTGGGACATCGCTGACGGTCAGATCACCACCCTCTCTGAACTGGACCTCGCCTCATGAAGCAGACCCCCGTCTTCACCGACAACAGCCGCAAGATCTTCGACATGCGCTACCCGCGCAAGGACTCGGACGGCAAGCCCTCCGAGGCTCCCGAGCAGGTCGTGTCGCGGGTGGCGTGGAACGTCGCCTCGGTCAACGCGCTGTACGGCGACGAGCGGACCGGGACGGCCATCAGCACCAGCGAGGAGTTCCCGTGGAAGACCGCGATGCGTCAGCACTTCTACCTGTCGCGCAAGGGCGGCTCGGACATCGAGTTCCACGACGTGCTCGACGTGTCGGCGGCGACCAAGCAGGCTGACCGCTACTACGACCTCATCGCGTCCTGGGACTTCCTGCCGAACAGCCCGACGTGGACCGGCGCGGGCACTCCGCTCGGCCAGTTGGCTGCCTGCTTCGTGCTGCCGATTGACGACGACCTGGCGACGGGCCGTGGCTCGATCTTCGAGACGATGAAGGTCGCCGCGCTCATCCAGCAGACGGGCGGCGGCAACGGCTTCTCCTTCGGTGACCTGCGCCCGTCCAAGAGCATCGTCAACCGCTCGATGGGCCAGGCCAGCGGCCCCATCGGCTTCCTCAAGGCGTACGACGCCGCCTTCGGGGTCATCGCCCAGGGCGGCTCCCGCCGAGGCGCCAACATGGGCGTGCTGCCGGTCTGGCACCCCGACATCGAGGCGTTCATCGAGAGCAAGACCATCGAGGGCGAGATCGCCAACTTCAACATCTCCATCGCCCTCACCGACGAGTTCATGGACGCCGTGTCCAAGGACGCCGACTTCGACCTGCGCTGGTATCCGACCGGCCCCACCGACGACCCGGTGGACTACCGCGTCACCCGCACCATCCGGGCTCGCGACCTGTGGGACAAGATCGCGCAGAACGCCTGGGTGATCGGTGACCCCGGCAACCTGTTCATCGACGCCGCCAACCGCACCAACCCGTGCCCGCAGCAGTACGTGCTCAAGGCGACCAACCCGTGCGGCGAGCAGTGGCTCGGCCCGTACGAGAACTGCTGCCTCGGCTCGATCAACCTCGCCAACTTCGCGGACTGGGACGGCGGCTTCGACTGGGACCGCTTCGCTGACGTGGTGACGCTCTCCACCCAGTTCCTCGATGACGTGGTGGACGCCAACCAGTACGTCCCTGCCGTCCCCGAGTTGGAGATCGCTGCCCAGGGTGGCCGTCGCATCGGCCTCGGCGGCATGGGGCTCGCTGACGCGATGCTCAAGTTGGGCATCCGCTACGGCAGCGAGGAGGGGCTGCTGTTCGCCAGCAAGGTCACCGAGTTCGCTCGCTTCCACACCATGCTCGCCAGCATCGACCGGGCCGAGCAGCGGGGCACCTTCGAGTGGTTCAAGGGCTCCATCTACGACTTCCACGACAACGAGCCGCTGATCGGTCTGGACGGGCTCGTCCACGAGCGGTGGACCGCTCCGGTCCCGCTGGTCGATGGCCCCCAGGACTGGGGACGCCCGGCGGTCAACTGGCAGGTCGTGCAGGACGGCATCATGGCCCACGGCATCCGCAACTCGTGCCAGTTCACCTTCGCGCCGACCGGCACCATCAGCAACGTCGCGGCCTTGGAGGGCTCCGGCTGCGAGCCGCTGTTCGCCCTGGTCTACTTCCGGCAGGTGGTCGAGGCCGGGGGCAACGTCGTCCTGCCCTACGCCTCGCCGCTGTTCGCAGAGGCGCTCCGGCGAGCGGGCAAGAACGACGAGCAGATCGAGGCCATCGTCGCGCTGGTGCAGGACAACAAGGGCTCGTGCCAGGGCATCCACGAGGTGCCCGAGGAGATCCAGCGCGTCTTCGTGGTCGCCGGGGACGTGACCTGGGAGGAGCACGTCCGCACCCAGGCCGTCTTGCAGCGGTTCGTGGACAACAGCATCTCCAAGACGATCAACATGCCGAACGAGGCGACCGTCGAGGACGTGAGCGCGGCCTACCGGCTCGCCTACGACCTGGGCTGCAAGGGCATCACGATCTACCGGCAGGGCAGCCGCGAGTACGAGGTGCTCTCCACCGGCAAGAAGGAGATCGAGGACGACGCCCCGGTGCAGATCACCGAGGAGGTCTGGCCGGTCATCCGGCCCATGTCCATCCCGCAGTACGCCAGCGACACCGGCCTGACGGCCAAGGTCTTCCCGGTCAACACGCCGTTCGGCAAGGTGCAGGTCACCGTCACCGAGTTGGACGAGCACCCCGGTCGCCCGTTCGACCTGCGCATCCAGTTGGGCAAGGCGGGCAACGACAAGAACGCCGACGTGGAGGCGCTGGGTCGGTCCATCTCGCTGGCTCTGCGCGCCGGGGTGGACGTGGCCGAGGTCATCGAGCAGTTGGACGGCATCGGTGGGCAGACCGTCACCGGCTTCGGCCCGCACCGCGTCCGCTCCGTCGCGGACGGCATCGCGAAGTTGCTCAAGCGGCGCTACCAGGGCGCCACGGCCCCGGAGACGGTCACCCTGACCGAGACGGTCACCATCACCCAGGGAGCCACCCTGCCGGGCGCTGACCCCGAGCGGACGTGCCCCCGATGCAACCTGGCCTCGGTCATCGTGGAGTCGGGCTGCGCCCACTGCGACATGCGCCTTGGTGGCTGCGGTGAGTGGGAGGGCTGCGAGTGACCGCCCCCTACGTGCCGGTGAAGTACCCGTACATCGGCGGCACGCGCTGGAACTTCATGAAGTGGGCCGACATCCCGGACGCCCGCGACATCAAGCGGGTCTACCTGCGTCGGCTGCGCATCTTGCAGACGCCCTGGTTCGCGCTCTACCTGCACTTCATCTACATGCCGGACGAGGACCGTGACCCGCACGATCACCCGTTCTCGTTCAAGTCGCTCATCGTGCGCGGCGGCTACACCGAGCAGGTCTGGCCGACGTGTGACTGCAAGATCGGCAAGCACCTGCTGGGTCGTGAGGAGATCAGCGCCCGCACGTGGAAGCGGGGGTCGATCCACCGCACCTCGCGCAACGTCGCCCACATGATTACGACCCTCAAGCCGGGCACGATCACGCTGGTCTGGGCCGGTGCGAAGAAGCAGGAGTGGGGCTTCTACCCTGGCGGCTTGTTCGAGCCGTGGCAGTCGTACAACCGCGAGAAGTACGACGAGTTCTCGTAGTGGCTGGCTTCGAGGCGGGCTCACTCCCGGACTCCCAGAAGGAGGCGCTCTGTCGCTCCCTGCTGTCGGAGTTCGGGGTGACCAGGGTGCGCGAGCGCGACGACGAGTTGATCCACGGCTGCCTCGTGCCGTGGGCCAGTCACTCCGATCAGGACCGCAACCCGACCGCCTCGCTCAACTGGTCGAAGTTGACCTACAAGTGCCTCGGCTGCGGCGCTGGTGGTGGCCTGCTCTGGTTCATCCAGACGGTCCGCCACTGCGACCACAAGGAGGCCCGTGGCTGGCTGGGCAAGGCGACAGGGCTCGACGGCAACGTCATGGACCTGCACGACCTGCTCAACTACTTCGACGCGCTGTACGAGAAGCGGGGCGACCGCCGTCCGCCGATCCCGTCGTACGACGAGCGGATCCTGGCCCCGTGGATGCTGCTGCACCCCTGGCTGTTCGACCCCGAGCCCGAGGGGCGTGGCATCCCCGAGGAGGTGCTGGTCAAGTTCCGGGTCGGCTACGCGCCCGACTACCCGGTCAGCGACACCAAGATCTCCGAGCGGATCATCGTGCCGCACTTCTGGCAGGGCAAGTTGGTCGGCTGGCAGTCACGGCGCCTGGCCGACGACGGCACTCCCAAGTACCTGTCGAGCCCGGACTTCCCGAAGGACACGACGCTGTTCAACTACGACCCGAAGCAGCGGGTCGGCGTGGTGGTCGAGTCCAGCATGAGTGTGCTCAAGCACCACCTCGTGATCCCGAACTTCGTCGGCACCTTCGGCGCCTCGGTCACCGACCGGCAGGTGAAGTTGCTCTGCAAGTACGAGCGCATCGTCCTGTGGATGGACAACGACGACGCGGGCTGGAACGCCACAGAGGGCACGTGGGAGACGAGCGTGTCCGGCAGGACCAAGAAGGTCGCAGACGGGCTGGGTGACCGGCTGGCGCCCTTCGTGCCGGTCGAGGTCGTGGAGTCTCCGTACGCCGGGGATCCCGCCAACCTGTCCACCGAGAAGGCTGCCGAACTCATCGAGAACGCCGTACCGTACTCGGTCTGGAACCGACCGCGACAACTACGTGTGTTTGAGGAGGTGAGCGTGTAGTGGGGATCACCAAGTTCGGAACGGGCGAGGTGCTGCCGGAGAAGGACGACAACTCCAAGACGGCGGCGAAGGACTGGTCTGCCGAAGATGAGCAGGCGTTGAAGCAGGAGAACCAGCAGGCCGACGAGGAGAAGTAGGTGCAGGACGGCACGTTCCGCGATGACATCCCCCTGGGGGAGATCTTCGAGGACTTTCAGCGTCGTTGGGACAACAGTTCCTCGACTGCTGGCTCCATCGTCAACCACTCCAAGCCGTGGTGGGATCAAGAGCCAGGCGCACTCGACCGCGAGGCCGAGCAGCGTGCCCGCGAAGCGGAGCGCCTGCGTCGTCTGGACGAGCCCTTCAAGGTCGGGCGTGGGCCTATCGAGTGCTCCACCAGCACGGCCTTGGCGATCCTGCCCGAGTGGTGCTGGGACGTGAACGGCTACTACAGAACCCTTGGCGTCCACTGGAAAGCGACCCGGAAGGAGTTGCGCGAGGCGTACCAGGCTCTCGACGGCCAGTCGTCGGTCTACCTGACCTACGTGTTGAAGCAGTTGGTCAACGCAGCGGTGCGTCGGGCGTACGACCTGGCCCCTCCCGGTGAGCCGTTCTTGGACGACATCTACGTGCAGGACCGGCTCAAGGCCAAGGCTGCTGCCGAGGCCCGCCGCCGCACGATGGCGGGCGACTACACCACCGCGAAGGAAGTGATCGAGGAGGACTACAAGTTCATCCCCGACACGCCGAACGAGGGTGTTGACGATCAAGCCGCCATCGACCAAGGTGCCCCGGACGAGAAACTGTCGGACCCCGATGAGACGGTCATCTGGCCCTACTCGTACTTCCTCTGGAAGTCCCGCCTAGGCGAGGCATCAGAGCGCATGGCCCGGTGGCAAGCACTGCTCATCCGGGAGATCGCAGATCGTCAGGAGGTCATCAGGCTGGCTGTCGGCAGTGTCGGGCGCATGGCGCACCCGTACATCGTCGGCTCGGTCGGCAACCAGTACGTCGTCTTCCTGAACGACAAGCAAGAACCCACCGTGGATGTTGCAAGATCTGCGGCAACCGCACTGCTGAAACTGATAGACGAACAGAACCCACAGCCCGCACAGATCACACAGAGAGAAGTTTCATGACACAGCCCGAGTTCAACTTCGGAATGGGTGGCGAAGCCGCCGAGGAAGCAAGCAAGTCACTGGGCGGCAAGTTCGCCAAGGTCGAGTTCTTCAACTTGGAGAAGGACGGTGACACCTGCTACCTGCGGATGTTGACCGACTCTCCTGGCTGGGTCTTCGTCAAGCAGCACGCAGGTGTGCCGACCAAGGGCGCCCCGCAGGGCTACACCGGCAAGTGGCCGGTGTCGATGCCCGCCACCTGCCGCTACGACGCTGGGTTCGGTGGCTACTACAAGGACTGCTACCCGTGCGACCACACGGAGATCACCGACAAGTGGGGGAACCCGCTCAAGCCGACCGTCCGTGTCTGGGCGCTGGCCTGCCTCCGCGAGGAGGTCTTCGGTGACGGCTCCGAGGCGATGGGTGGCCCGGAGATGCGCGGCAAGCGCCTCGGCTTCAAGGACGCCATCCGTGAGGTGGCCGAGCGGGACGCCGAGGGCAAGGAGACGGGCAACACGATCAAGGAGCGCCGGATCATCGTCGTCAACATGGCGATGAAGAACTTCTTCGGCGGGTTGCAGGGGATCTTCGGCATCTACGGGACCGTCTGCGACCGCGACTACATCGTGCGCCGCCGTGGCCTCGGCAAGGACACCGACTACGACATCATGCCGATGGACGTGATCGAGGGCATCGCCCCCGGCACCGAGCGGTGGAAGCAGTACGAGGAGTCCATCGAGCAGCAGAACCTCAACCTCAAGGCGATCATCGCGGACCGTGCGTCCGACGACTACTTCGCCCGCTTCTTCGACCCGAGCAAGGCGGCGCCCGCGCAGGCTGGCGGCACCCCGGCAGCCAGCGGTGACGCACCGCAGGGCGCTCCGGTCGAGCAGCAGCAGGCAGCCAGCACCCCCGAGGTGTCTGGTGACGCTCTCGCCGCGATGCGTGACCGCGTGCGTTCCCACGTGCCGTCTACCGGCACTCCGGCCAGCGAGCCCGCGACCGCCAGCGCGGGTGCTGCTGCACCGGCCAGCAGTGGTCCGAAGGACTTCGGCTAGTTCCACTTCGGCAGCCCCTCCTGGCGTCTAGCACGGCGTCAGGAGGGGCGCCGACCCATCTCTATCTCCGGGGACACCATGCGGCTCATCGAGGCGTACGACACGACTGACGCGACCGTCACCATCGACGGTCGCTCCTACCCGCCTGTCTGCCTGATCGAGGACGACGACGGCATCCGCTGGTTCGTCACCTCGTGGTGGTATCAGGTCAGCCCGCACTACTGGACGAAGGCAGCGGCTGCCGGTGCTGTGGCGCTGGTGACGCCCCGCGAGGGCGATGAGTTCTACGGCATCACCGCTGACGAGTTCATGGAGCAGCGCACCGAGGTGCAGGGCGTGTACGTGCCGCCCCAGCCGCCCCGGCTTCTGTCGAGTGGCACCTTCCCCACTCTGGCGTCTGTCCTGGGCAGCGTCACCCAGGACGCGGGGGTGACGGAGCCGGTTGCCGCCACGACCGGCTTCGTCCACCTCCACACCCACAGCGAGTTCAGCCCGCTCGACGGCTTGTCGAAGATGGAGGAGATCGTCGCGCAGGTGACTGCTGACGGTCAGCAGGCACTCGGCATCACCGACCACGGCACGTGTGCCGGTCACCCCGACCTCGCCAAGTACGCCGAGAAGGCGGGCATCAAGCCGATCTTCGGCATCGAGGCGTACTTCTGCGAGGACCGGATCGTCCGGCCCAAGAAGAAGCCCGAGCAGCGCGACTTCACCAAGAAGGTGTGGCAGGCCGACACCGACGACGACGGCAACAAGTTGTCCACCGGCTCGATGGTGGACGCGCCAGACGAGGACGCCTGGCGGGCAGCGATGGAGGCACACACCGCCTTTCAGAAGTCGCTCAAGGACGACTACTTCCACCTGATCCTCTGGGCCGAGACGCAGGAGGGGCTCCGCAACCTCTGGGCCATGAGCACCGAGGCGTACCGCGACGGCCTCTACTACCGGCCCCGGATGGACTGGGACACCCTGGCCCGGCACAGCACGGGCGTCATCGCCTCCACAGCGTGTCTGCGCGGCCCGTTGAGCGTCCCACTGCTCAAGGGCGACGAGGTGACCGCACGCGCCCGCCTGGCGCGGCTCATGGGCATCTTCGGGGACCGGCTCTACCTCGAACTGCACGCCAACCAGTTGCCCGAGCAGAAGACCCTCAACGAGACGCTGGTTCGGCTCGGCAAGGAGTACGCCGTCCCGGTCGTCGCCGTGGTGGACAGCCACTACCCGACCGAGCACGACCACGACGCCCACCACACGTGGATCGCCTGCCAGACCAACAGCGACATCAACGACGAGGGCGACCTGTTCGCCGTCAACCTCGACCTGTTCGTGCAGAGCGAGAAGCAGGTCCGCGCCGCCCTCGACTACCTCGATCCACAGACTGTGGACGAGGCTGTGGGTAACACCTGCGTGATCGCAGACCGCTGCACCGCGACGATCAAGGGCAAGAGCAACACGCCGACCTTCTCCCGGACCGGCGGTGCTGAGCGGGACGTGGAGCGCCTGCTCGACCTGTGCATGTCGAACTGGGAGCGCAAGACCACCGGCAAGCGGGAGAGCCAGGAGGTCTACATGGCGCGCTTCGAGCGCGAGATGGGCCTGCTGATCCCGAAGGAGTTCTGCGGCTACTTCCTGATGGTGGCCGACTACTGCAAGGCCGCGAAGGAAGGCCGGATCGACGGCCACGCCAGCGGCAAGTTGACCGGGCGCCCGATCCTCGTCGGCCCTGGCCGTGGCTCCGGTGGGGGCTCGCTGGTGGCCTACCTCGCGGACATCGTGGAGATCGACGCGGTGGACGCCGACCTGCTGTTCGAGCGGTTCCTCACCGAGGACCGCATCGCGCTGCCGGACTTCGACGTGGACTTCCCAGCCAGCAAGAAGGCCGACCTGCTGTCCTACGTCCGCGAGCGGTGGGGCGAGGACCACGTAGTGACGGTCGGCTCCATCCTGCGCTTGCAGAACAAGGGCATCGTCAAGGACTTGGGTCGGGCGATGGCCTCGACCCTGCCCGAGGGCGCCTACGTCGATCTGGCCCAGGTCGCCAAGATCATCGACGAGGCCGAGGCCGGTACGGCGGGGCTCGGTGTCGAGTGGGAAGACCTCTGGCATCAGGAGGGCGAGCGGCTCGACCCCTACCGCCAGAAGTACCCCGACCTGTTCGGCATGGCCGACCGGCTCGTGGGCCGGGTGAAGACCTACGGCAAGCACGCTGCTGGTGTCGTCATCAGCACCGAGGAGCCGCTGACCGACCTCCTGCCCCTGCGCGGCATCGAGGGCGAGCAGATGGTCACGCAGTTCGACAAGGACGTGTTGGAGGAGGCGCTCGGCCTGGTCAAGTTCGACCTGCTGACGTTGCGCACGCTCGACACCATCCAGATGTGCGTGGACCTCATCCGCGACCAGCGAGGCATCGAGGTCAACGTCTACGACTGGAAGGACGAGTACCACGACCCGCAGGTCTGGGACGAGGTGAGCGCCGCCCACACCCTCGGCATCTTCCAGATCGAGACGACGCCCGGCACGCAGTTGACCAAGAAGATGCAACCGCGCTCGGTCGCTGAACTGGCCGACATGATTACCCTCGTCCGCCCTGGTCCGAAGCGGTCCGGCCTGACCGACGCCTACCTGCGGCGGCGCAACGGCGAGGAGGAGGTGTCCTTCCCGGACGCCCGCTTGGAGAAGGTGCTCGCCAAGACCTACGGCACGATCCTCTACCAAGAGGACGTGATGGCCGTCGTCATGGTGCTCGCTGGCTACACCGGCACCGAGGCCGACAAGGTGCGCAAGATCCTCGGCAAGAAGCAGGTCGAGAAGATCGCCGCCGAGGGCGAGAAGTTCATCGCCCAGGCAGCCGAGCGAGGCATGGACGCGGTGGCCGCTGGTGCCCTGTGGGCGCAGATGGCCGAGTTCGCCAAGTATTCGTTCAACCGGGCGCACGCCTTCGCCTACGCGATCCTCGGCTACTGGTGCGCGTGGCTCAAGTTCCACTACCCCGTCCAGTTCCTCACCGCTGCGCTGTCGTCGGTGGACAAGGACCGCATCCCCGACTTCATCAAGGAGGCCCGGCGGATGGGGTACGCCGTGCAGCCGCCGGACATCAACGAGAGCAAGGTCGGCTTCGTCGGCTCACCGCTGGCGGTCCGCTACGGGCTCGACTCGCTCAAGGGCATCGCCGGGGCTGCGCAGCACATCATGGACGCCCAGCCGTTCACCTCGTTCGAGGACTTCATGACCCGGCTGGTGGAGCCCAAGGGCTCGAAGGTCAACCTCGGCCACGTCGCGATCCTCTCGCGCATCGGCGCCTTCGACTCGCTGGTGCCGAACCGCCGTGGCCTCGAAGCCCTGGTGCTCGCCAAGAAGGACGGCACCGACACCCAGTGTGTGGACAAGGACACGTCCTTCGTCGGCCCGAACGGGCTGCCGTGCCACTTCGACTGGGCCTCCGAGCCCCCGCCGCTCGGGCGCACCGGCAAGCCGCTCAAGGCCAAGCCGATCCCGAAGAAGTGCTCGCGTGCGTGCCGCCAGTACCGGCCTACGCAGACGGTCACCATCGACAAGATCGAGCCGTACAACGAGGAGGCGATCCGGGAGATCGAGCACGAGTTGCTCGGCGTCTACTTGACCAGCACCCCGTTCGACCGGCTGCCGGAGCGGGAGCGCGACATCTGCTTCCAGCAGTTGGAGGCACTGCTCGATGAGCGCAGCCCGAACAACATCTACCTGATCGCGGCCATCGTCAGCAGCGTGCGTGCTCGCCCTGACCGCAACGGCAACAAGATGGCGTTCGCCAGTCTGACCACGGAGATGACCGACATCGACTGCGTGGTGTTCAGCAAGACCTGGGCTCGCTACAACCCAGAGATGAAGCCCGGCACCCTCGCGCTGGTCGAGGTCGAGAAGACGCCACGGGGCTACACCCTCGTGTCGTTCATGGCGTACTAGGAGAACCGATGCCCACCAAGAAGAAGACCGCGACCGTCGAGGTCATCCCGACCGCCGCTGGTCTGCCCGTGATGGACAGGAAGGCGCTGGCGGGGATCGAGGCGCTCCGGGGCAAGTTGGAGAAGCAGTACGGCAAGGCGGTCACCCGGCAGGACCGCGAGCCACCGAAGTACGAGATCATCTCGTCGGGCTCGCTGGCCCTCGACTACGCCACCGTCGTCGGCGGGTACGTGCGTGGTCGCATCCACCTCCTCTGGGGGCCGGAGGGTGTCGGCAAGACCACCGCCGTCATCAAGGCGATGGCCGAGGCACAGCGGGCTTACCCGAACCTCGCCGTGGTCTTCATCGACATGGAGCAGACGTTCGACTTCGACTGGGCTGCCGAGAACGGCCTCGACACCAGCGAGCACCGCTTCATCCACCTGTTCCCGGACCACTCCGAGGACGTGGCGGACATGCTCAAGCAGAACTGCCAGTCCGGCTACATCTCGATGGCTGTCGTGGACTCGGTGGGCGGCATGGTCACCAAGAAGGCCAGCGAGAAGGACGCCGACGAGTCCGACATGGGCAAGAACAGCCAGGTCGTCACCCGCATGTGCCAGGTGACCGCCGTGGCAGCCCGACAGAACCAAGTCGCGGTACTCATCGTCAGCCAGGTGCGCGCCAACTTCTCGTCCCCGACCGGAGGCGACACCTACGCAGCGCCGAAGGCTCTGCGGCACGCCACGACGATGGTGCTCAAGTTCCGCCGCGCCGACAAGGCGATCATGCAGAAGATCGACGGCGAGGACATCCCGGTCGGCCAGCCCATCGCCATCAAGGTCGAGCGCAGCAAGGTCGCGCCTGGCGGACGCACCGCCTTCACGACGATCCTCAACGTGCCCACCGAGAAGTACGGCCCCATCGGCGTGGACGTGGTGGACGAGGCCATGACGGTCGGCAAGAAGCCCACCGTCAACGCCATCGTGCAGGGCGGTGGCGGCTACTACACGCTGCCTGACGGCGAGCGCGTCCGTGGTGAGGACGCGGCCAAGGAGTACCTGCGCTCCAACCCTGACGTGCTCCGGCAGGTCTGGGACAAGGCGTTGGAGAGCGTCAAGAAGATGGTGGTCGAGGAGAAGCCCGAGTTGGCCTTCGTGCAGGGCGACCCCGACGAGCCCGGCGACGGCCCGGTCTTCAACCCCACGACAGGAGCGGACTTCGGATGATGGACAGCAGCGACGTGGTGGCACTGGTGATGATGGTCGGCCTCCTGATCTTGGCTGCTGGCGGACTCGGCTTCATGGCTGGGCAGCACGTCAGCGACCAAGACAACCGGGCCTTCCCGTACGACGACACCTGGCCGGACCCGCCCGACGATCTCGACATGCTCAACGCCGAGGTGCCCGGTCCGCTGCCCGAGCGCGACCCAGTGGCCCTGCCGGTGGACCCGAACAACCCACCGACGTGGCGCATCGCTCGTAGGGATCGCACCGATGTGGTCTGCAACTGCCACGGCAGGCCCGTGCGCCAAGGCGAGCGGCTGCTGTTCTGGCCGATGGGTGATGGCGTGATGCGCGTCTACCACGACGACGCCACCGAGGCGGCTGGTCAGTGACCTTCAACCTCGCGTTCTGGCTGTCCCTGGTGCTGGCTGCTGCGGGCTGTACCGGCCTCGTGCTGGCCGGGAAGGGTCGCTGGTACGGCTGGGGCGTCGGACTGGCTGTGCAGCCCGTGTGGGCGGCGTACGCCATCGTCACCAAGGGCTACGGCCTGCTGCTGACCTGTCTGATGTACGGCACGGTCTACACCAAGAACTTGCTCAAGTGGCGCCGAGAGCAGGCACTGATCGCCAAGTACCCGGCGCTGGGCAAGCGGTTGGAGGGGTAGTGCAGGACCGACCGATCTGTATGCGCTGCGACAACATCATCGAGCACAGCCCCGTCTTCGAGGCGCCCTGCGGTCACGACGACTGCCCCAGCGCGGTCTTCCACGGCATCTGCCTGATGGAGTGGCGCGACCACCGGGTGTCCTTCGTGGAGCGCATCCGCAAGCAGTTGCAGCAGGCGATGGAGGCCCACATCATCGTCATCCCGGTGGAGCCGCCCGATGCCTAGCAAGGGGCTCCGCAAGGAGATGGGGGACAGGCACGAGGAGTTCCTCGTGGAGGTGCTGGGCGGGCGTCAGACCAAGGGCTCCGGCAACCAGTGGCACAACCCGATGGACGGGCGTCACAGCCGTCGTACGGAGCAGTACGCCTTCGCCTGGGACGGCAAGAGCACCACGACCGGCACGGTGTCGGTCACCGAGGCCATGTGGCGCAAGGCCCAGGAGCAGGCGGTGGGCGAGCGGCCCATGTTGGCCCTGCGCTGGTATCCCACCGAGCGGCCCACGGTGGCGAATCGCGACGGCATCGACCTGTGCGCCATCGACGCGATGGACATGTCGGCGCTGCTGACCGACGCTCGTGCGCTCCACGACGTTCTGTCGGACCTGCGTGATCTGCTGGCCTTGGATGTCATCGACAACTCCAAGTTCAAGACCGAGGTGCGCAAGATCGTGGAGGCCCACTCGTGAGCGGACCCACGTTCAACCCGACCCTCAACGTCGCCGCGCTGGCGATGCAGGACTTGGTGCTGACCCCGCTGCTCAAGGTCTACCTGTTCGACGCGAAGTTCCCGCCGACGTTCTCGGTGCGGTTCGACAACCACTTGGAGCCCCGCCGCCCGGACGGCTACTTCCACCCGAGCACGCACCCGCTCATGACCGAGCGCCAGTTGTTCTTCTACCTGACCGAGCCCGAGAAGTGGGAGGTGCCGCCCTTCGAGTTCTCGGGTGCCCTGTCGGTGACGATGGGTACGGCAGTCCACGACTTCATCGAGATGTGCATGTACGACCTCGACATCCTCGTGAGGCCGAGCGGCGAGTGCATCTGCTGCAAGCGACCGCACGGGATGAAGCACGGCAAGGAGTGCCGGGAGCCCGGCGCCAACGATGACCGGCTGATGAGTCGCGGCCACATGGATGGCGTGCTGAACATCCCCGGCTGGGGCATGGGCGGCTTCGAGTTCAAGACCTCGAACATGATGAAGTTGCAGAAGATCGTGGACAACGATGTCGAGGCGTTCAAGTTGAAGTGGCCGGAGTATTACGCCCAGGTCCAGAACTACATGCTCATCACGGGGCTGCGCCGCTTCATCGTGTTCTTCCTCGGCATGGGCTACCCGTGGACCACCAAGGAGTTCCACATCCCCTACGACCCCTTCTACTGCATGGGCTTGGAGCAGAAGTATCTGCGCGTGCTCGACTTCGCCAAGCGCGGCGTCTTGCCCGACCCGTGCTGCCGTCCTCGCTCGGCTACTGCCCGTGCCTGCCCGGCTCGGTTCCGCTGCGACGTTGGGATGCTGTAGTGGTCCACGTCAGTGCTGTCGATGAACTGCGGGCGCGGGTCAATGCTGCTGCCCTCAACAAGGGCAAGCCGAAGCGGTCGGCCAAGAAGGAGTGGCGGGCTCCGACGTGGGAGGACTTCGCCAACGGCCTGGTCTGCTCGTTCGACCAGACCTTCACCAACACCGGCTGGGTGATCTTCCGCAAGCGAGACAGCGAGGTGGAGGTGATTGACCGGGGGACGTTGCGCGAACCTCCGGTGCCCGGCCTCAAGGGCTTCGAGGACACCTTGCAGCGCGCCGAGTGGATGTGCGAGCGCATCGCCACCATCCCGCCGAAGGCTGTCGCCTGCGAGGACGTGCTCACGGGCGAGGAGTGCGTCTTCGTCCACGAGATCCCGGCTGTGCAGGGCATGAGGATCGAGTCCAGTCTCCTGGGTGCCCTGGGGGTCCGGCAGGCCGTGACGGCACTCCCAGAGCCCCGCAAGCGCATCGCTGTGGGCAACCAGCACATGAAGGTCGTGATGCTGCCGATGGAGATGCGCCACGAGAAGCGGTTCATCACGACGGCGGTCAACCGCTACACCGACACCAGGGGCTGGAACGAGCACACCAGGGATGCGCTGGCCCTCGGGCTGACGTACCTGTACGACGCGAAGCGGGCGTCGTGAAGAAGGTCGTCAGCACCGAGGAGCGCCCGTACGACCGGGACATCACCGGCAGGGAGATCACCCGCCGTTGGGACGTGTTGGAGTGCGGCCACTCGCTGCCCTCCCAGTACGTCCGTGGCATCGCCCGCCGGACGATGGCTGCCAACGCGGGCGGCAACTACTACGAGGACCGCATCGAGCGGCACTGCAAGACCTGCGAGGGAGCGACCACATGACCGTCGAGACGAGCGATGCCTCCGAGCGGGTGCTGGCCGAGATCACCAAGGACGCCGACGAGCCCACCGTGGTTGACCCGCACCCGGACCGCACCAAGGAGATGAAGACCCCCGGCTTCGCTCGGATGGTCACCGACTGGCACGGCCCCGACCGCATGGCCGTCGAGGGCGTCAAGGACGTGGTGGAGGGGCGCCTGCTGGTCAACTTCGCGGACGCCTTCGCCCTGATGAACGAGGTCTACGACATCGTGCGCGAGCCCGAGTTGCTGGACGACATGGGCACCGTGAAGACCGACCGCTACGGCTTCGCGATCTGGAAGCGCACCAACACCGGGGCGTACTTCGAGGACTTCACCCGGATGACGACGCGCCAGAAGGAGGACTTGCTGTTCAAGATCACCACCCGGATCTTTGAGTGGGAGCAGAAGGCAGCCGACGCCTGGGGCGAGGCCATGTTCGCCAAGGCCCAGTGGGAGGAGGCGTTCGCGGTGTCCTTCGACGCCCCCGCTGGTCGGCTCACCGTCGAGGACCGCACCCAGAAGGGGCGGCTCGGCAGCCGGGACGAGCGGTACTTCGCAGTGTTCCTGTCGCTCTACAGCCGCAAGGCCGACGCCATCGTCCGGTCGATGCAACTGCTCGGCCAGCGGCTCAAGGACACGCTGGGCTGACCGCATCACTTGATGTGGGTGGGGACAGAATGACGCAAGTGGACTACCGGACATCTCGGGGGTCCGCGTGTACGGTGGGTGACAGACGGGTGACGCTCCTGTCGGATCGCCTACAGATCCTGCTTCGACGGCCAGAGAGAGGGTGACGGCGACCTAGCGGTGCAGGTAGGTACTCTCCGTGAGTTGTTCAGGAACCTCCAAGCCTTCCGAGCGTTCTTCGAGGCCGAAGGCATAGACACGATCACCGGGCCGGACGGCAACGACTACTGCCTGTTCGACATCGAGCACCTGTACGAGCAGGTCAAGGTGCTCTCGCCTCGCCAGCGCCAGGCCATCGAGTTGTGCCTCGTCTCCAACGTCAAGGAGAAGCAGGCCACCGAGATCATGGGCGTCTCACCGACGAACCCGGTGATGATGTACGCCACCAACGGGCTCAAGAAGATCTGCGAGATGATCGAGTCCGGCGAGATCCCTCGCTATCGCGAGGGCGTGGCTGCGTGAGCAACCCCCGGAGCGGGATCCATCCGCAACTCGAAGCCGAAGCCAATCGGCTCCTCAAGATCTCCCTCGCCGGGGTCACCAAGCACAGCGAGAAGTCCGACATCCTGACTCCGTGGAAGGAGCAGGACCGCCGCACCCGCGAGGTCTACGTCGAGGGCGGCACACCTGATCCGACGACCCGGCGGGGCATGTTTCACCGGGCGTACAACCCGGAGCGGCTCGACCTCAACAGCCGCGAGGGACTGGCGCGAGGCGGCAAGTCGCGGACCCAGACGCTCTCGGAGCACGTGTCCGAGTACGGCAACGATGGTGAGTGACCTGGCGGTCGGCACCAAGGTCAACCTGCACTCGACCTGGGGACGCCAGACCCGCCTCAAGTGCGTCGTCTGCACCCGCTACATGACTGCCCACACCACGACGTGTCGGTGCGGCGCCGAGTTCGTGCCGCTCAAGACCTCGGGGATCTACAAGATCGTGAGGCTCCCGTGACGCTCGCCCCAGCCGCGCTGGTGATGACGCGGGTCGGTGGCCGTGACTACCCGCTGGTGTCGGTCCAGAACTGCAAGACGTGCCAGAGCCCCTACCGGGCGTGGATCGAGCAATACATCGTGCAGGGGATGACCTACGGCGGCATCGCCAAGATGCTCACCGACACCCAGGAGTACGGCGGGCCGCTCGGTCACCCCGACAAGGAGCGCATCGCCAACCACGTCCAGCAGGGCCACTTCGCTCTGCCGCTGGTCGCCCAGCGCGCCCTCATCGAGCGCCGGGCCAAGGACGTGGGCAAGAACCTCGAAGACGCCGCAGAGCAGTTGGTGGACTACGTGACCGCCAACGAGTTGCTCATCCAGCGTGGCGTCGAGGCGTTGCAGGCTGGCGAGATCGAGGTGGACGCCACCGCGTTGCTCGGAGCCATCAAGGCCCAGCACGCCATCGAGCAGACCCTCGGGGCCAGCGTCGATCAGGAGACGTGGGTGTCGGCCACGATGGCGATGATCGAGGACGCCCGCATGGTCATGAGCCCCCAGCAGTGGGACGAGTTCACGGCCCGCCTAGAGGTCAACCCGGTCATCCTCGCCATCGCGCATCGGTCCGAGGAAGCGACCGTCATCGAGCACGACGCCTAACCAAGTCCCGCCAACCCCAAGGAGCCAGACCATGCCGTTCGTCAGAGAGTTGTCCGAGCAGACGCTCGCGGATCTCGCAGAGCAGGTGGATGAGCGATCTCGCGAGGAGGACATCTTCCTGGGCGAGGTCCGGGTGGACCTCACCACCGACACCGAGAACCCGGTGCTCCACCTGGGTGCGGACGAGGTGGAGGCCAGCACCCGGACGATGGAGTCGGTCACCTCGTTCCTGAACATCCCGGCGCCCTTCTACAAGCGGCTGCACCCGGACGAGCGCGAGTGGATCTGCAACCGCCTGATCCGTCGCGTGCCTGGCGTGGCGACCTTCATGCTTGATCCCGGCCACACCGTGCTCGGCATCTACACCTCCGGCAAGCCGCCGATCAACCCCTCGCGCATCTGCAACTCCATCGCCAAGATCGTGGGCGCTGACGCGCTGGTGTACGACCACCGCAACAGCGCCGACGAGTTCTCGGTGGACGTGTACGCGCCCACCGACAGCAAGCACGCCTACACCGGCAAGGTGGGGCGCCTGGTCGGTGACATCACCCAGGCCGGGCTCACCGTGGGCCAGGACCGCAAGCGCAACCTCTCGCCGTACGCCCAGCCGTGGTTCATGCGGCTCGCCTGCACCAACGGCATGGAGATGCGCGACGAGGGACTCAAGATCGACGGTCGTCGCAGCGAGACAGTGGACGAGGTGCTGGCCGAGTTCGAGGCTCTCGCCAAGCAGGCGTTCGAGCGCGTCGAGGACGCCATCGAGCACTACTACGCGCTCGACCAGAAGAAGGTGCCGAACCCCGAGCGGACTCTGCGTGCCATCTCCCGCGAGCACAGCGTCTCGGACCGCACCCTGGTGGATCTGCTGGACCTCGCAGCCACCGACGAACTCCCGGACGACCCCACGATGTTCGACATCGTGAACCTCATCACGAACCAGGCCAACGATCCGTCGCTGGTCAACCGCTACCGGGTCCGCCGGGAGTTCCAAGCAGTCGGAGGCGCCGTCGTAACCGAGAGCGCCCACCGCTGCAACCACTGCCAGCAGAAGGTGCTCACCTGATGGATGCCAAGAAGATCGCCCAGGTCTGCCACGAGGCCAACCGCGCCTTGCAGACGGTCAACCCTGACGTGAACAACCCGGTGTCGGAGCCGTGGGATCTCGTCAAGGCCGAGATCCGCGAGAGCGCCGTCAGCGGCGTCGAGGCTGTGCTCGCCAACCCGGAGCAGACGCCGGAGCAGAGCCACGAGGGCTGGATGGCCTTCAAGGTCGAGAAGGGCTGGGTCTACGGGCCGGTCAAGGACGAGGAGAAGAAGACCCACCCCTGCCTCGTGCCGTACGCCGACCTCCCGGCCAAGGAGAAGGTCAAGGACGAGTTGTTCCAGGCCATCGTGCGGACCCTCGCGGACCTCTGATGCAGAAGACCCTGCACGCCAACGAGCAGGGGCCGGTCTTCGTCGTCGGCAAGCCCTACTACTGGGACAAGAACGACGAGGGTCGGCTCGTGCTCAAGGCGTGGCCGGTCCTCGAAGACGGCAAGCCCGGACCTCACCCGCTAGGAGTCGAGCAGTGACGCAGCAGCCCATCGAGATCTACGACACCGAGGTGGACGCTGCGCATCAGGTGCTCACGGTCCTCAACTCGCGCATCCACCAGCGGCGCAACCGTGGCGAGTTCGACCGTGAGATCCACGAGCGGTTCCACGAGATCGGTCTGCTCGTGGACGTGAAGTGGTTCCACACCGATGTCGAGGACATCAAGATGCCGGAGATCACCATTACCGGCAGGGTCGAGGAGGGCGCTGGCTTCGACCACGACCGTCTCCGGCACGAGATCGTCAACGACGTGCTGGGCCTCGGTGACGGCGGCGTCATCAAGGTCAAGCCCGAGGACATGCTCGCCAAGAAGGCCGTCGAGCAGGGACACAAGCACGGTTCTGGCTGCGGCCACTAACCATGCCGCCCGCAGTACGTCGTCGTCCCGGCCTGGGGGCTCTGAACCTGCCAACAGGCGGGCCGACTGACGTGCTGCGGTGGACGGTGCTCTCGCTTCCGATCCCGGACCCGATCACTTTCATCATCGGTGAGCAGTGGCTCAACCGACCGAACCTCTACCCGCGCCAGGCCACCCTCATCAAGATCGTGTTCCTGCGCGAAGACCTGTTCACCGACTACGACTACGCCGTGGTCGCAGAGTGGACCGACAACTTCACCCGGACTGGCAACAACGGCATCCAGCCCGACGTGTTGGAGCGGATGCGTTGGCTCAAGGCCAACGGCTACCGCTGGTTCCGCGAGGTGCTGCTCGTCATCGGGCGACGTGGCGGCAAGGGTCACCTGTCGGCGCTGTGCATGGCCTACATCCTGTGGAACTACATGGCGAAGAAGGGAGGCCCGCAGGACTTCTACGGCGTGGACCGCGACAAGAAGTTGAGCGCGATGGTCTTCGCTGGGAAGCGCGAGCAGGCCAAGGCCACGGTGTGGCAGGACTTGGTGAACGTCATCATCGGCTCCAACTGCTTCGCGCCGTACGTCAACAAGCCGCAGGCCGAGAAGTTGACGGTGTTCGCCCCCAACGACAAGGCCCGCATCAGGACGATGGCCGAGAAGGGCATCAGCAGCGACCTCGACATGGCGACGTTCGAGATCGTGCCCAAGGAGTCCACCCTGATGGCCGGTCGTGGACCGACCTCGTTCATGCAGGCGTACGACGAGATGGCCCACGTCGTCGCGACCGGCGCCAACCGCAGCGCCGAGGATCTCTACACCGCCGCCACACCGTCGCTCGACCAGTTCGGCAAGGACGCCTTCATCATCGAGCCGTCGAGCCCCTGGCAGATGATGGGCCAGTTCTACATCAACTACCAGCGGTCGTTGGAGAAGGACGACGCGGGCAACGCGATGTACCCCGAGGTGCTGATGGTCCAGTTGGCCTCGTGGGACATCTATGAGGACTGGGAGCGGGCGCACATCCTGCCGGTCTTCCCAGACCACTACCACCCGGACCAGCCCGAGTTTCGTCTCACCTTCCGGCCCCTGCGCGGCGCCATCCAGATCTACGACGACCAGATGCGCAAGTTGGAGCAGGCGAGCCCCGACACCTTCAAGGTTGAGCGCCGCTCGCACTTCGCTGCCGCGCTGGACGCCTACCTCAACGAGACGAAGGTCAAGCGGATCTTCGAGCCGTGGATCCAGCGCCCGCCGCAGTTCGGCACACCCAACTTGGAGATGCAGGAGCGCGGCATCCTCATCCACACCTACAAGGGTCACGGCGACCCGTCGAAGTCGAACGCCAACTTCGGCTTCGCCATCGCCCATCCCGAGACGGTGATGGTCGAGAAGGTGGACGAGAAACTCGGCACCAAGTTGTACGTGCCGGAGATCCACTGCGTCTTCGACCTGATCCACCACTTCGACCCGGCGGACTTCGATGAGCACACCATCGACTACGACACGGTGGAGGAGTGGATCTGGGACAAGATCATGAAGTTCTACCCGGAGGAGTTGACCTTCGACCAGTGGAACAGCGCGAGCACCATCCAGCGGTTCCAGAAGCGCATCCGCGACACCGGGATGCCCAAGCGAGTGAACGTCTTCGAGAAGACCGCGACGGCAGCCCACAACTGGAACCGCGCCGAGACGTTCAAGACCGCGATCAACATGGAGTGGGTCCACGCGCCGTACTACGAGCAGGCCGAGTTGGAGTTGCGCTTCCTCCAAGAGAAGAACGGCAAGGTGGACAAGCCCTCGGTCGGCCCGGTGCAGACCAAGGACGTGGCGGACTGCATGATGGAGTGCGTCATGACGTTGATCGGTGAGCAGGTCAACAACTTCCTGCACGCCGACCTCTCGAACTTCCGGCCCGGTGCTTCGGTGCAGGGAGGTGTCACGCCATTCCCTGGTGGTGGCGACAACCACGAGGATGCACTGGCGGCTTTGTCCCAGTTCTCACGAGGGCGCGGGCACATGTCCCAGCCCGGTATGGGTCGTCCTCGGAGGCGTTAGCAATCATCTTGGGTTGACATCTGTCAACCAGACACGCCAACATGTTGCGCAGCACCTCTGCTTCGCACCCTTGTGCGCTCAACCGGATCTCTGGCGGGACTCCGGTAGGACGACTCCTGGCGCACCCTTGAAGCGGAGAGCCGACGAGGCCCGACCTCCTCCCCGGAGGGTCGGGCCTCGTCGCATGACGGAGCCTGTCAGACCCCAGCCGAGCCCTGTGAAGGGGTGAAGGGAGGCGGCTGCCGCGTGTACGTCCAGAAGAAGGCTCACGTCCTGACGGACTGGAAGCCCACCGAGCGTCTGTTCTCCCCGACCAAGGGCGGCGTGGATCCTCGGCTGTTCGACGCTGACCGCGAGATGCTGCCCGGCGTCCGCAAGGAGATCCTCGACCTGATCGACGCCTTCTGGATGCCCAAGTACGGCGACTGGCGCTCCTGGGCTCGGGTCTACCTCGCGGGCTCGCAGGCGAGCGAGTGGTACGGCAACAACGACTTCGATCTGCTGCTCGGCGTCAACTACGAGGCGTTCCGCAAGGCGACCGGGGCGACCGGCTCCAACGAGGAGATCACCCGCCAGTTCAACCACGAGTTCCAGACCCAGTTCAACGACGAGCACTGGCACCCCAAGTTCGACCCCGAGCACGAGTGGCACCGCACCGGCTACGTGAACAAGGACTCCTACGACATCCGGGCGATCAAGCCCTACGCGGCGTACGACGTGGGCGACAACACCTGGGCGGTCGAGCCGATCCATGAGCCGACCGGCCACCAGTTCAGCCCGTCCGAGTGGTACTACATGGAGGGCTTCGCGGAGCAGATCAAGGCCGCGATGGAGTTGCCCGAGCCCGCCCGCAAGAACGCGCTGCGGCGCATCTGGCACTTCTTGCACGCTGACCGTTCACGGGCCTTCGGTCCCCACGGCACAGGCGCCTTCGACCGAGGCAACGCGACCGAGAAGTACCTCGACCAGGCCGGGCTCTGGGAGCCCCTGATGCAGGCCCAGTACGGCAAGACGGCAGCCGTCTCTTGGGGCGATGACGAGCCCTGCAAGTGCTGCGGTGGCTCTGGCGAGCACCCCAGCGGCCATGAGTGCCATCGCTGTGACGCCAGCGGCGAGGAGAAGGGCGCCTGGGGCCGGTGCGATGCCGAGACGATGGCGAAGGGCGCCGCGATCAAGTTGCGCTGCGACGACTGTGGCGAGGACTACTTCACGGACGGCGAGAAGCACGGCTGCACCGAGAAGACGGCTGCCAAGCATACCGTCTGGGACATGTGGGTCCGGGCCAAGAACCGGCACAACGGCAGCGAGGGCACGATCCTGCGTGGACGTATGTGCGAGGGCCACATCGCGGAGTTGGGCAGCGAACTGGTCAAGCACAACGCCGACCCGGCACAGCACACCAACCTGTCCATCGAGCACGACACCTGGCCGGTGGACAAGAGCGAGAACCCGACCTGTCACACCTGCGTACAGCGGGCCGTCAACGACGTGTTCAAGACGGCCAGTGGCTACGAGACGCTCTATCACCTGACCGACCAACACCACTTCCACCCGGACGCCGAGAAGTCGCCGCAGGACAACGCCTTCGCCATGCAGGACCGCTCGCACTACAAGGGGCTCTACGTCACCGACAGCCCCGACACCTGGCGGGCGAACGGCTACCACCGGCCCTATGTCGCAGAGATCCACGTGCCCCACGGCCTGGCCCGCCAGGAGCGGTGGCACGGCGAGAAGTTCATCCCCGCCGAGCACTTCGACAAGATCAAGGTCAACCGGGTCATTCCGTTCGACGCCCACCAGCGCGAGAAGTACGGCGAGCCCGGCACCGTCGAGGAGTACCACGGCACGCACTACGAGACTGACGAGCCCATCGCCAAGACCGACTGGGGCCACCCGGCCAAGGTGTCCTCCGAGCCCGAGGCCAAGGACGTGCGTTCGTTCACGCCCGAGGAGCACACGCGGCACCTGCACCGGCTGCGCGACTACCTACACGACGTGCAGGGCTACGGCTGGAACGAGTTCAACGAGAAGGGCGAGCACACCGGGCTGCCGTACGACGACAACGGCGACGAGCACCGCACCGACCGCGACGGCAACAAGATGACTCGCGCCCGGTACGCCAGCAAGCAGGCCCGCGTCCACCACCCCGTCGAGGGGCCGAACGGCGAGCCCGCTGACGGCATCATGATCGCCCTGGTGCCGCCGAAGCGCGTCATCGACAAGTTGCCGCTGCCCGAGAACGGCGAGCACCCGAGCAACGTCCACATCACGCTGCTCTACCTCGGCAAGATCACCGACTTCACCAAGGAGCAGGTCGAGTACCTGCCCGAGTTGATCGAGTCGTGGGGCGAGGTCCAGAAGCCCCTCGACGCCACCGTGCAGGGCGTGGGCACCTTCTCCAACCCTGGCAGCCACGTCCTCTGGGCAGCAGCCGACATCCCTGGTGGCAACCACATGTGGGTGTCCCTGGCCGACACTCTCAAGGCCCACGGCTACGCCTTCAAGGAGAACCACGGCTGGACCCCGCACCTCACGATGTCGTACGAGAAGCACCACGTGCGCTTCCTGCCGAAGATCGAGCGCATGGAGTTCAAGGTCCGCGAGGTGTGGTGCTGCATCGGAGGACGCTGGGAGTCCTTCCCGCTCAAGGGCAAGTAGCGATGCCCGACAACTGGCGCGACCACAGCCAGCCCCCGAGCGAGGGCTTCACCAAGTTGTCCGACGACCTCTACTCGGTCTTCTTCACCGACCGCAACGGCGAGCCCGAGTCGCATCCCGTGCTCTGGCACTGGTGCGAACCGAAGAACGAGGAGGCGGCGGCGTACTGCCGCAAGGGCACTGCGCCGCACTGGTGTCCCTGGGGCACGGCTGCGCACACGGTCGTACAGAGAGAGCCTCTGACTCTCACGCCCTCGGTCTACTGGCCGGGCTGCTGTGGGATGCACGGCTTCGTCACTGATGGTGTGTACCGGGGCGTCTGATGGAGCGATGCGACCCCTGCTTGAAGCGCCAGCACATGGAGTGCAAGGCGCTCCTGCTGGACTACTGGGCCTGGTGCGAGTGCCCGTGCCATACCGGCGAGCGCCGTGATCCGCTGGGCGCCTTCTTGGCCGATCTCGCCATCACCACCCCGGAGGGCATCGTCCCAGCCCCCGTGACCGACATTGACTACAAGGATCTTCGGTAGTACCGTTCCTCTCGTCAGAGCCATCAGTCTGTTCGGAGGAAGATCGTGAAGGTCAAGATCAGTGTCACCGTCGAGGTGAACCCGCAGGAGTGGACCCAGACGTACGGCGTCGAGGGGGCCAAGGAGATCCGCGAGGACGTGAAGTCCTACATCGTGGGCCAGATCCAGGGCAGCGCCGCCGCCGACGAGTGCTCCATGACGGTGGTGTCGCGGTGACTCCCGTGCAGGTGCTCGATGAGCGCGCCATCCTGCGGGACCGGCTCTCTACGCGGGCCTACCAGCGGTACATGACGAACTTCGTCACCGACGTGATGCGCAAGCACGTCGGACCGGAATACACCAACGGCCAGGGCCACCCGGACGGGCGGGCCTTCACCACCCGCGAGGTCGTCCGGCTGAACATGAGTGAGGCGTACTTCGTCACCGCCGAGATGATGCCGCTGGTGCGGTGGGCGTCCGCCGGGCTCGACAACACCGACTCCTTCGCCCACGACCTGTGGCCCACCGACCACGGCTTCGTGATCTTCGAGGACTCGCTCATCACCCGCGAGATGTGGGGTCGCACGGTCACCACCTGCGCCATGTCGTGGGGGCGCCTCGTCGCCAACGGTCGGCCCGGCACTCTCGTCGTGTTCTACACCGACATCAACGACCCCCGCGATGAGGTCAACAAGGACGTGCTCACGAGCAATCGCCGCCAGGAACTGGCCGACATGGGTCGGCTGCACGTCCACCACATCCAGTTCATCGCGGACAGCCAACTGGCTGGCCCGCCGGTCATCGTGCCCGAGGCGGACTACGCCAAGTGGGCTGTCGGCACGGGCCAGACGCTGGCCTCCGAGGTGGACAACGACACCCGCTTCATCCTCGCGCTGCTGATGATGCTCAACCAGACGGTCACCTCCCTCAAGGAGGCCGAGGTGGACCGCCGGACGCAGAAGCGCATGGGCCGGATGAACCTCCCGAGCCGCGTCACCGTCGTCCAACTGCGCCGCACCGCTGGCAGCCGCTCCGAGGGCGAGTCGATGGTCGAGTGGAGTCACCGCTGGGTCGTGCGGGGCCACTGGCGCAACCAGCCCTACAAGGCCGAGGACGGCTCGGTGACCTACCGCAAGATCTGGATTGCGCCCTACATCAAGGGACCAGAGGACATGCCGTTCAAGCAGTCCGAGAAGGTCTACTCCCTGTCCCGCTAGTCCCTGCTCTACTACCGAGGATCCCGTGAGAACATGAGAGGCATGAAGCGCAAGGACTTGAAGCCTGGCGAGCGGTACGTCACGTCAGCCGGAGTGGTGTTCGAGGTCGTGGACACCGAGCCCGGCTGGCGGGTCGAGAACGGCGAGTGGGTGGCTGACCCCCAGACAGCCACCCGCTTCATGCCGGGCAAGGGCCACGTGCCGTACCAGACCAACGGCTGCATCCGTGCCTACCGCATCCCCGGTCGGCGCCAGCGCAAGGTGCCTGTCGCCATCGAGCCCCGCCTGCTGGTGAAGACCGAGGCCGAGTGGCGCGAACAACAGCCAGTCGGCCCAACGTGGAGCCCTGACGCGCTGCGCAAGGCAGCCGCCAAGCAGAAGATGCCGCCGGTCGAGATCAGGAACGGAGAGGCCATCTTCGAGGCCGAGAAGTTGGCCGAGTACCTGGGGGTCACAGCATGAGCATCGAGCCGGTTCACCGGATCACGTCACTGCCAGCGGTCCCCCGGATCGCCACCTACAACTACACGCCGCCAGCCCCACCGCGTGAGCCGATGAAGACCGACGCCTCGGTCGCGATCTGGTTCGCGGTCGTCGGCAGCGTCCTCATCGTCATCGTGCTCAACGCGATCAGTTGGGGGCTCATGCACCTGGGCAGCGACTGGACCCAGAAGTGCAGCGACCTCTACAACAACGGCTACGACTCGGACTGCTACGCCCCTCTCCCTCACCTCTGGGGCTGGTGCTTCGGCCTGTCAGCGGGCTGGTGCGCCCTCATGGCGTGGTTCCTGTGGAGGCACCGCTGGTATCAGCGCCACCCGAACGCCGCCGCCCTCATGGGCGCCGCCACCGTGGCCTACGCGGGCTACAAGTTGTACGAGCACCACGAGCAGAAGGAGGCTGACCGCATCGGTCGGGCTGTGGCAGCGGCCATGCCGAGGCCCGAGTCGCCCTACTCCACCTTCGTGCCGACCCAAGACCTGTCGCACTGGGACCAGGGCCGGTGAACCTCTACCGGGCCGTCTTCGACACCGAGCAGCAGGCCATCGAGGCACAGCGCAAGATCGAGCCGATGTTCGTCGCCAGGGTGTCGCCCCAGCCGTACAACCGCTGGCTGCTCACCGTCAGCATCCCGGACGACGGCTCGGGCTCGATGCACGTCAACCCCGAGCAGTTCGACATGGTGGTGGAGGCCGTCTTGGAGCACGGCGGGCGACCTGTCGCAGAACGGACAGCCAGGAGCGACACGAAGGCGCCCTGGCCCCCTGACGGCCCCACCCATCACCTGATCCCTCGCAGCGGCGTGCCGACGTGCCGGTACTGCAAGAAGACGCGCTCCGAGTTGGAGGCGAAGCACGACGATCCAGAGGTCACCCACTACGCCTGCCCGGACGCTCCGAGGTAGGTACTTGCGCCTCCAAGGATCCTTGTAGTACCGTTCCTGTTGTCAGAGTCACCTCACGACCCCAGGAGCACCCCATGAGCACCGCCACCGTCGCCAAGAAGACCCCGGACCGCATCGACCGGCTCACCCCCGGCACGCACGTCACGCTGATGTTCTGCAACGGCAGCCAGCGCAGCGAGCGCATCGAGCCCGCCATCTTCCTGGGCATCGTCGGTGAGGGCACCGACCGCCGCGCCGAGTTCGTCCAGTTCACCGAGCACCCCTTCACCAAGCAGGCCGAGGTGGGCGAGACGGGACGCGGCACGTACATCTGGCAGGCGTACCGCTACCTCGGCACCTGGGCCTACGGCTCGTCCGCCGACATGCTGCGCCTCGTCTCCGTCATCGCGTCCGTCTGACGCCCCCACCTACCTGCGAAGAAGGACATCACGATGAGCACCAAGACCCTCACCACCCGCCCGCTGGCCGTCACCCTCAACGTGACCGAGGACTTCCTTGAGGGCATCCTCGTCACCGCCTACGAGGGCGGCATCGGCTACTGGTTCCGTGGCCTCGACCACAAGCAGTCCGAGCAGGGCTACTCGTGGATCGCTGGCTACGACCACGAGGACGCCTTCACGGAGTCCGGGCTCCCCAGCGGCTGCGGCCAGATCGCGCTGGATGACTGGATCGAGGCGGGCAACGGCTCGGAGTTCGTGACCGTGCTCGACGCCGACGTGGTGATGCTCGGTATCGAGCGGCTGCTCTCCGGCCAGGCCAGCGTCAACGACTCGATCCTCGGCTACATCCTCACCGACGTGCTCGCCAACGCGGCTGACCCTACGGACGGTGGCGGGATGATCGACTCCTCCGCAGCGGACTGCATCGTGCAGGCAGGCATCTTCGGGGAGGTCGTGTACGGCTAGTGCTCTGACCCAAGAGAGGCCCATCCGAGAACTTCGGGTGGGCCTCTTGCGGCTACAAGGATCCTTGTAGTATCGTTCCTGTTGTCAGAGCCACCCACATGTCAGGAGAACCCCGATGACCGAGTTCCGCGCCCTCACCCTCAAGGACCGCTCCATCGCTGGCCGCAAGGTCAAGCAGGGCTCGATGGCCCTCTCCAACCACGGCGAGATCGAGGTCGAGATCGTCAACATCGGTGGTGCCGGTCGCGGCCAGTACCACGTCTACATCGGCACCAGCATCCTGCGCGAGAACTACGTCGGTACGGTCACCCAGCACGGCGTCGGGCGCTACGACTTCACGTACAAGACCGCTGACGGCTCGATGAACCCCGGCTACCTCGACCACGACTCCCTGGCCTCGGTGATCCAGCGGACGGTGCTCTGCCACCTCGACAGCGTTGAGTACCACGCCAGGCTGGCCGCGCAGGCTGTCGTCGCTGCTGACCCGACCCACGTTTGCGCGTTCAACTCCTGCAATCAGTGCGAGGGCTGCGGTCGCCGCCAGATCTCCAAGAAGGAGCAGGTCCAGACGCTGCGCCTTGAGGCGCTCCCCTACGAGGCGGACGCTGACAGCAGCCTGGTCCGCACCCGTGGCGACAAGTGCGCCCTGCTCTGCAAGGGCAAGGTCGGCTTCTACTTTCCGTCAGAGGTCGGTGACACGCTTGCCAGCCTGGTCGAGGTCGGCCTCGACGTGCAGGTGCTCGCTCCGACGACGGTGGAGATCAACTAGGTGAAGAAGGACTGGACGCATGGACGAGCCCGCTTCGGCGGGCTCGTTCACGTTGTGGACGGCCCCCAGGCGCTCTGTGGGCGCCGCATCCGGCTCGCTGCACCCGAGGAGCCGCTGCCGACGTGCAGAGCCTGCCTGCGGCTCGCACAGCAGCGCGGAGGGGTCGTCTACCTGATCTGCTTCGACCGCCCCTTCTCTCACGCCAAGCACTACATGGGGTGGACCCAGAACCTCGGTGTTCGGCTGCTGCTGCACCGGGCTGGCCGTGGAGCCCGCCTGATGGACGCGGTGACCCAGGCTGGGATCGACTGGAAGGTGGTCGCCATCTACTACGGCGACCGCAACGAGGAGCGCCGGATGAAGAACCACGGACATGGCAGACGTTGCCCGGTGTGTCGGGGCTTGCGGCTCCAAGCATCCTTGTAGTACCTTTCCTCCATGACCTACACCGTGGATGGCTACAAGCGCCTGAACCGTCGCGTGGCTGGCACCGACCAGCCCAACCCCGGCCCGTGGCACGCGATGCTCCCCGGTCGCTACCAGTCGTGGTGTGGATCCAAGGTCCGTGGCTTCAACGCCCGCATCAGCACCACCAAGCCCGAGGGCGAGGTGCTCTGCACCAAGTGTGAGAAGGCGGTCGCCTGCGGGCGCCCGACACCATTCTCGCGACGGTAGGTGACTACGGACCTTCTCGGTAGTAAAGTCCGCTCGTCAGAGGAGCCAGATGACCCGCACACTGCTCGCGATCACCGCGAGCCTCGCCCTGATCGCCGCCCTCGTGGCGGCGTTCGTCATAGGCGGCAACCGCCGCTGCGACACCTTGCGTGCCGAGCACGCTCCCGCCTACAAGATCACGAGGTACTGCGCATGACCGCACCGCTCTCCCAGACCAACCCCGCTGGCACCGAGGACGTGGGCGGTCAGCCCGGCATCCCGGCGCACCAGCAGCAGCAGGGTGCGCTCGACCAGCCGATGGGGACGGAGGTGACGGGCAAGAACCACGACCCCGAGCCCGCCACCTCCGTTCAAGGTGGTCGTACCCCGCAGGAGGAGATCGACCGCCTCCGAGCCCACCTCGTTTCAATCGGTCGTCCGCCCGTGGTCCAGCCCGAGGGCGAGGAGAGCCCGGTGGACACCGTGATCCGCCTGCTCGGCACCAAGCCGCCGCTGCTCAACTTCTGCGACGAGTCGTACTGCAACAAGGAGGCCGGGCACCGAGGCGAGCACGGCATCATCAGCCGATGAGGCGCGTCCTCAAGTACCCGATCAACTTGCCGGAAGGCACGCGCATCTTCGTGCCCTTCCACGCGCCGCTGCGGCTCGTTTCCATCCAGATGGGCACACCGACTGTCTGGTACGAGGTCGAGGAGGGAGCGCCGCTCGTGCAGCGCACCATCGGCTTCGTGGGCACCGGCCACGAGATCCCCTGGGGTCCGGCTGACGCCGACCACATCGGCTCGGCCTTCGACCCGCAGACCGGGCTCGTGTGGCACCTCTACGAGTTGAAGGCGCCGAGCAGTGGCTGACGAGCCCGAGGACGTTCTGGCTGACATGCAGGCCGGTCCCGAGGTAGCCTCTGGGGAGCAGGCTGAGGCAGAGCCCGAGCCGCAGATAGAAGTATCAGCCCTCAACGTCGAGCAGGCGCTGGCGATGGGCAAGGCGCTTGAGGCGTTCCGCTTCTTCAACCACACCGTCGCTCGCAGTGCCATCGGCGCTACTGTGCGTGAGGTGCTCGTGGAGATCCACGGGGTGCCCTGGTGCCGCCTCAAGGTGAGCCCGACCGGCACGGCGTACGTCGAGCCGCTCATGCCGGTCACCGAGCCGGTGGAGGGCTCATGAGGTACGAGTCCAAGATCTACGGCAAGGTGGACTGGCCCTGGTGGCATGACGTGCTCATCGTCGGCGGCGCCATCTTCGGCGTGACCGGCCTGCTGCACTGGCTGGGCGGATGAGTCCCTACGAGGTCCACCCGGACGGCACCGCTCTGCTGGCGACCGAGAGCGACGGCGAGCAGCACGTCTGGACGGTCACTCGGGACGGCGGCATGGTCACCCGTGGCACGTACGCCGGAGTGCGGTCGGCGGGCATCCAGTGGCTCTACGACCAGGGGGCAGTGACCGTCCTGTGGAGCCCCACCGACCACGAGATGGTCACCAGGGTGCTGTCCAAGGTCAGGGATCGAGTGCTGACCTTGGCCGTCCCGGACGACATCGAGGCGATCAACGTCGAGGTCGGGGCGCGCTACCGGCACGACCCCCGGCACGAGATCCGCGTGCAGTTCGAGGACGCGCCCGACAAGATCCGGCTGCCACCAGTGCCCGAGGTCTGCGTCTGCGGCAACCGCTTCGACGGCCCCAACCTGTGCATGATCGGCGCCTGCGAACAGGAGACGTGATGTTCACGATGCTGAACCACGAGGGCACCGTCATCGGTGGGGCCGAGGAGTTGGACGCCCTGACCAACTCGGTGTCCCTGGTGGCCCGAGAGCAGGGCGTGGTCGCGTGGATCTGCCGCGACGGCGTGCCGATCATCGAGTGCGGCTACCCGCTCAAGCACGTCAGCAAGGGCGACACCTTCACGTTCTCGCTGGCAGCGGTGTCCGTCTGATGGCCTGCGATGCCCACCTGACTGTGACGATCAGGAACACGACCTACGAGATGCGCTGCGACGAGCCCGCTGGGCACGAGGGTGCCGAGCACCGCAGTCCCATCGGCAGCACGTGGTCGGCCCGCGTCCCCACCGGCTGGCGTGAGCGGCTGCGTGCCAAGTTGGCCGAGAAGGTCCGCGAGGCGCCCGAGCCCTACCCCGACCCTGACGGCGAGGCAGTCGCCTGGGCGAACGCATGGAACGCCGGACGCCAGTCGGTGCTGGATGCCTGCTACCAGTTGAGGGTGATGCCGTGAGCGAGGACCGCTGCCAGGTGGCGAACCTCGACGGCACCGAGGAGTGCGCAGGTGAGCCGCACTGGATCGTCACGTGGCCGGTCGGCGTCGTCCGGGACATGCGCTCGGCCACCCTGTGCCAGCGGTGCGGCCTCAACTGGATCGAGCGGTTCACCGCCGAGGGCAAGGTCGTGACGGTCCGCCCGGCCCTGCGCCGGATGCTGCGCGTATGACGCTGCCCGAGGGCTCGCAGTGGAACCGACCTCCTCACCCGAGCGGCAAGGAGGTCGGCACGATCATCGAGCACCACGACGACGGCACGATCATGGCGTGGGCGAGCACCGAGCGGTACGGCGAGCCCGCAGCCCGACGCAAGGTGGAGCGCGTCCTGATCGAGTGGCAGAAGTGCGGCCACGACTTCGCAGAGGGCACAGTGCGCACCGAGGGTGAGTTCGTCGTGGCGCGGTCGCTGTGCCTGACCCACCAGGGCAAGTCATGAAGGCGCTGATGGTCGGCGGCTACCAAGACGGCTGCGTCTTGGACGTGACAGAGGCGACCAGCACCATCGAGGGCTTGGTCCCGCCCCGCTTCCGGCTGGCCGACGTGCATCTGGGCACCATGCACCCGCCGACCCACGTCCGCTACGAGCGCCGCACCATCACGCTGTGGGACGTGGAGATCCCGGTCTACGTGATGGCGGGCTGGCCGGAGGAGCGGATCGAGGCCACCCTCGCCGCCCGCCTGCTCTCCCCGCTGGCCCACGAGTTGGCGGCTGACGCATGAGCGACTGCCAGGACTGCAAGCAGCCGGTCCGCTTCGTGCTGCTGGGCACCAACGAGGACGGCTCCAACAAGTGGAGCCCGCCGCTGGACAGCCAGAGCCGCTCGGTCAAGGAGACGCAGGGCAAGCAGCCGTTCGCCCGGACCGGCTACGTCCAGACCGAGGTCTTCACCTTCCACAACTGCCCCGAGCGCGAGGCTGCCCAGGCCGAGCGGTTCAAGAGGGCGCAGGCACGAGAGGCCCGAGCCCGCACCACCGACGAGGCGTGGGACGAGGCGCTCAAGAGGATCTGCCCCAAGTGCCGAGCGGTGGACGGCAAGCGGTGCCTCAACCTCACCGACGTGCGGCTGGGCTACCCGGCGAACGAGGTCAGGGAGACGCGCCACCCGCACGCCGAGCGGCTGCCGGTCGGCTGGTACACCGACCACCCGGTGGAGGTCTGATGCCCACCGTCCCGCTGTGGCTGATGGCCCTGGTCTACCCGGTCGGCATGTTCGTGCCGATGATCGGGCTGTTCAGAGCCCGCCACGCCGACCCGCAGCCCGTGATGCGCACCCAGGCCCGCTGGACCTGCTACTTCGCCCCGGCCTTCCTCTACCTGTGCTTCTGGAACGCCACGGCGACCGTGGGTTGGCTGGGCGCCGGGATCTTCCTGCCCTTCCTGCTCCTGGGCACCTACCTGTGCTCGCTGATGCTGCGCATGGACGAGGTGCTCTATGGCCCTCGTTGACGACCCGCTCTACCAGAAGCGTGACCTCGGCCCGCACGAGGCGTACATCCTGCGCTGCTACTACGGCAGCAAGCCCCACAAGCGCGCCAGGGGCCACGTCAAGGAGGGCGACCTCGCCATCGAGGTGCGCCTGACCTCCAAGGCCGCACTGCTCGCAGAGATCGCCGCCAGCCGAGCCCGCCAGGAGCGGGGCGAGATCGGTGCGATCACCGTCCACATCTCCATCCAGCCGCGCTACAGGAGCCTCTACCGATGACCGAGACGACGACCGAGCACGAGCACTGGGGCGTGCTGTCCGACGACGGCGAGACGTACCGGGTGGGCGTCTGGCGACAGGGCGTGTGGATCCCCGGCGACAAGAACGACGCCGAGCGCGAGCAGGCCGTCCTGATCGCCCAGGGCGAGGCCGGGGCCACCGTGGTGCAGATGGACCCACCCAGTGACAGCGGGGTGTCCTTCCCGCTGGGCGTCCACGCGGTGACCGACCTGCCCAACTGGCACACCCACCCCGAGTGCCTGGGGCTGACCCACGGCCACGGTGAGCCGCTGCGCAAGCCCGAGCCCCACACCCATGAGCGCAAGGTCGGCTGGGGCGATGCTGTCCCCTGCGAGCCGGGAGTCGCCCAGGCAGCGATGACCTGGCACGCCTACCAGATGGAGCACCTGTCGAGGCTCACCGACGCCAAGACGGTGCTGCTGGACCACAACGCCACCGGCCACTCCGGCACCCACGACACGGCAGTGCTCATCAACGCCCTCAACGACGCGGCGAACCTGCTGAACGCGCTGATCCGGGTGGTCGGCAACGACAACGCGACCGGGGAGACGTACCGGCGCGTGACGATGGCGCTGGACCTGCTGCGCACCCGGATGAACGACAGCCACTACGTCGGGACGGACGAGTGAAGATCAAGGGACGCCACCTGCGCTGCCGGGCGAAGGCTGACTACGGCATCAACGAGTACGACGCCCACCCCCACCAGTGCGTGCTCACCAACGGCCATGCGGGCGAGCACGTGTTCTCCCAGTGCATGGAGCACCGAGGGAGCAAGAGACTCCAAACATCTTGATGTGCCCGCTACGCTTCCACTCCCCAACATCCTTGTAGAGAAAGTCGGTTGGTCTTCATGGGTCCGATGTGCGTGTCCTGCTACGACAACTGGGCTGCCGAGGGCATCGACTACCGCTCCCAGCAGGTGCAGACCACGGTGGTGTGGGAGGGGTCCAGCCTGTGCGCCAAGCACTACAACCTGGCGCGCTGGGGCAACGACCGGGGGCGTCCGCTGTTGGAGCCCGCCATGTTCGAGGGCAAGGAGCCGACCAAGGGCGCCATCGAGGCATCCACACCAGAAGGCGTGGTGGCCGAGATCAAGGACAACTTGGCGACCATCACCAACGCCCACCTGCTCAAGCCGGGCGACATCGTGAAGTTCGTCTGGCCTGGCCCTCTCGACTCGCCTGCCTTCACTCCGGTCGAGGGCATGAAGGTGGTGCTCGACACCAAGGGGCCAGCGGTGTCCTTCGCTCTGCCGGACGGCAGCCACATCGCTCACGACCCGGACCCCAACGGCGGCGCCCTGACCAGGGAGAACACTTGGCGGGTGGTGCGTGACCTCAACGGCTCGTGCTGGACCTTCCTGCTGCCCACCGAGGGCGATGCCTACCGGCGGCTGATGCACGACTTCGGGCTCAAGGGGCACACCGTCACGACCCACGACTTCGGCACCCACGCACTGGCGCTGGCCTTCTGCACGGGCGAGGTGCAGGTCGTCACCAGCGACAGCCCACCAGCCGAGCAGGACAAGATCGCTGACCTGCTGGGCTACCCGCCCGAGGGCAGCCCGCAGCAGCGGCTGATCGCTGACTTCCATGAGCGCACCCAGCGATGCCTGGGCCAGCCTCACCTCGACTGCGCGATGGTCGAGCAGCGTCACCGCGAGGGCAACCACGGCATGTGCCTGCCGGTCGAGGACGGCGAGAGCGAGCCTGTCGGCCACACGTGCCGCTTCTGTGGTGTCGGACAGGTCACCGACCTGCGACGGCGCTGCGATCAGTGCGACCCGCGAGCCGAGCCCACGCTGTGCAACGCACCAGCGACCTTCGGCCCGGACGGAGCGAACGTCACCCAGGCAGCCAAGGATGCGATGGCTGTCGCCTTCTCTTGTGACCGTGACCAGGGCCACGCTGGCGACCACCAGGCTCACGACGCTGACGGTCACCTGCTGTGCTGGTGGGAGCAGAAGCCCACCTGCCAGTGCCGAGACTCCAACAACGAGGGGCCGATCAACCCGCCAGGCAAGGACGAGCACGATCCCACCGGCCTGCACTACTCGTACTGCCCGCTGTACGACGCCCCCGTGGAGACGCTGGCCGACACGGTGAGCCCACGCGACCGCGACCAGATCGGTGGGGCTGCCTCGCTGGCGTCCTCCTTCCCGACCTCGGACGAGCGCCACGAGTCGAACCCTGACGTGTGCGAGGCCGACACCGCCATCGACGGCAAGCACGACTGGCAGCCGCTGCACAAGGGCCGCGTCTTCACCAACCTGTCGGACGGCTCTGACACGGTGTCCTACGAGGGCTGCACGGCCTGCTCGACCGAGCGCAGCGTCCCGATGGTCCAGTCCAAGGCGTACGACGCCCTCAAGGGCATCCAGTCGTGAAGGTCACCTTCGTCCCCCACCGCGAGCCGTTCGCTGAACTGCCGCGTGCGTTCACCGTCGAGATGGATGCCGTACCCCGCCGGGGCGACACGGTGGTCATTGACGACGACCGGCTCCAAGGTGAGGTCTACGCCGTCATCTGGACCATCACCAGCAACGGTGCTGCCCAGGACCAGGGTGTGGACGTGAGGCTGCGATGACCCAGGAGGAGGCCGAGGAGTTCGCTGGGCGCATCCTCGCCCAGATCGACCGCGAGATCGCAGGCTACCAGCGCATCGACCCCGAGTCGCACATGACCCGCCGGATGCAGGCTGACCGTGATGGCGTCGAGGCTGACCTCGCTGCGATCAAGCGATGGTGGTTCGACATCCACGGCGCCAAGTTGGGGCCGAGCAACTACTACCTCAACCACGCCGAGGGCGGGCTGTACCGCATCGCCAAGGTCTACGGAGTCCAGCCGTGACACCACCAGAGGTCGCCGCCCTGGCGAAGCGCATCCTGGCCGCGATCCCCGAGCGAGATCGCCTCGGTGCTCCGCGCCACCACTACCACGACCGCAAGCGGGTGCAGGCCGACCTCACGGCGCTGAACATCCTGGCCGAGATGGAGTCCGACCCGGAGATCTACCAAGTGGCGCGAGCCGAGATCGAGAGCCTCACCCGTCACCTCATCGACAGCATCGTCCGCACTGGCCGCGTCTACGGGATCGAGCAGAGCCGTGATCGTGCTCCACATGCGTCCTAGGTGGCACCCGGCCCTGTGGCGCTACTACTGGCGGTGGCTGACGTGGCGGTGACCCCCGACAAGACGATCCACGTGACGCAGACCAAGCGCGTCGAGGAGTGCCCGAGCGCCATCCTCACCTCGGGCGAGATCCGTGCTGTGATCGGCAGCGACTACACGCCCGACTCGATCCTGCGCTGCCAGCGCACTCTCGGGCACGAGGGCTCGCACCTCAAGATCGTCCCCAACGGTGGGGGCATCATCCCGCGCACCACCAACGTCACCTGGGACAACGTATGAGCGAGCACCTGATCGACGCCGACACCGTGGAGCGGATCTTCATGGCCTGGCTGCTGGACCTCGTGACCCAGCACGGCTTGCAGCGGGTGTCGGACGTGCTCTCCTCACCTGCCATCCAAGCGGCGTTCACGGGCGAGGTGGGCCAGTCCGTCATCGCCTATCCGCAGTGCTCGCTGTGCAACATCCCGCTGGCGACCGGCACCTGCACGCACGTGCTCATCACCGGCAAGGGGCAGGTCACGATGACCGAGGCTGCCTGGGAGCGGCTGGTGGCCGCTGGCACCGACGCCACGCTGCGTGAGGAGCCCGAGCCCTCGGCCATCGAGGTCGGCGGCGTGCGGATGGAGTACGACAAGCAGGCCGACGCCATCCTCCATCTCGCTGCTGCGGTGCGCTTCCACGGCGTGATGATGGGCGGCAGCAAGATGTCGATGGCCGACATCCAGACCGTGCGGGACATCACCCAGTGAGCCAGATCCTCTATGGCTGCACCACGTGCGGCGCCCAGATCATCACCACCTCGATCCCCGAGGCTGTGGCCTGGGACAAGGAGCACCGACTGCACTGCCCGCCACCAGAGGACGTGCAGGTCGAGGGAGAGGTGCTGTGATCGAGGTGTTGGTGCTGCTCGGCGCGTTCTGCGGCTGCCTGGCCTTCATCAACGCCGTGCTCGGGCCAGCGCCGGACGAGAAGGGCACCTGGCCGTGGCAACGATGACCTGCCCCGAGCCGGGCTGTGTCCGGGAGCAGCCCGGCCACAAGATCCACTCGACCGCGCAGCAGGAGCCCAAGAGCAGCGCGACGGCCAAGCGACTGCGCAAGGCGGTCGCCAACGCGCTCGCAAACCTGGCCGAGGAGTTCGAGCGGGATGGGATGCTCACTGCTGCCGAGCGCACCCGCGCCAAGATCCCGAAGGACATCTGATGGACGAGTTGACCTGCGTCGGCTGCGGCGTGCTGCTGGTCTATCCCGACCCCGAGGTGCTGATCGCCAAGATGGCCGAGCACTTCGAGGAGTGCGGCCCGGCCAGGGAGTTGCTCCGGCAGAGCGAGATGAGCGACGTGGCCGAGATGGTGGCCGAGGAGAACGCCGTCGATGTCGCTGGGCACCTGCTGTGCCTGTCCCAGCCGATCATGCGCAAGGACGAGGAGACGGGCGAGATCGAGATGGAGGGCATGTCCTCTGTCTTCTTCGGCCCGTTCGAGACGCGCCAGGACGCCAAGGCGGCGGGGGACCGCTACCTGCTCGGCGTGGCTGGGCTGAACTGCGGCGACCCCGACTGCCAGTACGAGCACGCCCACAACGTCTCGGTGCTCTCGTACCACTCGGTGGGCGCGTTGGACGAGTTCATCGCGGACGAGCAGGCCCGCTACGCCCACCAGGCCGAGCACCGGGCCAAGGGCGAGACGTGCTGCGAGGAGTGCCACGAGGAAGACGAGGAGGCCGGGTGAGCCAGCCGACTTCTCCGCAGCCTTCTGCGACACCGACTGGCGAGGTGCGGTGTGCGTGTAGAGCCGTCCTCCTGCACGCTGTTGCCTCGCGGTTTGTGCTGAACAACGTCGTCCACGCCAGCGACGAGTGTTCCGGTACACCGACGCAGAGCGCCCCGCCGTGCCCGCATGGCGATCCAACCTGCCCCTGTCGGGACGGCGACCCATGCCACTACGAGTCGCTGCCGGGATCGCCTGCCTGGCCGTCGCCTAACGCCCAGGAGCAGCAGTCGTGAGCGCCGACTACAGCGGCTTCGCCACCGGCACCCCGGTCGCCACCATCGGCAGCGACTCACCGCCCTGCACCGGCTGTGGCCGCAACCGCCAGCAGATCGCGGACAGCCGGGGCAACGTGGTGTCCATCTCGCTGGGCAAGGCACCGGACGGTCGCTGGTGGTGCAACGGCTGCTTCGCGGCGGCTGGACGGCCCGTGTGAGCGGCGAACTGGTCCCCGGTGCCCTGGCGGGTGCGCGGATCGGCAAGAAGGCGCCAGAGAGCCCCACAGCCCCGGAGCCGGGCACTCCGGTCACCGACCCGACCACCGTGCCGCCCCTGGTGCCGCTGCTGGTCACCAACTCGGGCGAGGTGGCCCTGCACACGCTGCTGGGTGGGCCTGATGCCATCGAGGCCGTGCATCGCGAGTTGATCCGGCAGTCCCACGAGTGGGCAGCCAGCCTGGGCCGCGAGTTGAGCCACATCAACATCAAGTGGGAGGTCACGTTGGAGGCCATCGCCACCACGCCGGTCCTCGTGATGCCGGACCAGTCCGGTGGGTGAGCAGCAGGTGTCCGAGCACAGCACGCCGCCACAGATCTCACCCCAGCCGCCGGACCCGCCGCACGACTGCTCGACCGGCTCGTGGGCTGGCGACAGCGAGTACCTGACCTTCATCGAGGTCCATGACACCGGCAAGACCAAGGTGTGGGACGTGCTGTCCAAGTCGGGTGGCTACCGGCTGGCGCAGGTCCGCTGGTACGGCCCGTGGCGGCAATACACGTTCCGCCCCGAGCCCAACACCATCTGGAACACCGCCTGCATGGAGACGGTCACCACGTTCATCACCTTGAAGATGAACGAGCGCAGGGTGAAGACCTGATGTGGCAGCCACCGCTGCGTGAGCGCCTGCGCCACCCCGCCTCGTGGATGCTGTGGCTGATGGCGCTGCGTACGGCCCGGCGCTTCTACGGTGGCGAGCACCACGAAGCAGAACGCCGCCGCCTCTGGGAGGCGGCTCGCTGATGGTGGACATCGACCGCATCGCGACCCTCATCGAGTGGTCGCACGAGCCGCACCCGCTGGCGCTGGCTCCCGACGTGCGGATGGGTGAGACGTGGCTGCACACCATCAACCCGATGTGGCTGCCCGGCCTCACCAAGAAGCCGCACATCATCGGTGGCCGTGAGGCCCATCGTGCTCTGCGTGGCAGGCGCGGAGGCACCCTCGTGGTCGTCAAGGCGGGCTACCGCGACGGTGAGTGGCCGCATCGTCTCAACGACCGGGTGGACGACGCGCTGATCGAGTTCGTGCCGTACACCGAGATGACCGTCTGGACGGAGTGGTTGCCGTGAGCCTGCAACCCAGGGGTGGCCTACCTCGCTGGCCGGAGATCGTCGTGCCCGAGCCGCCTGCTGTCCCGCAGATCCAGCCCAAGCCAGCACCACCTCTGCCGAAGAATGAACTGGCGCTGGCTCGTCTCCGCGCTGCGCGTGCCCGGCAAGCCGCTGCCAGAGCGCACTGGTTGGCCGAGCGCGAGGAACGGCTTGCCACCCCCACTCGCACCCGGCTGCTGGCCGAGGAACGCATAGAGACGCTGGCTGCCTTCGGGCGCAGGAGGATGTACCGATGAGTGGGTCAGTCGGGCTGACCAGGCAGATGGTGCTCGACGCCATCGAGAAGGTGCGCGAGCACAAGATCACCCTGTGTGTCGGCTCGGACCAGCATGTCGTTCACCCGGAGGAGTGGAAGCGCGGTGGCCTGGTCCGCTGCGCTGCGTGCTTCAACGTCATCGACTTGGGGGCGAGATGAGCGACGATCCACCAGAGACATGCTCATGGTGCGGGCAGACACGAGACGCGAAGATCACGCCTGCGTACTGCGAGGGGTGGCACCGCAGCACACCGACACAGAAAGACCCGGAGGGTCAGTGACGTACACCGTCGAGCAGGCGATGGCGGTGGCGATGTTCAACGCCGGGGTGCAGGAGCCGGGCGGCATCATCGGGATGCCGATGGCGAAGGCCAAGGAGGTCGTGCGTGGCCTCACCCAGATGGGTTTCGACATCGACGCCACCCGGCACGCCGCTGGTGACCGGCTGCACGCCGAGGAGGTCAAGCGGCTGGTGAGCGGGATCAAGCGGGACGACGGGATCTGCACCCGTGAGGGCTGCGGCAAGCCCCAGAGCGAGCACGACATGGGCATGTTCTGCCCGTAGTCGCCCGGTGCTCGCGTACTACAGACATCTTCGGTATGGTCCCGTCATGCCAACCGAGGACGAGATCCGCAACCGCTTCAAGCACCACCCGCCGCTCGGACTGGCAGTCGAACTGCACGAGGAGATCCGGGCCAAGTTCACCGACCTGGCTGTCCGGCTCAACGAGATGCTGCCGGAGAGCCGCGAGAAGTCGCTCGCGCTGACGGACTTGCAGTCCGCTGCCCAGTGGGCCAACGCCACGGTCGCCATCCACGTCTCGGGAGCGGTCGAGCCCGTCGTCGGCCACGTCGCGGAGTCCGTGCGGGACCGGGCGGTCGAGATGACCAAGCAGCACCCGACCGAGCACGTGGTCGTGCTGGACCAGGGTGGCTGGACGATCATGCACTCGTCCAACTGCCGAGAGACGGGCAACCTGATCGGCTGCATGTTCACCACCGCCGCCCGCGAGACGGACTTCACCGGCTGGGACAGCCCGGCCTACGCGGTCATCCGTCAGGACGAGGACGACTTCTGGCTTGAGATGAAGGCGCTGTGAGGTGGACCGTCGTGTCCTTCGGTAGCCGCCTGATCGGCGCACCGCATGGCACCCTCACCCGACACCGCTGGCTCTGGTTCGCCAAGCGCAGGATGTGGGAGTTCAAGTACCAGACGCCGTGGATGGAGTTCGGCGTGATCGACCGGCGCACCGACCAGATCGCCGCCGCCACATGCGAGCCCACCCTCGTCAGGAGCCACCCGTGACCACCACGCCCAACCACATCGCCAAGCCGCAGGTCGGCAACACCGCGCTGGCCCTGGTGATGGCTGCACGTGCCTCGGGCGGGACTGTCGAGTCCTTCTGCGGCGTGCAGTTCAAGCCGGGGGACAAGCCCACCGGCAGCACCGAGGTGGACACCTGCCCGGACTGCGCGAAGGCGTACCAGGCCCGCCACCACGTCCGATGAGCAACTGGGATGCGCTGGCGCAGCGCGCACGCGCCTGGCACGAGGAGCGGTTCCCTGCCGCCAAGCCCGAGCACGTGACCCTCAAGGGGTGCAGCGAGATGGGTGAGGTCGCGGATGCGGTCCTTGCTCTCGTGGGAACCGCCAGCGCCACGGGGAAGGGCACGCTCGGTGAGGAAGCCGCCGACGTGCTCATCTCGCTCATGGTGCTCATCGAGCGGTGGCACCCAGAGATCGACGTGCTGTACGAGGTGGGCGCCAAGTTGCTCATCTTGGAGACACCCGGAGCCCACAAGTCTGCGAGCCTGATGCACTGATGGTCTACGCCGAGAACACCACTGTCTCCCCGGAGAAGTCGCAGTCGCAGATCAGCGAGACGCTGCGCAAGTACGGAGCCAACGGCTTCATGTACGGGTGGGAGGGAAACCAGGCGATGGTTGCCTTCCGTGCGCACGACAGGCACATCAAGTTTCTCCTGCCACTTCCTGACGAGAACGACCCGAAGTTCTACACGTCACCCGGCGGTAGAAGTCGCACCGAGAAGGCCGCACAGGAGGCGTACGAACAAGTCCTCCGTACAAGATGGCGTGCTTTACTCCTCGCAATCAAGGCGAAGTTGGAAGCCGTCGAGACGGGGATCACGACCTTCGAGGAGGAGTTCATGGCGCACATCGTGCTGCCTGATGGCGGCACTGTTGCTGACCACCTGCTCCCCGAGATCGAGAAGGCGTACCGGACCGGCGGGATGCCGGGCAAGTTGCTGCCGCCCAGCGCCACAAGGAAGGCCATCGAGGCATGAGGCTCGTGCTCGACCTGCCTGACGTGACGCACCACGAGGGCACCACTGTCGAGTTCAAGGCCGACACGATGCTGGTGATCCTGCCGACCCGCGACTTCAAGGACCGCGAGGAGCAGGACCGCTGGGAGAAGGTCACCGGGCAGGCGCTCTGCACGATCAGGGACGGGATGGGCTGGGGCTCGTGAGGTTCTTCGCCTTCCTGACGGCGCTACTGCTGTTCGGCCTCATCTGCTCCTTCGTGGCCTTCGTGTTCCTGGCTGTCTACACACCAGGCAACGACGTGTGGGGCGACATGGCCGTGGCTGCCGCGCTGCTGTTCTGCCCGGTCGGCTGGTTCGCTGCGGAGGTCTTCGGTGAGTGACCCGGTGGAGAAGATCAACGACCTGCTCAAGGACTACGACGTGGACGACAGCACCCCGCCTCGCGGGCGCTACATCGAGGTGCCAACCCAGCCGGTGCAGTGGGTCAGTGCGGACGGCAAGTCGATGGGTGCGTCCGCTGCCATGCCTCTGGTGGGCTGCCGTGACTGCGGCTCTGTCGTTTGGGACGCCAAGGCGCACGACCGTGACCATGCACGCAAGCGCCAGTCGAGAGCGGGGCTCTGATGTTCATGCTGCGCAAGACCCACAAGAAGTGGGTCGAGTACGCCAAGGGGCTCACCACCGAGGCGCACCGCAAGGCCACCGAGTACGGCTCGGTGATCGAGGGGATGAGCCACGAGATCGTCCACATCTCCAACGAGCGCGACATGGCAAAGGCTGACCTGCTCGCCATCGCTGCCGAGCGCGACGGTCTGATCGACACCCTGCGCGACGTGCAGATCATCCTGTCGAAGGTGCCCGAGTACGACGGCATGGGTGCCATCCCTGTGGTCGAGGGCGTGCGCCAACTCGTGGCCGACCACAGCGAGTTGGAGGCCCGCATCGAGGCCGTGCTGACTCACGAGACGTACGCCGGGCGAGACGTGCCCAACTGGGAAGCGCACTACGTCCCCAGCGACGAAGTGCATCGCCTGCTCCGTGGGGGACAGCGTGTCCCCGACACCATCGAGGGGATCGAAGGATGAGCGTGCTCGGCTACACCTTCCGCGAGGACATCACCACCGAGCAGGCATGGGTGGAGGGTCCGCCCCTGCGCGACATCGCTGTGCTGCGCGAGCAGGCCGAGGTGCCACTGCCGCCCGAGGGCCAGGAGCGACTCCTGCACGACGAGACGGCCCGCAAGCAGGCCCGCTTGGATGGTGGCGAGGTCAGCATCTTCGAGGGCATCTTGCTGTCCGAGCGCAACGATCCCTCCGTGCAGGACTGGGTGATCCAGCACACCGCCCGGCGCAACCAGCAGCGCATCGCCAAGGTCATCGACAGCCCGGTGCTCACCACGGTGACCAAGGCACTGCTGGCCGTCGAGCGGGCCAAGGAGCGCGCCAAGCCCACAGCCATCCGAGTGCGCGACCGGGCGCAGACGTGGTGGGCCTCCCGCTGATGGACCCGCTGTCGTTCTTCCTTGGTGTTTCGACCGGCGCCGCTGTGACACTCATGGGGATCGCCGGGCTGCTCTGGTCGCATCGGGGAGGACGCTGATGGCGCACGAGTGCCATGCCCGTGACTGCAAGCGCAACGTGCCGCCCCGGATGCTGATGTGCGGCAAGCACTGGAAGATGGTGCCGCGCCACCTCCAAGACGCCGTGTGGGCGACCTACATGCCCGGCCAGGAGATCACCAAGACGCCGAGCCGCGAGTACCTGATCGCCGCCAAGGACGCCATCAACGCGGTGGCCGAGCGGGAGGGCAAGCAGCCACTGCCAACGCTGCGTGACGTGAGCGCCCCACCCCGCTGCCCGGTCCACAACATCCCGGACTGCTCGCCGCTGCTGAACGCCTGCTCGTGGCAGCCCAACGCGCTGCGAGACTTCGGATGACCGAGCCCGATCCGCCTGGCCGCTGGGTCGGCTACGTCACGCACGATGGACGCCACTGGGGCGTGCTCGACCGCTACAACGACAACCTGCACCCGCTCTACGTCATGAGCGTGTCGATGTCGTCGTTCCACGACCGCGAGGAAGCAGGTGCGTGGGTGAACAGTCAGCGCGGTGAGGCCGTCACCGAGGCGGGCAAGGAGTACCGGCGGATGCCGGACACCTACCCCTCGAAGGAGGAGCGCGAGTTCGACCGGCGGCTCATCATGACGCTGATGGAGGCCATGCCTGACAGCATCGACGTGCCTTCGGCCATGTGGGCAGCCGCCGAGATCATCTTGACCAGAAGGAGAGCCATCAGTGCCCAGGGACTTGCCGCCGGAGCCGACCGAGAAGCAACTCAAGGCACTGGGCAAGATCCTGCACAGATACCTGTCTGACCTCACCGAGCACAGCGAGTTGCCTGGCGACGGCTCGTTGCACATCTCGGGCCACGTCGCCCTCAAGCGCCGCGAGGAGCAGATGCTTCAAGGGCTCTACCCGGAGTTCCAGTGACACTGCCGCACGCCGATGGCGAACTGGACGCACAGGCGCTGTACGAGCGGGTGCGGGTACTGACCGAGGAGAACCACCGGCTCGCGATGCGCAACGCCACCTTGGAGCGCCGCATCACCGAACTGCGAACAGCGAAGGGCACTGATGACTGACGAGGTGCGCTGTATCCACGACCTGCTGGTCAACCAGTGCGGCACATGCAAGCCCGCTCCAAGGGAAGGTGTGCCGACGTGGGAGGCCAAGTGGCCCGCGCCTTGTCACACCTGTGGCGTGCGCATCGAGACGGGCGACAACGTGAAGTGGACGAGCGACGGGCTGTACCCGCAGCACGCGCATCACTGACGCCGGACTGCAACTGCGGCGACGACCCGCACGAACCCTGGTGCGTTGCGCTGCTCGACCCATCATCATGGCGACGACATGGCGACGATCCTCCGCTGCACTGACTGCGGCATCATCGAGCGCAACGCGATCCTCACCGACGCGATGCGCTCTGTCGCCGTGGCCCACGAGCGGTGGCACGCCGACCAAGATGAGGCGCCGAGCCAGTACGCGCTGCGCTGCCCGACGTGCTCGTGGTTCTACGAGCCCCGGACGATCATCATGGTCAAGCGAGCCGACCTGCGGGCGCTGATCCTCGACCAGCACAAGAAGGTCTGTGTGGGGGCTACCGCTACGCCGCTTCGAGGCGTAGAACGATCACGTGGTCGTCCTGACGTTGACGGTGCTGCTGCTCATGGTGGCCGCACTGTCCCTGCTCGGGCCAGCAACAGCCCGCAGAGACGAGCAGGTTAGAGCGCAGAGGCACGACCCGTCCGTGCCCACATCGAGGCGCCTGTGGTGGGGCGAGGTCGAGACGCGCCCCGCTTGACTGCAAGCCCTTGTTGCGCCTGACGTTCACATGACTGCACTTCCTACCTAGTGAGAGGCCCGGCCCCCACCACGGGGTCGGGCCTCTCCGTTGCGCTACCGGAGATCCTTGTAGTACCGTGTGCGGGTCAGAGCCACCCACAAGCCAGGAGCGTCATGGAGTCCACCGACCTCACCACCATCTACGACCACCCCGCCGTCCTCCTTGCCAAGATCCCCGAGGGTGACGAGTCGTGGGGCAGCGTCGAGCACCGCCTTGGTTCGCCAGACCTGATCTTGCGGCGCCACGAGGCCGAGCACAGCGTCACCTTCGTCGCTCTCTCCAACGACGCACTCGCTGCCGTCCGCGAGGAGTACGCCCGCTGCGCGGCGCTGAACCACACCAGCACGCTGATGCACCTCGTCAACGACCTGCTCGGTCTGGACAACCAGTGAAGGCGCTCGACTTCGGTGATCGCGTCATCGGGCGCGTCTGCCAGGACGACGACCAGTTCCACCTGGCACGTCCGGCCCGCATCGTCAGCGGCCTCGTGACGGGCATCTACCCGTACAGCCCCAAGCACGCCACGGTCCTCACAGCGACCGGCGAGAAGTGTGTCGTCCGGGTGGGTGCGAAGTGACCGGCAGCATGAGCGAGGAACTCGCCCTCACCATCCGCATCCCCGAGAACAGCCGCTTCGACCTCCCGGTCAACGGCGGCAAGATGCAGGTGGACCGGCTGCTGGCCGAGTGCCAGGACGGGCGCCTGATGGAGGTCACGGCGTACGGCGCCACCTACAAGGCAGACGGCAGGCTGGGCGAACGGCGAGCCCAGGTGTCCATCGCCCCCGAGGTGCCCGCTGACCTGTCGCTGGGCTACGACCTGCACTGGGACGCGATCCCGAGCGTCCACTGCACGACCATCGTGCGCTGGTGCGAGGACCGAGGGCAGAAGGCGTGAGCCCGGCACCGAAGGTCGAGATCAAGCCGTCCGAGCAGGACGCCCGCAAGGCGCTGTCGCACTTGCGTGCCGTACGACGGCTGGCGACGTACGCCTTGCAGATCACCGACATCGGTGACCTCGAAGCACCCGCCGCGATGGAGCGACTCGCGGCCATCCCGCTGGACGACTACCTGACGCTGGGCGAGGCGATGCAGTCCAACCTCAAGCGGCTGAACCAGTACGCCACCGCGTCCCACGAACTGCACACCGAAGGAATCTGATGTACGACGTGACCGAGAAGATCACCCTGCCGGACGGCTCCGAGATCACCCCCGCCGAGGCCATCGGCAGGCCCGCTCGGGACTTCGCAGCGAAGGGTCGTCGCCAGGCCATGTGGCCGGTGACCACAGGCGTTCAGGAGGACGGCAGCGTCGTCATCCTGATGTTCGACAAGGGCGACGGCTCGCTGAACAAGCAGGTCTGCACCGGAGCCGTCGTCATCGACACGTGGTACACGGCTGACACCATCACCGGCCTGCTCCGCTCGTACGACAAGTGGGCCAGCCCGAAGCAGATGGAGGAGGAGGGCTAATGGCCCGACTCGTCATCGTGCTCGACGTGGATGTGCCGCCGAGCCTGCACGACCCGCACGAGGTCGTGGACGACCTGCTGGGCGACGAGATCGACACCTTCGCGCCCGGCGAGACGTTCGCCAGCCGCAACCGCATCACCGGCACGTTCGTCAGCGCCGAGTGGGAGTCCTGATGCCGCTCTCCGAGACGAGCAGCAAGATGGCCCAGGAGGTCGTCTGCCCGACGTGCCATCAGCAGCCGGGCACACCGTGCTGCGCCAGTGGGCGCGACCGGGAGCGCAGCCACTACAGCCGCTGGCGCGCATGGCAGAGGCAGGCCGTCGAGAGGGAGCGCAAGGAGCGGTGTGGTCACGCCGAGATCGTGGCCGAGCCGGAGATCGAGGGCTGGGAGAACCCCACCGAGCCAGCCGTGGTCATCCTGCGCTGCACCGAGTGCAAGCAGAACGCTCGCGCTGTGATCGAGGACGTGGCGCTGCTGCACTGGACCGACGACTGGTATGGAGATCCCTCGTGACCGAGTTCGAGCACGTACCGGACGCCAACCACCACCTGCCCATCCACCCCGGTGGCGTGCAGGTCATGGTGGACCGGGCGAAGTCGCGGCCCAGTCGCTACGTCTACAAGCACGTCGTGGTGATGCACGACCGCACTGACGTGGAGGCGCTGCCGAAGAACGCCGAGGAGTTCGTCGCGCTGATCCGTCAGACCGTGGGCGAGTTCCTGGCTCGCGGGATGCCCGAGCCGTACATCGAGGTCGAGGTCGGCATCGAGCCGGGCTCGTACGGCGACGGCGACAGCGCCAAGGCCAACCTGCACTTCGCCTCGATGCGGGACGCCACTCCCGAGGAGGCCGAGTCCTACGACCGCTGGAAGCGAGCGCAGGAGCAACAGGCCGTCGCATCGCGCCGGGCTCACCTCGAACGCGAACTGCGCGAGTTGAACAAGGGATGATGAGCGCCCCGACCAAGGAGCACCGATGACCGACGACGTGACCGAGCAGCCCAACTGCGCAGGGACCAACAAGGACGGCTCGCCGTGCAAGCGGTTCGTCTCCACTGCTGGCGACTACTGCAACGCCCACAAGTCGCAGGCGTCGAAGGAGGCCGCGCCCGAGCCCGAGCCGACCCCAGAGCCCGAACCCGCACCTGGCCGCTTCGTGGCCCGCGAGCAGGGCGCCAACATCGCCATCGTGGACACCGCCAACGGTGACCGCGTACACGCCGTGACCGGCGCTCTGGATGAGGCCAAGGCGATGGCTCGGGCACTCAACGAGAACCCACCGGAGGAAGCCAGTGCCACCGTCTGACATCGGCGGGATGCCCGAGGGCCAGGGCAAGCGCGAGGGCGAGCACACGCCCGAGGAGATCGTGCAGCAGGCCAAGGACAACCACATCTGGATCAACCGCTTCAACCTCGTGCGACCCAAGGACGAGTTCCTGCGTGACCTCGGCCAGGCTGTCGTCAACGCGCTGCGCAACACCGAGATGACCGACGACCTGATCGGCCAGACGCCCGTGGTCTACATGCGCTTCAACGCCTCATGACGCAGGTTGTATGGGAGGTCGTGAGCGAAGACACCGAGTGTCCCGTCTGCGCTCACGACGCCGCCGACCACGCGGAACCCGTTGGATGCCTGGTGGATGACGGGGAGTGCGAGTGCCCGTTGGCCCCCGCTGCTAACGCCTCGGAGGGGCAGTGATGCACGAGCCGCAGGAGCCAACTCGCAAGCCCGGCCCGTCGTGGGGCACCGACAGTGCCTACGCCGAGGAGCACCCGGCCTTCGGCATGATCTCTGCCAGCCGCACCTCGGGTGGCGAGTCGGTGCTGTTCGACAGCGACATCCAGCATCAGCACAAGGTGCGGATCTCGGTCCACTCGGCCACCCGCCATCGCGACCTCAACCGCGACTGGATCCACGCCGACATGACGCCGCTGGTCGAGGTCGAGATGAGCGAGGCGCAGTGGGCGTCGTTCGTGTCCTCCATGAACACCTCCGGCGTGCCCTGCACCCTGCGCCGTGTCGGGGAGCAGTGGGACATCCCAGGGCTGCCGTACGACCCGCGCCTGGGCCACTCGATGGAGGAGGTGCGGGGCGCAGCCAAGAAGGTCTTCGACCGCGCCACCAAGGCGATGGCGGCGTACGACGCGCTACCCAAGGACGCCACGCCGAAGACCAAGCGCGAGGCGGTGGACAAGATCCGCAGCGCGCTCATGCACGTCGAGGCCAACATGGACTTCGCAGCCAAGAGCCTCAACGAGCACGCCGAGAACGTCGTGCAGCGCGCCCGTGCCGACATCGAGGCGATGGTCACCAACAAGGCCGTGCAGTTGGGGCTCACGACCGCCGAGGCTGCTGGCCTGATGGCGCTGCCGATGATGCCCACCACCAAGGCCATCGCGGGCGGGCTGGAAGCGTGCTCTGTCTGCGGCTCGGATGAAGACCCGTGCGACTGCGAGAAGGGGTCGTGAGGCGGGTGGCGGTCAATCCGAGCGACACCGACAACATCCCGTGGCAGGACGGCTGCGGCTACTGCGAGCGGGAGCGTCGTGACCCGCAGCCTGGGTTCGCGACCTGGCTGATGGCGCTCGCCGGACACATGGAGCGCGACCACGACATCGAGTTGGTAGGAGCAGGCTGATGCTGACCAAGTTGCGACGACGGATCCAGAACAACACGCCGTGGTGGTGGCCGACCGAGGACCGGCGCGAGTTCTGCGGCGAGCAGATCATCGTGAACGAGCAGGTCTACGAGTGCGAGGTGGACCCGATGGACCACGACTACCGGCACATCTCGCGCACCGGCTTCCGGTGGGCTGCATGAAGATCAAGGTCGAGTGGAAGCGCGAGACGACGGGCGTCTCGGAGATCGACGTGCCCGAGGCCGAGGTTGCCGCCTGGCTCAACGAGTCGTACAACCGGCGGTCCAAGGACGACCCGGACCGCACCCCCGAAAGCATCACGCCCCAGGACTGTCTCGACTGGTTGCAGTCCGGTGACGACGATGTGTGGATCGACCAGATCGACCACGAGCGCGACGAGAAGAACGTGCCGTGGAACGACACCGAGTTGGAGAGGCTGGCCTGATGCCCCAGCGACGGATGAAGCAGGTCGTCCAGCCACGGCGGGTGCTCGGTGACCCGCAGGGCAACCGCGAGCAGCGCCGGATGGCGAAGAAGTTGGACACTAAGCGCAGCGACGGCAAGGAGCGCCACGACGACCCGTGGAGTGGACAGAAGGTCACGTGAGGGTCGCGGTGTGGCACACCAACGTCGTCATCGCGGAGGTGCCGGACGGCCTCACCGACAAGGAGGCGACCGAGCACGTGCTCGGCCTCGTGGACGTGGACCAGGCCCACTTCGAGTCGGTGGAGGGCGGCGTCCACAGAGACGACGCCATCCCGAAGTGGTGGACTGACCACCTACCCCTGTCGTAGCAACAATCCTTGGAGTAAGGTGAGTCATGGGCAGACGACCGAGCGACCCGCACCTGTTCACCCTTGGTGCCCAGTTGGACGAACTCGCCAGGACCAACCCGAAGGTCGCCGCTGCCGCCAAGGCGTTCGATGACGCCGCCGAGCGCATCATCACCGGGCGAGCCGAGGCAGCCCACGCGCTGCCGTGCATCTTGGTGAACTGTCAGTGGCACAACCCGGCCTGGCCCGACCCGCCGCGAGGCTTCGACCTCCACGAGTTGGCGATGCGCCGCTTCCACTACGACCCGGAGTTCCACGCCCGTGCCGACATGGTGGCCCAGGTCGCTGACGTGCCCCCAGGCCCGAAGCGGCTAACGATCATCGCCACCCTCGCTGTGGACGACATCACCCGCAGCCGGATGGCCTGATGTTCTACTGCGAGCCCTGTGCCAAGGAGCGCGACTGGCCCAGCGACATGTGGCTCCCTCGTAGTCGAGGCGCCTGCGAGATCTGCAAGAAGATCGCCGCCTGCTTCGACGTGTCGTCCCGCAACCTGCCCGTGCCCAAGAGGGAGCCCGCCGTGGCGAAAGACCCGTCCTGCACCTGCCGCACCAGCGGCCCGGACATCGAGGGGCCAGACGAGGCGTGCCCGGTCCACGGACGCTTCCGGCCCGGCGACTGGGTGCTGGTCTATGCCCGCGTCGAGCGGCACGCAGGCCACCCCGACGACATGCTGGTGCGGTTCGAGAGCCACAACGAGGACTACACCGCTGCCGTCCGACTGGACCGCGTGGTGATGAGCACCGAACTGCCGACGTGGGCCAGGCTCTGCACAGCGATGGTGGCCGAGGACGACGGCAGGTACGTGCGCTGCGAGGCACTGGAACGCCATGCTGGCTGGCACACCCACGGCGAGCGGCAGTGGGACAACAGGACGACGGTCGGCCACATCGAGGACGTGTGAGCGACTGGGCATCGTGGACAGCGGACTACCTCGATCCGCTGGACTTCCAAGTCAAGGTGCTGGACTGGCTTGAGGTGCTCGGCGTCGAGGCGCCCTTCCACCAGGGCATCCGCCGGGTGCGGATCACCGCCGAGGGTGACGGCCACGTCGTCTACGACCGCATCGTGCAGCCCATGCGCTTCCACAACGACGAGATCGAGGAGGAGACGGTGATGGTCCCGCTCACCGTGCTGCCGCCGCCTCGGCCTACAAACAAGATCGGTAGTATCCGCTGATGGACCTGACCGGCGCCTGGCCCCGCGACCCCGAACTGACCTACTGCGATGCGCCCCACCCGGAGAACCCCGAGGTGCGCTGCACCAAGGAGGTCGAGCAGGGTGGCAGCCACATGGGCTACCACTTCGTGCTCGGCACCCAGGTGACGTGGCCGGGCCGTGGGCTGCTCGCCAAGCCCGAGCGAGACAAGGTGAAGGGCGAGGTCAGGGACGGCATCGACAACGACCCCGCGACCCCGCCGCCGACCAGCAGCGAGGTGCTGCCACCCCGTCCACATGACTCTGCTGTCAAGGCCGGAGACAGGGAGGTGATCGACTCGATCTATGCCTCGTGGGATGCCAAGGAGGCCACGAGGCACTGGATCGACACAGCCATCCCTGTCGCCCAGCAGGTCTGCCTAGAGCGAGAGGAAGTCACCACCGATCACTGGTGGCCGTTGTTGAACTTCCCGAACTTCGTGGACTCCGACGCCGGGGGGCGGATCATCGGTCGCATCGTCAGCCATGCCTTGAAGCAGAACTGGATGGAGCGATGGATGATGGATGACGGGTCGATGCGGGGCTACCCGTCCGACATCTTGCCTGTCGTCTACTCGCTCGACGGCGTGCGGATCATGCACCAGAAGATCGTGCCGATCTATCGCTCCTTGCTCTATCGAGATACACCACTTGTTGTGGCAGGCTTGCGCGACTTCGGCTAGGCCCGCTGGCGCAACTGGCAGACGCGCACGCCTCAAGAGCGTGATGTTCGGGGTTCGACTCCCCGGCGGGCTACTTCAACAACACCAGGGAGAACACGTGCTGTCAGACGGTGAGATCACCACAGCCATCGAGGGCAAGTGGATCGGCTACTCGCCGTACGACGAGAAGTACCTCAATCCTGCCAGCATCGACATGACGCTGAACGAGATCATCCGCGAGCCCCGGCACTACCGGCTCTCCGGTCTGGTCTTCCCCGAGATCGACATGCGTGAGGTGCCCGAGAACCACACCGTGCCCATGAAGATCATGGCGTCCGGCCACGTCATCAAGCCCGGTGAGTTCCTGCTCGCCTGCACCAACGAGACGGTCGAGTTGCCGCCGGACATCGTGGGCCGCGTCGAGGGCAAGTCGAGCGTCGGACGAGTGGGGCTCGCGGTCCACATCACCGCAGGCTTCATCGACCCCGGCTTCGAGGGCCAGATCACCTTGGAGATCGGCAACCTCGGCCCGTGGCCGATCCGGCTGCACGCGGGCATGAGGATCGCCCAGATCGCCTTCCAGCGGATGACCCAGCCCGCCATCGAGCCGTACGGCAACAAGGGCCACTACCAGGGCCAGCAGGGGCCGGTCGAGAGCCGCTACAAGATCCGCGACTGATGCGCTGCGAGGTCATCACCGTCAGCCCCAGCCGGTGGAACGAGTTCATCTCGGACTGGCGCCGCAGCATCCACCTGATCGAGCCCAAGCGGTGGTGGGGCACCCTCGGTGACGACCTCGCTCTGCCGCCGAACTGGCAGCCGCCACTGAACGCTGCGGCGTACGGCTGCACCCGCTCGCACCAGTCGCTGTGGTTCACGGTGGAAGGACCGACGCTGGTCTTCGAGGACGACGCCGTGCTGGTGGACGACTTCGAGGAGCGCCTGCTCGCCGTCCTCAAGCACGCACCGGATGACTGGGACGTGATCTACCTCGGCGGTGAGACAGACCGCCGCAGCAGCCCCGTGCCGGTCGCTCCCGGCCTCGTGGAGGGCGGCTGGTGGCATCGAACCCATGCGTACGTGCTGCGAGGCAACGAGTCGGCCATGCGGGCGCTGGACGCCACCAGGGGACTCCCTATGCACCTCGACGCCGCCCTGATCGAGGCCAGCAAGTCTGGGGCGATCAAGGCGTACGCAGCCACGCCGTGGCTGGCCGGGCAGCGGGCTGGCTGGTCGAGCATCATGCGCCGCGACGAGCCCGAGCGGTGGTGGACGTAGTTCGTCCGTATTCCGCACCGCAGGGTGGTCAGAGTCACCTATTGACGGCTTGCACGTTGAGTGATCTAGCCCGACAGTGGGCAGGTGCGTCTCATGCAGCGGTGGATCACGGGGGAGGCGGACGTGTCGCAGCAGCGCGTAGAGCAGGCCGTTGCCGCCAGCGATGCCCAGGCCCACGAGATGGAGCGCATCGAGCGCGAGCACCGCGACTTGCAGACGGCCTTCCGCCTCGAACTCGCGCTGGACAAGTTCCCGCAGTACCTGCTCTAACCGCAGCAAGGGCACAACTTGTTGGCGTGAGCCCCGCCGGGTCCGTACCGTCCCGGCATGAACATCAACCCGAGTGCGCGCACCAAGGTGTTCGCCGCGTGCGGCTGGCGATGTCACTACTGCGGCGACCCTGCCACCACCGTGGACCACATCGTCCCCAAGAGCGTGGGTGGGCCGTCGCGCCGCTGGAACCTGACAGCGGCTTGCCGGGACTGCAACGGCTTCAAGGGCTCGCTCCGTGCCGTGTGCCCGTGCCACGGGTGCATCGAGGCCGAGCGGACCTTCGAGGGCTACAGCAGGCCGAGCAACGTGAAGGTCAAGGGTGCCCGCAAGGTGGAGCGGCTGCCGCACTGGGACGTGATCCCGCGCTGCAACCACATCCCGAGCCAGGACGGCACGGTCTGCGTGAAGGTCCGCTGCCGAATGGTCTTGCGCGAGTCCGCTTGAACCGGCTACGGTCCCATCCACGAAGACGAGGGGCAGCGCACACGGCTGGCTAACCCTTCATTGACCGGCCTTCGGGGTGACTGCTTCGGCAGGTGAACTCGATGAACAGGCGCTCGGCTTCGTGCAACGCGGGATGGCGCAGTTGGGAGCGCGCTGGGCTCATAACCCGGAGGTCGTGGGTTCAAGTCCCACTCCCGCTACAAGGCACCAGGGCCATCAAGACCATCTTGTTCGGTGGCCGACCCATCGACTCGACGCTGGCCGATGAGTCCCTGGTGCCGACAGCACCGACACCGGCTCGTCGTACGTCCACCAGAGGTCGATCCGCAAGGAGCCACCCGAGGTCCACGAGCGGCGGGGTCGTGAGGTGGTACGCAGGTCACACCTGTCGGCAAGGCCCGTCACTTCGGTGGCGGGTCTTCGTCGTTGAGCACCTCCTCGATCAACGCGAGCAGTGCGTCGAGGCGCTCGATGACGATGCGGGCCAACTCTGTGGTGTCCATACACCCGGTAGACGCCGAACCTCGTGGATCTGTCCGGCCTCCTGCTGTACCGTCCTCGACGTGACCCAGCGGCATCCCATTCCGAACTAGCCCGACGCGCACCTGCGCCTCGGGCTACAACGGGGTGTGGGCCAGCGGCTAGGCCACCTGCCTTGGGTGCAGGTAGACGGAGGTTCGAGTCCTCCCTCCCCGACGAGAGACAACCGCTCCTCGTCCATCGGTGAGGGCACCCGGCTGATAACCGGGAAAGCGAGGTTCAACTCCTCGGGAGCGGACTGTGAGGTTCCTGTGGTCAGGGCACCCGGTTGTGATCCGGGTGGAGGGGTTCGATTCCCCGCCTCACCCCAACGTGTTACCGTCCATCTCATGAGCACGCAGCGATGGACCGGCGCCGGGTGGACCCCGCGCCGACAGCAACGCTGACGTAGCGAGTCCTCCCGGCCACCACCCAAGGGGTGCTGGTCCAGCGGAACGGACGGTCGGCTCCAACCCGACAGACCGGGGTTCAACTCCTCGGCACCTCGCCAGATAGATGTATCAACGGTCCCCGGTGCGGTAATGGCAACCGGCGTGGGTCTGGTCCACGAGATCGAGGTTCGAGTCCTCGCTGGGGAGCCACCTCAAGGACACGTCGAGGCTTACGTCGGCGTGCTGATCCTGTCCAACCTGTCCCCACCGCCGTGAAGGGGTGAGGACAGGGAGCATCGGTGGAGATCGGGTTCGAGTGCGTGGCGGCGAAGCCCAAGGGGCTGCGCTCGTCCGACGATGAGCCGCGCACCGTGCCCATGCGTCCTCGCGAGGTCGTGCAGAAGAACCCGACCACCGACCAGAAGCGCGTGCGCCGCCAGATGGCGCGCAACCAGCGCACTGCCACCGAGATCCCCAGCAGTGCCGACAAGTTGCGGCCCGGCGACGTGATCCGTGGTCCGAACAACACGACCGTCACCGTCAAGCAGGTGCGGCTGCACAAGGCCGACTCGTCCAAGGTGCTGGTGGACACCGAGAGCGGCACTCTCGTCGTGCCGCGCAGCCAGGCGTTCACCCTCGTGCCGGTCAACAACCGCCAGCGCGAGTTGCCGGACCAGGGTCCGGTCGCTGGTGCCCCGACGACCGACCTGCCGATGGGTGGCAAGGGCCAGCAAGACCCGTCGCAGGGACACCAGGGCGACCAGTGCCCGGTGTGCGGCGCACGGATGCAGTTGCGGCGTGCCAGCGGCAACGCCCTCTACGTCTGCCCCCGAGACGGCTACAGCGTGCAGGCCAACGGCATCGGCGCGGCCACCGACCCAGACCTACTCCCACAACGGAGGTCCACCTTGGACACGACAGCCGACATGCGCGGCAAGCCCGAGTGCCGGGGCTGCGGTGGCAAGTTGCTGACCGACGCCGTGGACCACAACGAGAGCACGGTCCACGCGCACTGCGAGGACTGCGGCATGGAGCACCAGTTGCAGAACGTGCAGCACGCGACGGGTGCCAAGAAGGAGTGGGTCGAGGTCAAGGGCTTCGACTCGTACATCACCACGACGGCCAACACCAAGTCGGCCATCGCCAGTCGAGCGCACGCCGTGCTCAACGCCCCGGAGGGATCGCTGTGAAGACCGAAGCCACACTGCTGCGGGAGATCGCAGCCGCATCCACGTTCAAGGAGCAGGCCGCACTCGTCACCGAGTTGGACGCGCTGCGCAACGACCGCGCCCGTCAGGTCGCCGCGTCCCGCGACGTGGACCTCGCGAACGCGGTGGTCGAGCAGACGTTGCAGCCGGTGCGCGTCCACGAGATGCACACGGCCAGCACCGACTGGCTCGATGAGGTCGCCACGACCTCGGACCCGCAGGTCGCCCACACCGCCGTGATGGCCGAGGCCAGCCTCTGGTTCGGTCGCACGTCGTCGTTCGTCAAGAGCGACGAGGACGAGTTCAACGAGCAGGCCAAGGGCCAGGCCCGCCGCGTGGCCGGTGCCTACGGCGAGCAGGCTCCCGAGGCCGAGCAGGCGTTCCTCGACTACGTGGCGTTCCTGCACCGCCGCGAGGCCGCGTCCGGGCTGGACCAGATCCAGCAGACGGTGGACCCGAACAACAACCCGAAGACGACGCCGCTCCCCACGGAGACGTTCGACACCTTCGAGGAGCCGGTCGCTCCCGAGAACCAGGGCGTGGACGAGATGCAGTCGTCCTACAACGCGCCGCTGCTCAACGAGATCTTGCAGGAGGGCAACGGCCAGGGCGCACCCGATGTCCCTGGCGGTCACCGCTGGGACGCCCCCTCGCAGCCCGCTGGCGGTGGCTCCGGCATGAACGTCGGCGCCTCGCTGGCGACCGAGGGCTCGCTGGTGGACTACCCCTCGGTGGCGGTCAACCACGTCATGGACCTCGACCAGTTCGTGGCCGAGCAGCGCGCAGCCAAGACGGCTGCGGCCCAGCCGGAGCCGCGCCCTTTCGTTGAGGCCCGGCCCGCGCCGGGCACCCGGACCGTCGTGGCCCGCGTGACCCGCACGGTCGCCAACTCGGGACTGCCGCAGATCCAGCAGGCAGTGGACGTGGACGGCAACCCGTCTCCGACCCCCCTCCCCGAGGAGGTCGCGTTCCCGGACGAGGCACTGCCTCCCCGGCTCGTGACCAACCGCGATGCCCCGCTGGACAAGTCGATGGAGGTCGGCAACACCCAGGTGCTGCCTGCCTACGCGCAGCGCAAGGAGGCCGACATGTTCGGTGGCGGTGACGCCCCGCACGCCGTGCCCGGCCAGTCGGTGCAGGACAACGCCAGCGACTACCCGGTGGCGCCGAACGGCGACTTCAACGCCGGTCGCGCCGCTGGTGCTGCCGACGCTGCCGACCCCAACGCCCGTCCGACGTACGCCGACGCCAGCAGTGGTGTGGACCCGTACGTGCAGGGCTACGTGCAGGGCTACTCCTCGCAGCCGCTCGTGCAGCAGCGCAACGACGTGCCGCCTTCGGTCAGCCAGGACCGCACCAAGGGCAACGACGCGGGCGTCACTGCTGGGCTCGTCACCGAGGCCACGATGAAGCGCCACGCAGGCATCGTCAGCGAGGCGACCTTGCAGTCCAAGGAGTTCCGCAAGGGCTACCGCTTCGCCGCCCGCTGGAAGCCGGGCACCCGCCTGGTCACCACCGGGTCGGTCGAGTTCGAGTCCGGGCTCTACGCCGGGATGATGGACAACGACTCGCTCGCGGCCAAGCAGGCATGGCTGGCCGACCACGAGAAGTGGGGCGAGAAGGATCCGCAGTTCACCCGGCGGATCGCCCTGCACCGGGCCTTCACGGCTGCCAAGCAGGCCGCGACCTCGGTGGACCTCGACACGATGGACGGCTCGTCCAGCCCGACCGTCAACACGCCGTTCAACGGCCCCGGCACCGTCCCGCCGCTCGCTGGCGGCATGGACCCGGCAGCCCCCGGCGGCAGCGCCCCGTACAACGGCGCCCCGCCGTACTCCTCCCCGGTCGCTCCCGACCCCGAGTGGGTGGACCCGAGCAAGCAGGGCCAGGAGCCCACCCTCACGTCGGCGCCGAACCTGTCGCTGACGCCCGCCATGAGCGCCTTCCGCCAGCAGGTGCAGGCCGGACTGCTCGCCGTCAACAAGGAGGAGTCCTGATGGAGTTCACGAGCCTGTGGGATGGCGCTGGTGATGCTGCGCAAGTAGCCGCCGACGACCACGCCCTCGCGATGGCGAAGGCCGCGTGCATGGGGTTCCTGCCCTTCCTCGCTGGCGCGCAGACCGAGCGGGAGTACGTCCACCGCGAGGCACTGGCCGAGGAGAAGATCACCCTCGCTGCCGAGGCCGCTGGCATCACCACGGTGGCTCTCGCGCAGGCACTCAAGGCCGACTGGGACTTGGTGGCCGAGGCGCGGGCTGCTGCCGCACCGGAGCCGCCCCCTTTCTCCCATAGCGCCGCCAAGGCGTGGGATGTGCGGGCGTACACCTACGACGCCGACATGCACTGCCCTCGCTGCGCCGAGAAGCGGTTCGGCAAGAACGCTGACGGCGAGGTCCACGGCAAGGACAGCGAGGGCAACGATGTCCACCCTGTCTTCGAGTCCGACGAGGTGCCTGCCGAGGGCGAGCACTGCGGCACGTGCCACGACGAGATCAGCGAGCCCCACAAGACGGCCAAGACGGCTGGCTACGAGCCGACCGTCCACCCTGTCGGCTCTCGCGTCTTCGTCCAGCACTTCATGGGCGACTCCGAGCACGAGGGCAAGAAGGGGTTCTGGGCTCGGGTGAAGGCCCAGCCCGGCCAGCATGGCTACCCCGACCGCGAGGACGAGCACCTGTTGGAGAACGACCCCAAGGTGCAGGGTGACGTGCCGTTCTTCCACCACTTCGGAGCCCTGAACGCGAAGGTCCGGCGTCTCGCCATCGTCCACGTCGCGGGCTTCCCGCCCTCGGACGGCGACGACGACCAGCAGGCCGACATGGACGGCGACGGCCAGGACGACGACGACCCCAACGCGGTCGCTCCGAGCCCCGGCTACTACGTGCTGGACGAGGACTCCAACCTCGACATCGGTGGCCCGTACGCCAGCAAGGCCGACGCCTCGGATGCCATCGACGCTGGTGTCTTCGATGCTGACCCCGAGGGCGTCACGGTGCAGAAGGGCACGGTGGCCGAGAACGGTGGCGGCGACGTGGACCCCGATGCTGACCCCGACGCCGACCCGGATGCCGACCCCAACGCGCCGCCCGCCGACGACAGCGACAACCCGTTCGCCAAGGGTGCCGCTCGTCAGATGACGTGCGCCCGCTGCGGCCACCAGTGGCAGTCCGATGGCCGTCCCGTCGAGTGCCCGCAGTGCCACAACCGTCTCGCTCGCGAGGCATCGTGGACGGGCCAGCCGTGCCAGGACTGCGGTGGCGCCAAGCCCGACAAGTTGGACGGCGCCTACACGCCCGTCTGCGAGGGCTGCTGGAAGAAGGAGGCGTACGAGCACGCCCACCAGATGGCGCAGCAGGGCCACTGGACCGACCCGAGCGCCGTGCAGTGGGCCTCCCCGTCGCTGCGGGAGACGATCACTCGTGCGATCAAGGACGGGCTCGGCAAGCAGGGCTCGCTCTCGACGCAGGCCAACCCCTACACCGACGACAACCCGTTCAAGTCGCCTGGTGGCAAGGACAACGCCTATGACGGTGCCCAGGACGACGACAAGAACCCGGCCACCCAGAACCTCGCTGGTGGCCTGCCCAACGACGGCGTACCGGGTGAGCCCGGTGGTGGCTCGCTGACGACCAAGCCGCGCCAGATGCCTGGTGGCAGCAACACGCCGCAGCCTGGTCCCGAGGCGACCGACACCAAGATCCCGCCGGGCGAGTAGATGGACCTCACAGCAGCCAGCGCGGAGGAGGTCAACGACCTCACCAACCTCCCGCCGCTCGACCTCAACAAGACGCCTCGCGCCTCGTGCAAGAACTGCGGCGCGACCCTTGCTGGTGCCGAGACGGCGGTAGGGCTGTGCCCGCTGTGCCAGGACGACGGCAACGGGGGCCGTCCGCACCGTCAGCGTCAGCGCCAGCGTCTGATGCGCACCATCGACGGTCGGACGGTCACCGGGGCGAAGGCCCACCTGCCGTGCAAGCACTGCGGCGAGCCGGTCGCGATCAGGAACCACAACTTCGGCTCCGACTGGACGCACATCGACCCCGACACCCCTCGCTACGAGCGCCAGCAGTGCGAGGACGGCCAGAACCACGCCGAGCCCAACGAGGACGCGGCTGGCCGCTACAACTACGACGAGGGCGACCCGTTCTCGTGGCGTCATGCGTCGTACGACGACGACTTCATCCACGCCGACGACGACCCGGTGCATGGCCGGATCCACCCGGACGTGTGCCCTGGCTGCCGGATCAAGTACCCGCACGGCAACGGCGAGGTCTGCCCGACCTGTCAGGACGAGATCATCGGCTCGCACGGCGGTGAGTTCGACCGCCGCAAGGACGCCGAGACGGCAGCCAAGCCGCTGATGGAGCGCACGGTGCCTATCGAGCACTCGACCAACGGCCCTGCCGTCATGGACATGAGCCGGGGCAAGGACGATCACCAAGACCCGTACGAGCGCAAGATCCGCGAGCACATCGGCCCGCGCCCGCCCGGCCTCGTGCCGCAGGTGGATCACGTGCAGTACGGCACGCCGTACACCCTGTGGCAGCACCAACTGCCCACGCACCCGTCAGACCAGCACTGGCTGCGCCGCTCACTCAACGCCTTGGAGGACACCTTGCAGACCGAGGCAGACCGTGGCGGGTCGGACAACCGCATTAGCGCCAACCACCCGGTCACCGACATCGACCGCGTGCTGTCCAACCCGCGCAAGAAGGTCCGCACCGGGCCGTACGCCGGAGAGCACCGCCTCGGTCGCAACCTGACGGCGCGCATGGACCCAAGCACGGGCGACCGCGTGGTCCGCCTGCACGACACCGACATCGTGCGGCACCACCCCAACGGCGATGTCACGTACAACACGGGCGGCTACGCGACCCAGACGACGCGGGCCGCGCTCGACCAGTGGGGCGACCCGCACCACTCGTTCAGCCAGAGCCGCCGGATGATGTACCTGCACGACCGGCACCCGGACGTGTCCACCACCGAGCACGTGGACACCCAGTGGGGTGGTTACGACCGCGTGCAGGGCCAGGTCCACGACTTCCACGACGGGATGCGGATGGGCGGCGCGAGCCGCGAGCCCGACTACTCCAACGCGCACCCGCACCAGGCCGAGGCAGCACCTCGCGGCCACGGCATCTGGGGCCGTCCGTACCCGGACAACCACGTGGACCGCCACACCCAGGGCGCTGGCCGTACGGTCACCCCGGTGGACACCCGGTCCTACATGGACCAGATGTCGAACCCGAGCCCGTACACCAACCACGATGACCTGCACCGCATGTTCAACCCGACGCCTCGGGCCTTCCGTCCCTTCGGTGAGGACCACGGCACGCCGGGCGCCAACTACAGCCGCGAGCGTGACCGGCGCGAGTTGGCCGATGCCGACAGCCAGCGCCCGGAGGAGGGCGACTACAGCGGCTTCACGCACCGCCAGCCGAGCCGCGAGGTTCACCCTGCGCCCAACGAGTTCGACGTGCATCAGCACTTGGACGAGCACCACGGCTACGGCGCCAGCGTCATCGGTGACATGGCCGGTGAGCACGCGGTGAAGTTCCACGAGCGCGAGCACACCCACGGGCCGGGCATGAACCCGCACACCCACGACGACCCGATGAACGACGAGGCGCCGCCGCTGCCGGGTGAGCACTTCGATGACTACAACAAGCGGATGAACGAGCGCCAGGTGCAGCGCATGAAGCAGCGCGGCATCGAGGCCAAGGTCGTGCGCGAGATCGCCAACACGGCGCTGCGCTCTGACCCGAGCCTGTCCCGGCAGGCCGCGCTCGTCATCGGCAACCGCGCTATCGAGCGGTTTCCCGCTCTGGTCGAGAGGGTCCAGCGATGACCGCACACGAGGGCCAGAAGGTGTCGTACATCGGCCCGGCCTGCGATGACCACACCCTGGTGATGGGTGACCAGGGCACGGTCGTGCAGTCCGACCAGCGGTCGGCCCACGTGCTCGTCTCGACTGGCTCGGCCACGGGCGCCATCGTGCTGCTCGACCAGTACGACATCGCAGTGCTCGGCAAGCAGGCCAACGTGGTGGACGACGGGCTGGACGACTCCCTCGACGTGGGCGTCATCGAGGCGACCGGCGTGCTCGCGGCGTACGACGAGGAGGGCGAGGTCGGGGTGCTCAACGCCCTGGCAGCCGAGGGGCGTCTCGACGGCTTCGGGGAGATCGCCCAGGACGCTCTGGGGCTCATCCAGGCCCGGCTTCGGCAAGACCCGGCGATCCGCGCCTGCGCCGCCCAACTCGGTGAGGAGGCCGGGGAGCGCCTGATCTCCCTGGCGTCCTCCGTCCTGCTCCGGGATGCCTTCGGCGTCGAGGACTAGCCGTGGCCCTGCTCTGGGCGAAGGTCGCGGCCATCTCGCCCGCCGCTGACGAGATCCACCCCGAGGTCGAGGACCGGCGCTCCGGCGGCATCGGCCACCTCGAAGGCGACGAGAGTCGCTCCATCGTGGGCATGGTGCCCACCCATAAGTTGCTGCCCTACCGCGAGCACGATGGGCGCCAGAACCCCCACATGCCCGAGCGCGACCGAGAGATCATCGACGGCATCCGGGCTGACATCCGCAGCGGCAAGGGCATCCACACGCCGCTGATGATGGAGCACGACCCGGACCAGCACTGGGGCTCGCTCGGAGAGGGCAACCACCGCCTCGCAGCCGCTGTCGAGGAGGGCGTCCCCCACGTGCCCGTCCGGGTGGTCAGCCGGGCTCGTGATCTGTCCGAACGCGCCCAGCGCCGGGCTCGGCAGTCCATCGGCGGGACCGGCGGTGCCCCGCTGCACATGACCACCAACTTCTCGGAGGACGAGGAGTACCCCTATGTCCCGCCAGAGGTCCACCCGTACCACTTCCGCGAGTTGCGGCCCTGACCTCCTGTCCAGCCCGCGATGGACCCTGTGAAGGGGTGAGGAGGCAGTCATGTGGTGGTCGTTGGCGATGCTGGGCGTGATCGCGTGGCAGGTGCCGAAGATCATCAAGGCCAAGCGTGAGTTGACCCCGGAGAACCTCGCCAGGGTGATCGAGATGCGACCCAGGACAGAGGACGACGTTGCGTAAGTGCCAGCGGTGTGACGCCACGATGGCTGCTGGACGCCCTCGTGTCCGTCGCGGGCGCCAGTTGTGGTGCCAGACCTGCGCCAAGGACGTAGACGCCCCCAGCGGGCGCTACCGGCCCGGCACGGACATCGCTGCGACAGCCGGGCTGTCCCGCGACCCGAACGAGTGCGACCACAACACCGTCCACAACCTGCACGGCCAGTGCATGTCCTGCGGCTACACCGAGCCGACCGAAGGGGACGAGCCCTGCGACAACCCCTGGTGCGTCGATCACGAGCCCGAGCACACCAAGGCCGAGCACATGGATCCGCCGCACCTCGACCCCGGCCACCCCGACTACCAGTCCGCCGAGAAGGTCATCAACGACGCCCTGGCGAACCACCCCGACGCCTGGCTGCTCAACCACCAGGGCGAGGGGCCGAGCCACCTGTCGTCCAAGACAGCGCAGCAGGTCCACCACGTCACCGTCTACGTCCACACCGGCCACCAGCACGCCCGTCAGACCGAGGCCAAGCCGCCCATCGCGCTGTGCGATGACCACCTCTGGAAGTTGCGGCACGACCTCGATGACGTGAACCAGAAGATGCTCGATGCGTCGGACGAGAGCAACACGCAGCACCGTCCGATCTACGGCTGGCGAGCCCGCGACAAGCAGGACGGCACCTGCATCGCCTGCACCCGCGACTCGATCAACGACGCCTTCAAGACGGCCCACAACGAGGGCACCGTGCCGTTCGAGGACTGGACTGGCGGGCACCCGTTCGACGGTGGCTCCTACGCCCCCAGCGAGGGCGGCAAGGTCGTCGGTGACGACCGCTATGCCGACTTCCTGATCGACCACCACAGCAACCCGGCTGGGCACATGGAGCAGGATCACGGGTTCGCTCCCGAGATGGTCGCCGGGCTGTCGCCGGAGCGCGTGCTGTCGCTGCACGAGAGCGAGCACCGCGAGCACAACCGCAACCCCGAGCGCACCCGTCAGCGCGAGCGGCAGGGCCACGGCATCGAGCACGAGCACTCGCGCTTCACGCCGAGCACGTCAGCCTTCAAGCCGAAGCCGCGCCCGTTGCAGATGCCGCTGCACCCGTTCACGCCGCACCCGGACGACCCCAGCCAGTGCGTGGACTGCAACAACCCTCGGGACAACCGGCACCACGACGACACGGTGCAGGGCCACCAGCCTCGGCTGCCTGGTCCGCTGTCGTTCGTGCGCACGGCTGAATGGGTCCACCGTCCCATCTACTCCGGCGAGCGCATCACCCACACTCCCGGCTACCCGGTCAAGCACCCGTCTGGGCGCACCCGGCTCGACGTGGGCGACTCGCTGCTCTGGGACAGCGGCAAGGTGAGCCACATCGTCGGCACGACCGACACGCTGCTCAAGTTGCACGACCGGGCGATGCCGATGCACCGCTCTGGCGTCGAGGGCGACCACTCCAAGGCGATCTGGCACAACGACGGTGTGGACGACGACCTCAAGAACTCGATCAACGACATCTTCAAGGGCTCGTCCCGCAAGACAGCCAGCGAGGCCAAGTTGCCGGGCGGCTACCTCAACGAGGAGTCGCAGACCGACGACTTCTGGGCGCACCCTGGCCCGAAGGCGCCGTACGACCCGGTGATGGCCCACCACGGTGTCGAGCCCAAGCAGGAGGGCCACGGACCCTGGCACATCACCCGGCACCCCGAGACGCGGGCGTACCAGTTGGTGGACAACCAGAACCGGCTGGTCCACTCCTACTCGACGCCCGGCCACCCGTCGTACGAGCGGCATGACCAGAACGCCGAGAGCCGCGCCGTCAACGACTGGACGGCTGCGAACCAAGACCACGGCCACATCCCCAAGTGGCAGGACCGTGAGGGCAACGAGGTGCCCGAGACGGGCCTGTCGCTGCGCAACCACATGGGCCGTGGCCTGATCTTGCCGGGCACCGAGAAGGCCCGTCGCAAGGGTGAGCCGCTCGAAGACGCCCAGCACGTGGACACCCAGCACGTCCAGTTCCACGCGCCCGCGCCACCGTTCGAGCACTCGACCGAAGACCCTCGCGACGAGATGTACCGCAACCGGGCTCGGCACCAGCCTGCGCCCCGCGTGCTACCGCCGAAGATCGTCACGGACACCAGCAGCCGCGAGCACGGCACGACCTACCGCCGGGCCACGCCGGAGGAGTACGACCGCCCTGGCGCGTTCCACGACCCGTCACCGAGCGACGAGTACCACGGGCCGTACAAGGTCATCCAGCACGCCCAGACCGGCAAGTACCACGTCGCTGACAACCAGGGTCGGCTCACCGACTTCGGCGGTCGCGAGGGCATGGAGCACCAGCACACCGCCGAGGAGCGCCGCGACTACGCCGAGGGGCGTCAGCGCAGCAAGCAGGTTGGCAGGCAGATCGGTGAGCAGATCTTCAACAGCACGATGGACATTCTCGACCCCGGTGGCACGCCGGAGTCGCGTCAGACCGAGCGGCACACCGAGCGCCTCAACGACCTCGGGCACCGCTACGAGGGCGGCACGCACCACCCGCTGACGCCTGGTCGCTTCGGCGCCGACGACCACGAGCACGAGGGCGACGGTGAGGGGCAGCCGTACTACGAGGTCAGCCACCCGTCCGGCTACAAGGCTCGCGACTACGGCGGCAACAACATCCACATCTACCACGCAGCGACCGGCGAGATGGCGCACGACCTCGTGGGTATCCACGGTGGCACCGAGGGCGACTTCTTCACCAAGGGCGAGAAGCCCGCTGGCTTCGGTCATGAGGATCTGCACCGGGAGTTGCACGCCTGGGTGCAGGACCACGGTGCTGACGCCGAGCACCACGATCCGCGCATCCCGCGCTGGCAGCAGCGCCGTGGCTACACCGCGTCCAAGGACGACCGCTTCAAGGGCGTCAGCCTCGACAAGGACGACGACGGCTTCTTCGTCAAGACGCACCGGGCTCGGTCCAAGTCGTACCCGACCGCCGAGGACATCCCGCAGAAGGACGTGGACTTCATCGAGAGCACCGGCTCCAAGTCGGCAGCCAAGGGCGACGGTGAGCACTGGGACATCTACGGCGACGGCGTGGACAAGGAGAAGTACGGCCCGCGTCCCGGCGAGAAGTTCGATGAGTTCCGCCGCCGCGTCGGTGAGCCCAACAGCGAAGGCGAGTACGTCCCGCGCAAGGCCGTGCGCACGTGCGCGATCTGCCACACCCGCGAGGGCACCTACCCGCTCGGCGGCTACAAGAAGACGGACGGGTCCGAGTGGAAGATGTCGGACCAGGCGTGCGATGTCTGCACCGACCGGCTCTACGCCCAGACCGAGCACCCGCCGCGCAACTGGCACCTGCCGCACGACACGATGCACTTCACGCCGCTGCGCCAGAGCATGAACGCCCGAGGAGAGACGCCTCGCGGTGAAGACCCGATGCAGCCGACGCTGTGGTGGCGCGCACCGCACTCGGGCTGGTCGGTCCACGTCGAGCACTGCGAGCCCTCCCGTGACCTGCGCGAGGGCTACGGCGCCAAGGTGCATCAGGACGTGGTGCTGCACCACGCCGACACGGGTGCTCGCTTCAACTTCAAGCACGCCCCGTCTGGCGAGAACCAGCCCTGGGAGGCTGGCGAGCGCCGGGTGGACCAGTACGGCGTGACGCACCCGCGTCCGCCACTGCACGTGCTCAAGCACGTCAACAACGCCATCGCCCACACCCAGCAGCACGCCGAGCACTACGCCGACGTGTTCGGGCAGATGGCCGAGCAGAAGGACATCACCGACGACCTGCGCCGGGTGCCTGCGGACATGGAGTCAGAGCGCAAGGCCCACGAGATGTTCAAGCGGATGATGGAGAAGGCGCGGGACGACGATGCCTGACGACATGGACTACGACCACACGTGTCGTCACTGCGAGCGGGCGATTCGCCCTGCCAGCATGGGTGAGGGCTGGGTCGGGCGCGACCAGATGACAGGCACCTACGGCGAGGGTCGTCACCTGCACGAGCCCAGTGACACCCACGTCCCGTACAACCGCGAGAACGACCGGCGTGCGTTGGAGTACGCCGACATGTCGGCGCCCGAGACGCACAACCACCACTACGACGAGGCCGGTGGCAACGGGCTGCACTACAACGACACGGTGGTCCACGAGCACCCGACAGGGCACTCGATCCACGTCGTGCCGCCAGGTCGCCCTGGTGGCCGTCACGAGGTCCGCATCGACTCACCTGACGGCGAGAGCGAGTACCCCGAGCGGTTCGGCAAGGACATCGCACTGGACCGCCCCGACGACATGCCCAAGTCGCTGCACCCGCACATCCACAAGGCGTTCGACCACGCCGAGGAGATGGACAAGGCGCCACGCAACCAGGCGCCGCACGAGGACGAGGTGCCGCTGCCGGGCGAGGGACTGGACGACTACCTCAAGCGGATGCGCGAGCGCGACAACCGCGTCCACGAGAACTTGCCCGCCAACCACCCGAGCCGCGAGGGCCACGACAGCGATCTGCACGAGTACGGCAACGAGAGCCAGTTGCACGGGCACATGATGGATCCCGAGCCGCACGGCCACGGCTACCACGACGACGGCACGCTCGACAACATGCGCCGAGCAGGCGCTCCGCTACGTGACCTGCACCGGATGATCCACTCCCAGGAGTCACCCGACCACCAGCACTCGTTCTCGTTGGAGCGCCGCGACCGTCCCGGCCAGCCGCTCTCGAACGACGAGGGCATCTTCCACGCCTCCGACCACAGCGAATACTTCAACAACTCGTGGGGTCACGGCTCGACGGGGACAGGCCACCGGCATCGCACCCCGGCCCAGTACGAGAACCCCAACACTCCGCAGCGCCGGACGGAGTTGCAGACGCACCTGTCGCAGCACCACGGCTACGAGATCCCCGGCAGCATGTCGGTCAACGAGGCTGCGCAGATGCACGTCACCCATCACGGTGGTGACCTGCAAGAGGTCGGCGGTGGTCAGCACAACGGTGGCCTCAACGCTGACCACGAGCAGCAGCACGACTGGCGCCATCGACACCTGGCCGAGGACCACGGAATCCACCGCTCGTACCACATGTCCGACGACGCCCTCAACGAAGTCCACGAGCGGGCGCACGAGAGCGGCGTCATGAACGAGGACCACTCGCACGAGCCCCACCCGGACAGCCGAAACCACCACCCGAGTGACTGCCTCGCCTGTGCGGCGGGCGAGGGCATGAGCCACAACTACGAGCCGCCGAGTGAAGGGCACCACGCCATGAAGACCATCGCCATGAACGCGCAGGACGACACGGGCGAGCACTTCGTCCGAGCCAACCTGACACCCGAGGATGCGCGAGAGGCCGGACTGGCACTGCTGCGTCAGGCTCGCGTGCAGATCGAGGCCGGGCTCACCAAGGTGGCCCACGACTCCGGCGACGGCGAGACGATCTACCACTGCCCGTTCTGCGGCTCCGGTCAGGTCGTGGCGCGCAGCGACCGCACCATCGAGTGCGACTTCTGCCACACGTCGTTCACGGTGCAGGTGCAGCCGGAGTTCTCGGCCTTCCCGCAGACCATCGACGGCGCCCCGGTGGACGTGCCTGGGATGCCCGGCCAGGTCCAGCAGAACGACCCCAACGCCGTCAGCGATCCCAACGCCCCGATGGACCCGAGCCAGATGGGCGACGGCGACCCGGCGTCCTTCGCTGGTCCTCCTGGCCCGAACAACCAGCCGCCGTGGCTCAAGGGCGCCTACCGCACCGAGAGTGGTGCCGTGCTGGACGAGGACTCGTTCATCAAGCACCTCGCGCTCAAGGTCAGCGACCGCGACCCTGGCGTGCTCGTGCAGGTCCGCGCCGAGAACCTGGCCCCGTAGTGGCCGTCCCTCACACGGTCGCTCGGCTCATCGCGGAGGTGGGCGGACTCGTGCTGCCCGGCATCCTGGCCGAGAGCCCTGTGTCGTGCGAGGGCGCCAAGTTCCACAGCCCGCAGCCCATGCTCGTCTCGGAGTACGTCGTGGCGAAGGGCGGACTCATCGAGCAGTTGGGCGCTACGGTCCCTGGGTCGGTGTGGCTGTGCGGCACGTGTGCCGCGAACGTCAACGTGATGCTGTCGCTGATGGCAGCGCATGGCGGCAACCTCCCTTGGGAGGCCCGTCGTGAGTTCGGCAACCTCGTGCGAGCCATCGCCATGAGGGCTTACAAGGAGGACTCGGCGTGACCACCCCGACCAACCCGTACGACGCCGAGGTCCACAAGCGACTGGGCGGGATGAACCCGTTCCGTCGCCGTGCTGCCGCCGCCGAGCAAGACCCGCTGGTGGGCGAGATGGGCCGCAACCGTGCGGTCAACCAGCGGCTCGCCCGTGCGATGGAGAAGACCGGCAACGCACCGGGCCGTGGTGGTGCTGACCTGTCGTTCGCCACCGGGCGCCCCCGCGACCCGATGTTCTACTGGCGCCAGAACAACCTCCCCTGGGACATCAGCAAGGAGGAGGAACTCAAGAAGATCCGTGCCTACTGCCGGATCCTCTACATGACGCACCCGATCATCGCGTCGTGCATCGACATCTACTCGAAGTACCCGCTGCTCGGCATGGAGTTGACGTGCAAGGACGAGCAGATCACGGAGTTCTACACCAACCTGTTCTTCGATGAGCAGAACGGCCTGAACTACAACGAGTTCCTGATCGACTTCGGGCGCGAATACTGGATGGTCGGGGAGGCGTGGCCGTTCGGCTCCTTCAACGAGGTGCTCGGCGTCTGGGAGGACGACGAGTTGCTCAACCCCGACGACTGCGAGGTGGAGCGCAGCCCGTTCATGCGCGACCCGCGCTACCTCATCCACCTCCCGCAGACGCTGCGCGACCTGATCCAGAAGCAGTCGCCGCGCTGGGAGTACGAGAAGTTGATGGCGGCGTACCCGGAGTTGCAGCACTACGCCTCCGAAGACTCGCTGATGCCGGTCAGCAACGTGCTGCTCAAGCAGTTCAAGTTCAAGGGCGACACGTTCCACAAGCGCGGCATCCCGATCCTCATGCGTGCGTTCCGCGCCGTGATGCAGGAGGAGATGATGAACAGCGCGATGGACGCCATCGCGGATCGTCTCTACACCCCGCTGATCCTGGCGAAGTTGGGTGCCAGCGCAACCGACCTTGGCACCACGGTGCCGTGGATCCCCACGCAGGATGACCTCGCGGACTTCGAGGAGGCGCTCGACGGCGCACTCGCTGCGGACTTCCGCGTGCTGGTCCACCACTTCGCCGTGGACATGGCTCCCGTCTTCGGTCGGGAGAACATGCCGAACATGGGCGACGACTTCGACCGCCTTGAGGAGCGGATCTTGCAGACCTTCGGTCTGTCCAAGACGATGCTCTCCGGCGCGAGCGGTGGCGAGACGTACGCCGCCGACGCCCTCAACCGCGACCTGATCTCGCAGTTGCTCACCACGTACCAGAACATCGTCAAGAGCCACTACCGCGACCGCGCACTGGTCGTGGCCGAGGCGCAGGAGCACTTCGACTTCGACGTTCGCGGCGGCAAGCGGTACGTGAAGATGGAGGAAGTGCTTGAGATTGACGAGGAGACGGGCGAGGAGCGCATCGTTGAGCAGCCCAAGTTGCTCATCCCCGACATGCACATGAAGTCCATGTCGATCTCCGACGAGGAGAGCGAGCGCCAGTTCCTCGAAGCCCTCGTGCAGGGTGGCGTGCCGGTGTCGATCAAGACGCGCCTCATCAACGTCCCCATCGAGTTCGAGGACGAGATCGAGCAGGTCAAGGACGAGAACATCCAGCGCGCCGTCAAGGAGCAGGAGACGCGCAAGGGCACCTTCCTGGCCCTGCGTGCTGCCGGTCTGCCGATCCCGCAGGACTTGAAGGACGACTTCGAGCCTAAGGCTGCCCAGGCGCTCGACGCCCAGCAGGCTGCCGAGCAGGGACAGATCCCGATGCTCGGCGTGGACCCGATGAACACGCCCAACCTGACGCCGATGCCCGGCAACGGCGAGGACGACCAGAACGTGGACCCCAACACCGGCCAGCCGATGGCGGTGGACCCGACCGCTGGGGCGCAGATCATCCCGATGCCCGGCGCCCAGCGACCCCCGGAGAGCGACGAGATGCGCGACTCGATGCCCAAGCCAGCAGCCCTGTACCGAGGTGCCAGCCGGATGCGCAAGGTGGCCTCCGAGAACTTCGTCATGGACGAGGTGACCAAGATGCAGGACGAGGGCGAGGCACCCGCCGACCGGCGCCCCACAGGCCGGTTCGGCAACCCCAAGCACATCGGGATGCGCGTCCACCTGACCGAGGCCATCCGCGAGGAGGAGCGCCAGCGCGACGAGAAGGACGCCGAGGCCGGGTAGCACCTTCGGGCGGTTACCCGGCAGTAACACTGTCCGGTTCGTCCCCGCTCCTGTGAAGGGGTGAGGGAGGCATCATGCGACTGGACGACACCTGCGCCAAGCCGGGCTGTGGGATGACCCTGACGCCCGGCATGTACGCCTACCAAGTCGGCTGCCTGCTCTACTGCCAGGGCTGCGTCTCGAAGGTGCTGCTGGTGCCCGACAACGTGATCCCGATGCAGCGCCAGTCCCGCGAGTACGGCACCCACTCGTCGGAGAAGCCGAGCCCGGTCCTGTCGGATCCAGCCTGACGCCTGTGAAGGGGTGAGAGCCCCACAGGAGGTCGAATGACGCTCGGACGACGCGAGGCACGACACCAGTCGGTTGCTGCCTCGAAGGTCGCTGTGGACTCGACGCTCTGGTGGGACTTCAAGCCCGGCCAGGCCGTCATGACCATCGACGGCTTCCCTGGCGTGGTCACAGCGGTGCAGGACGGGCCGCACGCGGGCAACGAGGCGTACGAGGTCACCCTCGACAACGGCATGGGCGGCGGGCTCTACACGAGCGGCCAGTTGAGCGCCCGTGCCGAGTCCACGGCCTCCTTGGAGAACACGGCGGCGCAGGACTACCCCGAGTTGTCCGAGATCCTCGTGGAGCGCCCGGACATCGCGCCCAATACGGTGCTGGCCTCTCGTGTGGCCCACCTGACGCCCGGCGAGGAGCACGACGACTGGGACCACGAGGACGAGCAGGACGCCCTGCCGGGGATGCCTGACCCGGCCCACGGCCACTGCGAGATCTGCTCGTCCGGTGCCCACTCGACCCCCGAGCACGTGGACCACCCGGACGAGTCCGACGCCTTCATCACCGCCGACCGGGGCAAGTACCACACCTCGCTCGACGGCAAGCACCTCGGCGCGCACGACACCTACTCCGAGGCCGAGCACCACCTCCACCACGCGATGGACGACGCGGGCTACTACCCGAACGTCTGGCACGACCCCGGCCACGGCGGTGGCCCGGACATGGTGGGCTCGGACTTCCACGAGCGGTTCAACAAGCACTTCCCCGACTCTGGCGCCACGGGTGGGCCACACCCGCTGCCGGAGGCCCACCAGATCCACCCGACCCGCGAGCCGGTGGACGAGTACGTCCCCGAGGAGAAGGTGCTCCACCACCTCTCCCGCGAGCACGACGTGCCCGACGACGCCATCTCCACGCTGCGCCGCTGGGGTGCCCCGCACCACGACCACGACGAGATGCACGCCGAGGCGCGCTGCCCCCGTGGTGGCTGCAACTGGACCTCTGCCGGGCACGAGCACCACGAGCGCAACCCCGAGCACGTGGGCGACGTGGCCTCGCAGATCGACGCGATCATGGGCGACAACCCGCACGTCAAGAACCTGCTCGACACCAACCCGCACGGTCCGACGAAGTTCTCGTCCAAGACCGCCTCTGTCATGCCCGCCCCAGACTCACCGACCGAGCACAACCCGGCGATGGGCGCCACCTGCAAGGACTGCGGGTACGCGCACCGAGATGCCTCACCTGGGTCGGAGTGCTTGCTCTGTGGCGGGCAGATGTCCAAGCACCCGGAGAAGTACGCGGCACTGATCGAGTCGCCGTACCGGATGCTCGTCGTCGCGGCCACCGACGACGACTTCCGCTTCCACATCACGGCCTCGTGGTCGGACGTGCGAGCGAAGGCCAAGCGGCTGCGCGCCGAGGGCAACGTCAACGTGATCGCGGTCGGTGACAACACCATCGCGGCCAACGTCAAGGGCGAGCACCACGTCTACGAGACGGAGATCCAGCGCGTCCCCGGCCAGCAGTCCATCGCCATGTGGCACTGCGGCTGCAAGTGGTCGGCCTACTCGTGGGGTCGCTCCGGTCGCTGGAAGCGGTACGAGGGCCGGATGTGCTCGCACGCCCTGGCCTTGCAGTACGAGGCCCAGAGCCGGGGCATGTTCGGTGGCTCGATCACCGAGGACCAGAAGGCGCCCGAGTGGCTGCGCCCGCGCACCCGCGTCGTCACCGAGTACGACCGGGATGACCAGAAGAACGTGTCCCGCCCGGCCCAGCCGCGCAAGCGCGACGTGAACCGCACCTACCGCGCCTCGCTCGTGCCGGTCGAGGCGAGCCCGGTCACCACGCTGGTCATCGAGGCGATGGAGACGGATGTCGAGCCAGCCGAGATCGTGCTGGCCCTGACGGCTGCCGGGATCGACGGCCAGTCGTGGTTCCACATGGCCGCTGGCGACCAGATGCCGTGCAAGCACTGCGGCCACCCCGAGGGGCTGCACAAGAACGACACCGGCAAGTGCTCGGCGGCGGGCTGCGACTGCGGTGGCTTCGCCAAGGAGGCCAAGGGCCACCACAAGAAGCACCACAAGCACCACGGCCACCCGCACGCCTACGGTCCCGGCTGGGGCTACGGCGGGCTCGTCGGGCTGTGCAGTCAGTGCGCTGGCGGTGGCTGTGGGCACTGCCAGGGCACCGGCCAGGCTGACGCCTCCGGTGGTGCTGGGGACGCTGGTACGGGCTCCACAGGGGGCGGTGACGCTGGCGGCAGCATGAGCGCCGGAGCGGCCAAGACGGCTGCCCCGGTGTGGACGCCGCCGATGGAACTCGACCAGCCTGGCGAAGACCCGATGCTCGACCACCCCGCCGTCATGAACCCCGGCGGCGCGGGCGTCCACCGTCCCGTGGAGAACCCGGCCAGTGCTGGCTGGGCCTCCGGCGAAGACCCGGCTGGCTGGGGCCAGCAGAGCCCCTTCGGTCGCATGGGCTCGCTGGACATGGACGAGTCGATGTTCGAGCCCGACACCCTGACGGCGCTGGCCGACTTGGAGTCGGTGGCCGAGTTCCACCCCGAGCCCGAGGCTGCGCTGCCGGAGACGGACGGCACCCCCGGCAGCGAGACGGACTCCGATCCTGAACTGCACCTGAACGAGGACATGACGAGCGAGGGCCGGGTCAGCGCGCCCCGCCCCGAGGCCGAGAAGGATCTGCTGCTCGCCCAGAGCACGGACCAGATCGTCGCGGCCTTCCAGCGCAGCGCCGGGCACTTGCAGGGCGGCGGTGGACAGGACAGCAGCGACATCGCGGCAGCGGCCAAGGAGGCGCTCGCCAAGATGGCGATGAAGACCTTCACGCCGGGCGAGCAGGCCCAGATCATCAGCGAGGGCGCGGACGTGGTTGCCTCCAACCTCGACCGGCTCGACATCGCTGGTACGCACTACGAAGCCCTCGAAGCCAGCCTGGCTTCTCTGGACGACGACGATGAGGAGTGGATGGCATGACGCAGCCCGCAGCGCCCGCCGAGGGTGAGGCCATGTTCGAGGTCATCAAGCCGGTGAACTACGCGCAGTTGGCCGACGAGTTGAAGACCGCGCTGGGCAACCCGGACGGCTTCGGCTGCTACCTCGTCGGTCACCGCTACGACGTGCCGACCTCTCCGACCAACCCGGCGAACCTCTACGTCAAGCCCGACAGCGTGGACGCGGAGGTCGTGAACATGACCATCGACGCCCACCAGCCGCAGCCTGACGCCGAGATGCCCCAGCCCGCCGCAGCGCCCGAGTAGTTCGAGCCCGAGAGAGAGCCCTGATGGACGCCTGCCGCCTCGTGGTCTTCCACGACAACCACTTCGACATCGTGAAGGACGAGACTGCCTCCGACGAGACGCCTGACGGTCACCTGACCTACCAGGGCGAGGTCGTGGAGTCGCTCGGCATCTACTCGGTCGAGAGTGCGCTGTCGGGCGAGACGGAGGAGCGCCACAAGGTCGCGGTCGAGCAGCCGGGCAACGGCACGGTCATCGACATCCCGGACGGCTACGACCCCAACCCGCAGGCGCTCACGCACCTCGTGCAGTCGCTCACGGACCGCCACGTCGCGACCGACCACATCACCGGGGTCGGCTCGGCGGACAACCCGCAGTTCGCTGCTCGGCTCGCTGCCCTCCTGGGCGTCGAGGCCGTGGACGTGACAGGAGCAGACCAGTGAGCCGTACCAGTGCGGGCCGCGACTTCGTGTCGGACGCCCTGTTCAAGTCGCCCCAGCCCAGTCCGGCCAACGTGCTGGCGCTGGCTGACGTGAACTTCACGGTGCCGCCGCAGGGCTCCAACACGCACACGACCCTCGGTGGCGACACGGCGCACGAGGCCACCGCTGACGGCTTCGCTCGCGCCGTCGCGGTGTACCTGCACACGGGTGGCGCGCAGACCTCGACGTTGCAGAAGACGTTCACCAACTCGGCCTCGCCCAACACCAACCCGCACACGATCTACGCGGTCGGTGTCGTCAGTCCCACGGTCGCTGGCGTGCCTGGTGCGGCCAACACCGGCACGCTGGTCTTCGAGACGACCGAGCCCAACCCTCCGGTCCTGACGGGCACCGACTCGCTCAACCAGACCGTGAGCATCGACTTCGGGCCGTAGCCGATGGCCGACGACGGCACCAAGATCTATGAGCCGACAGGCCCGACAAGCACCGTCGTCACGACGGTCGATACGCACGAGATCGACTACGGCTCCGGCGACCTGCGGGATCGCCAGCGGTTCCTGCTGGCTGGGCAGGGTCCAAACACGGACGCGGCAGTTCGCTCGGACGAGCCGAACGCTGACGACTTCGCGTTGGTCGTCCGCAACATCAGCGCGACCTCGGGCGACGACACCGACAACCAGTTCTCGACGCCGCAAGGCGCTGGTGAGGTCTTCACCGGGGTCTGGAAGAACATCGAGCGGCACGGCAATCTGCTTGTGCTGTACGCCATCCAGCCCATCGCGGAAGCCCCTGCCTCGGTAGTGGTCGAATACTCCGACGACGCAGCCACCGTGAAGGCGACCTCGGTGCTCGTCCGCAGGGACGTGGCGAGCGGCCCGTTCACCTACGCGGTCTACCTGCTCATCTCCAACGGCGGCTACCAGGGGCGCTACGCCCGCCTCAAGGTGACCAACGGAGCGACCCCGCAGACGCAGAACCCCATCGTCTACTTCGCCCGCAACCAGTTCCCCTTCACCGGCTCCTACGGTGCCCTCGACGGCGCCTTGTCGTTCTTCTCCCAGGCGCTGCTAACTCGCGCTGTGCAGGCTGGCCTCACCCCGGACAACGACTTCACCAACGTCAACGTGCAGGGTCGCCACTCGTTGAGTTCTACGAGCACGCCGCTCAACGGTGACACGGGCGGCACGGACCACATCTTCCGAGGCCCGTGGGTCGAGTGGGCGGCGAAGTACGGCGGCATGGCGCTCACTGCCTTCGCTGATGTTGCGGGCACGCTCTACGTTGACTTCTCCGACGAGGCCGCGCCCGTCCCCACGACAGATGCCAGCGTCCAGTTGTCGCAGGCCATCCCGGTCACTGCGAACGCGCTCTTTCGCCGCGCCTTCACCATGCAGTCCCGGTGGGTGCGCGTCCGCTACGTCAACGGCCCGGCTGCCCAGGCCCGCTTCGGTCTGGATGTCACCTTCCTCCAAGGTGCGGTGAACCCCGCATCGCCTATTGGCGAGGCGCCGCCCAACGGCGTGCCGATGGCCGTGGTGACCAAGGCGCTCACCATCATGCGGAAGTCCGAGGACGCCACGTCCTACGCGCACACGACGGCCACGGCTGTCGGGTCCAAGCGGGCTGCCGATGTCAACGTCACCAACCTTGAGGAAGGACTGGTCCTCAAGGCGCTGCCCAGCCTCATCACGGAGCAGGGTGACGTGAACGGCGCCGCTGTCATCCCGCTCCCCACCACGCCGCTCACCACTCGTGCGACGGTGCGCTTCACCAACCCGCACGCGACCCTCGACTGCTACTACTCCGAGTCCGCGACCAAGGTCGCCAACCGCCAGGGCGACGTGCTGATGGCCCGCTCGTCCATCGACCTCGACCTGATGGAAGGCTCGACGCTCTACTGGACGCTGGCAGCCATCGGTGGTGCCGCGAGCACCTACACCCGCAACGGCTCCGCGACCTCCGGTGTCACGGCTGTCACCAACCCCGACAACGTGCTGCTGTCCGACGACGCACGGGCCATCCTCACCTCGGCGCTGTCGGCGCTGTCGGTCACCGGCTTCTCCACTCCCAGTACCGGCACCGCCCTTGCCGATGTGCGGTTGCAGGTCGAGGCGCGCAAGGATCCGGCTGCCGCTGCCACCCTGACGGCTACCCACATCGACACGGTGTCGGCGGTCGGAGCCAACGTCACGTCTATCGCCAGCCCTGCGGTCACCGCCGACCCCACGCCGTCCACGCGCTACCTCGTGGCCGTGGCTCGCCGCAACGCAGCCTCTGTCGTGTCGGGTGTCACCGGCATGGGTGCGACCTGGGCGCAGATCGAGGACGTGACTAGTTCAGGTGCGACCCAGCGGCTCTCGCTCTGGTACAACACCACGCCCGTCACCACGACCGGCCCGGTCACCGCGT